TTATCAGAATATACAACCTTTCTTTGTTCAATTGATTCTTCTTCATCAACTTCATATACATCAGATTTATCATAAAGTCTGCTTTCAACAACTTCATAAATCACATCATCATCAGACATTCCATCTACCCAGTCTGCGACATCATCCAAACACCAATTTGCAAGTCTATCAGTGTCAACAGCATAATTCACTGCCCACCTTTGCATCCAATCACTTAATCCTTCAAGTCCAACTTCATCGCAGAACTCTTCAACAATTTTAAGTGCCTCATCTTTTGCTTCTTCAAAAGTACCAACGAACCATTCTTGTTCTCCACCATCTACACTGTAAACATTTTGATTGTGTTCTGATTGTTCAATTTCATCTTCTGTAATGCCTAAATATTGAGCAAGTTTAACTGCTCTCATATCTTCTTCTGGTGCATCAATATCTTCTGTGGTCAAACCTTCTTCAAGTCTTTTATCACATTCTTCATAATATCTTGCCCACTCTTGCTCTTTTTTAGTCAATCTGCTATAATCAATTGCCATATATAATATCTCCTGATTTTAATCCTTTCATATATTATACTACTTTTTTATGTGTTTGTCAATTACTTTTTTCTTTTATATACCACATCTACACATCTAAAAGAACTTTCCTTTTCTTTATATGTAAGTGCAGGTTGTTTATGTACTAATATACTTGTAAATACTATCTTATCACACACAACAAAGTACAATATTCTTATTTGATTATTATTTATAGAACCAAGTTTTAATTCTTTTACCTTACTACCATAAAACTCTGGAACTCCTTGAAGTGGTGGTTGGTCATACCCTTCAAACCAACAAGACTTGGTTATTCTACTACAAGCAACATCTACCTTATGTAATAAATCTGTCTTTAATCTTGCTGAATAACAAACTGATTTATAGCAATCATTAAGATAGTTTTTAAAGTAATCAGATACTAATACTTCTTTTGGATATTTACCATCTACTGAAAACACTTCTTTAATTGGTACTAAAGATGATAAATCATAAGCACTGCAGTCTATTTCTTTTTTGGTGTCATCTTTAACTGGTTTCTTGCCTTTATTGTTCTTGTTTTTACCTTCAGTTAAAAATTCAACATTAGCAATCTCAAAGTTTTGTCTAACCTTTTTTCCCTCATCTGGAATAAAATCAACAAAAATGGTGCATTGTGTATTATCACCATTTTCAATGATTTCTTCTAGTACTCCTTCTTTGCCATCAAAAGCAGTTCCAGTATCTGTGATTCTTACTCTATCACCTTTATTCATTATAGTCCTTTTTGTGCTTTTGCTTCCTTGTATATTTCTTTTTATTTTTCTGGACAGTATGAGGATTGTTGATTTGTCCTAAAAGAATAGAGTAATCCCTTACTTTAAACTCTCTAACAACTTTACCTGTTTTCTTATCAACAATCTTCTTTTTCATACTTCCCTTCTTTTAATTTAGCACTCACTCCAGTAACCATAAACGCATCTTTCGTTATTTACCATCAAATTTCCCCAAGCATCATAATACTCTTTTTCAGAACAATCATAGGTATCATAAATAACTTTGTTCTTAACGCAGGTATTGTGCTTTGATAATGATACAATAATTGTGCCATCTGGAATCTCACCTTCTACCAAATGCATTGTGCAACCCTCACCAATTTTCATTGTTGGATGCCACTTCCAACCAAGAACATCTTCAATATATTTCTTATAGGTTGTCTTGTATACACCATTTCTTGCATTAGATGTCTTCTTCTTTCTTTTACCTGTTCTTTCACTTTTAGACATCTTATTGATTGCATCATAGACTTCTTTATAGTCTTTGCCAGTAGCATTACAGATTGCTCTTACAACACAATCTCCAACATTACCTGCTTTAAAATATTTACTACGACCCCCGTCTGAATAGACAAATTCCATAAATGCTTCTCCTTATGCCTTAAAATATTTTACAAAATAATATGTGTTCTTGCATTGATTCTCAAGATTGAATCCTTGTTTATTATAATTTTCAATGAGTTCTTTTCTCTCATCCCAAGTTAAATCACATTTGACACAAACTGTAATTTCAATATAGTCTAATTTTGTTTTGTACATATTCCACCTCAAATTAAAAATAGTTAGGTAAGACACTTTCATCCTACACTAACCATTATAGTACTTTTTGAAACAAATGTCAAGCGATTTTAATAAGTTTTTAAAAAATATTTATAAATTATTTTTTATCCACTCCTCCTTTTCTGGTGTTTTTTCATTAAGATTCCAAAAATAATCAAGGTTAATTGTTCTACTTCCAAATACAGCATCTCCTCTATTTATCTTTTGATTAACAAACTCACTTAAGGTCTTTGTCATATAGTGATTAAGATAAATCTTTTCATTTGAGTAGTTTGTTGTAATATCTATTTTATCATTACATCTCTTACCAGAAGGTAAACAAGATGGAACTAAATTGTTTCTTTCAAGGATACTAGCAAAATGAGCAGATACTATTACAACATCTTTAAGTCCACCTCTTAAAATGAACTTACCTTGATTTTCTAGTCTTCCACTTTTAACCTCTTTGAAAAATTTGTAAACAGGTTTTGTAACATCTCTTTCTACAAGATTGTCATCACCAAACAATCTCCACTTTACTCTAACTTGTCCTATTTTCTTAGGGATAGTTTTAAGCACATCTTTTATATTTTTTAAACCGTCTAGGAACTCATCTACATCACAAAATAGACACCAATTAAAAGACTCATTATAGTTGTCATAAAACTCTTGATAACATTTATGTTGAAACTTGTCTTGATGAACCCCTCTTTTATCAAATATCTTAACCTTTGGTAAATACTTTTTATCAATACAATCACCTATATACTTAGAATCTTTTTCATCATTATCAAAAATAAAAATCTTATCAAAACCTAGTTTGATATAGTGACCAACCCACTCATTGATATATAAGTGTTCATTTTTAGCAATAGCACAAACTACTGCGTTATATTTTCTAACATTAAATATATCTGAGGTTTTCATATTAGTTGTTGCTTAATCTTTTATTGAAACTCTCTTTAATCAATGCTTTATTTGCAATTACTTCGCTTCTATATGCTCCAGCATTGTCATTTATACATATAACATCGTGGTTCTTATTTAAAATTTCATCACATATAGTTGCTGCTGGATTCTTATTACTTACATATTTGAACTTAATGCTTGTGTCTTGTACTCTTCCATTAAACTTCTCATACACAGGATAAATATATTGATTGTATTGTTTATCTGTTCTAAATGCTCTAATAACTTCATAAATCTTATCTTTGCATTTATCTAATACTTCAATACAATGAGATTTAATACAAGGTGTAATGCTGTGATAAGGTCTGTAATATTCTTTCTCGCTTAACTTAGTTTCAATCTTAAATGACTTTATAATCAGTCTGTTATTATTCCAGCAGACCTTTCTAAATTGACTAGGAATGAGTTTAAGTACTTCCCTGTGTAAGTTTATTAAAATACCATTACCGTCCTCTGTGAAGAACTGAGAAGGTTGTAGAGGGTTAATTGGATACATATCATCATTACCATAAATGAAATGTTCTGCTAAATCCTTGATTCTTGGAACAAACATTTCTATTGTAGTTGAATTGAATGTAGGTAAAAACTTATTTGGTATAATGTCTTTGTGTAAAACAACATTAACTTTTTCATCATTTATAATCTCTTGTGGTACTTGTTCAATATTAGAAACAATAAGATGTATCTTTCTAATCCAACTCATATTGGTTTTAATACACTTAATTAAAATAGGTAATAACCCCATATCGTTATACCTTTCACCATTTATAGATTTTATCTTTTCTTCTTTTCCTTTTCTCTTGCAGTAGTCAATAAATGATTGTTGCCATACAGGTTCACCATTATTAACATAAGGAAATACATAATCAATATCAAAGTTCATATAATTAACTCCTTTCTAATTACTATTTTATCTAATTGATTCTACTTCTATATCATTCTTTTGACAATAATCAATTACATACTTACTATTTGTTTTTACAGTTATTTTACTACACCTATAGAATGCAGACTTTCCTATGCTCGTTACACTATCAGGAATCGTTATGTTTGTTAATCCTCTACATTCACAGAATGCATTATTACCTATACTCGTTACACTATCTGAGATAGTTACACTTGTAAGTTTTATACAGCCATAGAATGCAAAGTCTCCTATTTTTGTTACATTGTTTGGTATCGTTATACTTGTTAAACCTTTACAGGCAGAAAATACACAATCACTTATACTTGTTATGCTATTTGGTATCGTTATACTTTTTAAATCTACACAGTTATAGAATGCATACTCCCCTATATCTGTCACACTATTTGGTATTTCTATACTTGTTAAACCTGCACAACCAGCGAATGCACAAGCCCCTATACTTTCTACATTGTTTGGTATCGTTATACTTGTTAGATTATGACTCAAATTAAATGCATAATTACCTATGCTTGTTACATTATTTGGGACAACAAACTTTTTATCGTTTCCTCTATATTTAACCAAAACTCCATCTTCAATTTCAACTTCTTCTAACTCTTTATAGTCTAAAATTATTTTTTCTGGAATTAAGTCTAATGGAAGTTTACCGATTGAACTATAATCTAAATTATCTTCTGCATTAAATAGTTCAATGTTTGTTTTATTTATATAATATTTACCATATTCTTCATAAACATCTAACACTCTCGGATACAAAGCAATAGCATACTCACCATACATTGTTGTTGGATTTAAGAAGTAATAAAATTTAATTCCTTGTTTAGTATAATCTTTCCAATGTTTTCTCGCATCGTTAAGACTAGGTGTAAACTCTGGGTGTCCGTAATGTCCATATCTACCAGCAGTACACCAACCAGTATTAACACCTAAATCCATAGATGCAAGATAGTTTAAAGGTTGATATACTTTATAACCATCTTTTTCACCGAGATATTTATACTTACCTCTTATCTCTTTATCTTTTCCACTTATTATTCTTTTCTTTTGGGCATCTTTTTTGTCATCATATAAAGAAAGTATAAGGTCTTGTAACTCTTTGTCGTTCATCTTCAAGTACTGTTGATAATCAGTAGAGTATCCATTATTTTTAAGTCGTTGTTTTGCCTTTTCAAACTTATTGAATGTTTCTTGACCAAACTTGTTTATAAAATCAGTTTTAGCAGATTCTTCCAAATCTACACCAAAACACCCTTCTTCCAACTTCTTATAATAATTCTTAAATCCTTCAAATAATATGTTTTTCATTTTTCCCTTTAATACAGTTTACTCATTTAATTTAGCACTATCTATGATACACAAATGAAATTAAAAAGGACACCCTTACGGATGTCCCTCTTATTATAAATTCTAGTTACCTAGTAATTATGCGTTTGAAGAATCGTCAATTGCTACGACTGCAACTGGTTGTGGTTCATCAACGATTGCACCTGCTACTAATAAGTCAGCATTCAACATCTTTAAGTCATACATTGTTGAGAAACCTTGACTCATTCCGCCATCTGCAAAACCTAATAATTGAGTTGGAACAACTGCCATATAAGGTGCATAAACTGCTGCTGATGTTACAAGGTCATCACCATTGAATCCAAGGAAGAATCTTGATGGTGCGATTGCTGGAGAAACATAAACTTTGATTCCGTTTAATGTACCTGCAAAGTAAGGACCATTGATTTTGCCTGTAGATGCTGCTTTCCAACCTCTCATAAGAGAAAGCATTGGTTTGATGTTAGAAGCAATAACCATATAGTTTGCTGCGTGTTTTTGTGTTCTGTCATAAATGATTTGTGATGCAGATTCAATAACTTCTGCAAAACCTTCATAATGCTCTGCTTTAGAAACACCAGTTGGTACTCTCTTGTTGAATGTTGTAGATGTAACTGCTACACCTGCTTCAGAATCAAGGAGTTTAACAACTTCTGTATCAATTTCATATGATAACTCTGCACAGGCCTGTGTTGCAAGAACTTCACCTAAATCTGTGCCAGTTTCTGTCTTTGCTTGGAATGCTGCCATTTGTGAATAGTAAATGGAGATTCTTCTTGCTTTTGCTTCAAGAGCAATACCTGCCATTTCTGCATTGAGGATTGGAAGGTCATTTTGTGGGATGTAAACATTGTCATAAACATATGCAACTTTTACTGCTCCTGCTGGTGCATCAGAAATTGTACCATCTGCTGCAACTGAACCACCTTCTAATACATTGCCTTCTGCATCAAGGAATTTTGCTGAATCAGCAACAACTGGTGTCCAAGCAACTTTGGTTTGACCATCTGTGAGAACTTCTGCAACTGCACTTGATGTGTAGTTTACTCTCTCATCTGTCATCTTGCCAAGTCTGAATGGGTCATTGAATACTGTGCCTTGTGCAACTCCACCCTTATTTGAACCTGCTGTGAACTTCAAATATTGGATGTATCCTGTGATAGATGCCATTGGTTTTACGATAACTAAATCATTTGCGATTAAGTTAGGGATAGCAACTGTTGTTAAGTCAAGACAGAATTTCTTGAATGTACCAAGGTCTGCTCTTTGTGTACCGACTGAGTTAGAGAATGCTTCGTTTAAGTACTTGCTTGTGTTCTCTAAAACTTTTGCTACTACTAATTTCTTGTGTGTGTCAAGAGTTGCGTTTCCGTGTTCTTTTGCATAAACACTTTCGGAAATCTTTAATCTCTTTGCGTAAGTTTCTAATAAGTTCATTTTGTACCTCTTTAAATTTTTTATTATATTATTTTTATTTTTGTTTGTTAGTCTGTGAGTCCTGCCATCTTAATTAAACCCTCATCAACATCATCATCACCAATAATACCTGGTTTTACTCTGTTCATTAGTGGGTCATTTGTAGACTCTTTAATTTTTACTCTTACCTTACCATCATTAAGATTGAAAGGTAATTTGCTCATATTGAGTTTGTATGATTTCAAATCTTCACATACTTTATCAATATCACTAATTGTATAAGTTTCATTAAGTTTGTTCTTAATTTCATTTGCACTTAAACCTAACATTGTTGCTTTGCTTTCAATGTATCTGTTTACTGTATCTTGTGCTAACTTCTTATACTTGTTTGCTACAGTTAAAGATTCATTTATCTTCTTCTCTAATCCAAGAATCTTATTATCTTTTGCTTTAATAGACTCATTCAAAGATTTAGTATTTTCATCATATTCAGCAGTCTTCTTTTCCAATTCCTCTTTGAGTGTTTTAATCTCACTGTCTTTGGACTTAGATTGTGAATTTAACTCTTTTACTTGCTTTGAAATGTTCTCATTCAAAGATGTTGATTTCTTTTTGTAGACATCACATTTCTTGTTTAAAGATTCAATAAGTTCATCTTTTTTATTTAACTCACCCTCTAATTCTGAAACTTTCTTGGTTAAGTCCCTAGAACTCTTTGCATAAGTACTTAATCTACTTGTTGCATTTTTGTACTTGTTAAGTTCTTCATTAAGTTCATTAACTTTGGTATCACTAACTGCTAACTTCTCTTGAAGTTCCTTGACAGACTTCTCTAGTTGTGCCTTTTCCTTGATTGCTTCTTTTAGACTTTCAATGACCTTATTAGACCCATCATCGTTGGCATCCTTTTTCTCATCTACTACATCTGCTTCTTCATTAGATGTGTTGTTGTCTTCAATTTGCTCTTCTGGTTGTTCTTCTTGAACTTCCTCTTTGATTTCTTCTTGTTTTTCTTCTACATCAATTCCAAGTTCATTAAGTGTTGTTTCCATAACTTTCTTGTCTTCTTCACTAGCACTTTCTAAACTTTCTCTTAATGCTTGCTTTAATGTTTTCTTGTTACTTAAAGATTCAGTGACATAATTCATTCTTGCTGTTTCTACTGCTGGAATTAAAACTGCATCCCAACATTCACATTCATATGTTTCTGGGTCAACTGCTTCATTACCATCATCATCAGTATATAAGTCGCCTGTTCCTCTTGAAGATACACCGATGTTGCAACCATAATCGCATAATGCCTTTAAAATCTTTCCATTAGGTGTGTTAAGAATATCAAATATACCATAAAGACTTCCATCATCACCTTTCTTTGGTTGTTCTGCTAGACAAATAGCAATTTTCTCCATATCTACTTCTTGTCTATCTTCTGGATGTCCTAACTCACCAAAGCAACATCTATTCTTAATCTTCTCTTGCATTATAGGGTCTTCAAATACCTTTTCCCATAATGGTTCTGAATATAGTCTACCATTTCTTGTTGGGTTTTTGAAATCAGCAATTGGACCTTCTAGTCTTCCTAGAATGCCTCTTTTGTCTTGCTCTTCTTTGGATAACTTCTCATATAAGAATTTACCGCTTTTAAAACTTTCTAACATACTATAATATTTCCCCCATAAGTAGAATATACTATTATTTCATTTAATTTAGCACTCAATTTATACACTATTTTGTATAAATTCTTATTTTCTTCTTCCAACTATAGTTTCAAACGCTACTAAATCGCATTTTATTAGTCTTAACATCTTTAATGCAGAGGAAATATCGTATGTTTTATAATAGTTGTTTAGAACTCTTGTTACTTCTTCTGCTCTGATGTGTTTGAAGAACATTTGCTCATCTTCTGCGTGTTTGCTATATAATATTACTTGTAAAACAAAAGCACTCAATGTTGTAATAACTTCTTTTGGTTCATCTATTTCTTTTACAATATTCTTATATAAATCACTTCTCTTGTCATTATAGTTCTTTCTAATTCTCTCATAGAAAGCAGATACATCTAATTGTCTGTTCTCATTGATGAATCTTACAACATCAATAGGTATAGAGTTAGAAGTGATAACTTCATTTAATTGTTTTGATACATCTATTCCATTTTCTTCTAAATCAGTTAGAAGTAAAATTAAATCATTTTTTTGTAACATTTCCTTTCTCTCCTTTCATTATTTTATTAGACCATTGAAATCCCTAATTCATCTGGACTTGGTAAATATGAATCCTCTGGTGCTTCAATTGTTTCTTCTGCTCCACCAATCTCAGTTTCTGTTGGTTCTTCTACCTCTGGTTCAGTTTCAGGTTCTTCAATAGGTTCATTAAATGTTGGTTCAGTACTACCAAAGTCACTCATTGGTTTTGGTCTCTTTGGTTCTTCCTCTTCTTCGCCTTCTTCTTTCTTGGTTTCGCCTTCTTCTTCACCTTCTTCCAACATATCAATTTGGTCTTGTAAATAACCAATTACATCTGGGTCAGAAACTGCACTTGTCATCAATGACTTCAATATCTTTGCTTTAAGAACTTCATCTGTTACTACACCATCAATTTGACTCATAATGTCGTTGATTACACCAACTCTATTTCTCATATTCTCTCTTCTATCTAACTCTTCTTGTGTGACTGGAGATTGCATTCTAATAACAAAGTTGTTTACATAGTTATCAAGTCCTTTATCTAATAAGAAAAGGTTAATGACATCAGTAATACATTGACAAATAGTGTTTTGGATTTTTTTGATTGCTTTACCATATCTTGATGAAATGATTGCCAATGATTGTCCACCATTGAATCCTGCACCATCATCTGTGTTGCCAAAGAATTGTTTTGGAACTCTGAATGCACCATATAACTTGTTTTGGAAATAATCTAAATCGCTTAATCCTTTTACATCAACTCCATCTCCACCAATAACACTTGCAGTAATGCTGCCTTGTGTACCGTGTGTTGGAACATAAATAATGTTTTCAATAGGACCAGGGTTTGTGTACTCTGTTAATGATACATCTGTGTTAATTGCACTCTTTTGCTCAATTCTTTCTTTTAATCTTGAAATGAAATTGTTTACTTGTTCTTTTGGCATATCACCAGTATCTACATTGAGGATTCTGACAATAGCACTTCTTGTTAATCTATTTAATAATATACTATTTTCAAGTAATGACATCTCTCTCCAAATCTTAAAGTTATTTGCAAGTAAAGATTGTCCTTTTCTTACTTTATATGTAGCACTTACTTTATTTGCTTCTAAATCTTCTTGATTCATAAAGATAGAGATTTCTTCAGGTGACCTGTTACTGCTTGTTTGTAAGCAACAGTGTACAAAATCAGTTGCACTATAAACATTAACATCACCTTTTCTCATCTTGTAGTTAAGAATATAATCCAATGAGGAACTCTTATCATATTGTTGTTGAACATTTGCTGGTGCTTGAATATAACCCATTGTCTTACCAAACTTAGTTAATTCAAACATTTCACCTGGATTAGATACTTCTTCTACATAATGTACATAGTGGTCATTTGGTTCTGATACCTTTAAGTTAATATCTTCATTCAAAGTATCTTTTTTCTTGCTCTTTTCATCACCAAACAATAAGTCATCACCATAATCACTTTCTCTGTATAATCTTAAATATAAATCACCATACTTAACTAGATTGTAAGACCAGTCATAAATGTGCTTGTCTACATTTAATACATCTAATAAATATGATACATACTCAGATACTTTTGCATCACTAGATTCACACCAAACAATTTGACCTTTATCATTTGATTCTACAATATCTTCTGCATAGGTTTCAAGAATAGATGAAATTGTATCATCTTGTGCCATTGTGTCAATCAAAGTATAAATTTCTTCTCTTGTCTGTGCAACATTGGAAAAGTTTTGTAGTGTACTTAAATTTAATTCACTAACTTCAGCAGCATCTAATATGTCATTTTGGAACACATTATTAGTATCAATACCAATTTCTTTTTGTGGAACTGGAATCGGTTCTGCCTTCTTTCCTATTAAATTTCTGTTATCTGCTGTTGGCATATTTTACTCCTTTATTTTAATCATTTAATTTAGCATTTATATTCTATTTACCACACTAAAATATCGCTATTCTGCAAATATACACTTTGTGGTTCATTAAATTGTTGTGGTCTATGTGCAAATGCTTTTTTAAGTTCTTCTTCAAAGTCTGTAGTCATTTGCTTCATATATGCAACATCTTTGTCTTCATTAACTTCTAATACTTGTTCTAAACTTTCACCATAGTCATAAGCATATTCTTCTGCATACTTACTTGCAGTGAATGTAGCACCACACACAGCATCAGCAATATCCTTTCTAAATCCTTCTGGGTGGTCAACTTTACCTGTGTTAATGTTTCTTTCTAAGTTTACTAATTCCTCTATAAGTGTTGACGATTCATACATATCAATTCTTTGTTCATATATAACTGATTTTAAGAATTGATAAGGTTTACAAATGTGGTCTGAATCAACTCTATCTACTGACAATATAGAACAATTGAATCCTTCTGCACTTAATTGTTGTTGTAAGTCATAAGATTGGAATGTATCTGAGGTTACCTCTCTAATGTTAAAACCTTGCTCTTTTAACCATCTGATAAAGTTTCTATTCTTTTCAAAACTAATCTGTCTTCCTTTTGGTGCTTTAATACTTACAGAGAATGCAAGTTCAAAGAATAAGTCTTTACTTTGATTTGCTTTATCTTGACTTGGTTTCTTTCCTTTAATCCACACTCCAGCAATACCAGTCATATCCCCACTTACAGACATATCCAAGTGAATAAACAGAGGTTTTCTCATCAAATCCTTATCTACTACATCCATATTAAAGAAATCCTTGTATTCTGCTTTATCATCTTTAGCATTACCTACTTCAATAATATCTTTAGTAAATGGATTCTTTCTGTTTTCATTTAGACAATCTGTAACTGCTGAACCACTAATATATTTACTTAATTCTGTTGATGAAATTCCAGCAAAGTCACACAATGCTCTGTCTATATCATCAATAAAATTTGGTTTTAATGTTACAGGTGGTGATATAATTGAGTATCCTTTCTTTATAAACTCAGTTACATCATCACTGTCATTTAATACTTGTGACATTAAAAATTTATTACCTACAGCAACATTAAATCTTTCTTTACTATATGTGCCTTCTGGTTTTACATCCCATACTGCTCTATCAATAATCATAACATTTTCTGGTTCTGATTTTAACTTTGCTTTAATGTGTTCTTCTAGGAATGACTTCTCGCTTCTCTTAGATGATGCCAAACAAAGTAATGAATGATTTACTCCACCAAATACAAATCTGGTCATCATACCGCCTCTAGCAGTATCAATCATATCAATTGCCTTTTGCTTTTGCTTGTCTATATCTTGGTTTCTCATAAATGAAATTTCATCAAAAAACGCAAATAAAATAGGCAAACCAATTAAGTCATCTGCTTGAGAACCTATCTTAATGTCTATATTATATTCATCATTAGGTTGCCATATCTTCGTTGTTCTTCCTGTGACATATCCCCTGTCTAAAAACCACTTTGAGTGTTTTACAGTGTTTTGAAATTTACTGATTGCAATCTCCTCTGCTAACTCTAACTTAATGTTCATCAAAGCAAATACAATCTTGTCTGTTTGTTTTAAGTGGTAGAAATCAAGAGGATTTTTTAAACACATCGTTCTATATAACAAATAACACATAATAGCATTGACACAGACTTCAGATTTACCTAGACCCCTTGCACCAGATGCTATAAATGTGTTTGCTGATATATGTATGTTATCAGGGAATAATTTCTTGAGTTGTTCTAACCAAAATGGATATAACTTAGACTTACCCTCTAAATCCTTCCAAGCAAGTCCAATATAATTATCATCTGTTAAGAATGTTTCAATATCTACTGGAATTTCTCTGTAATCAGAGTATAACAAATCATTATAGGTCTTTGAATACCCATCATTTTCATACTCTTGTAAAATAGAAAGAACTACCCTTTTTTCATCTTCATTCAAAGATTTTAAGAGTTCGTTCTTGTGTTTTATTATTTCTTCTAGTGGTATGTTCATCAAGGAATCTCCTAAAACTACACTATTAAATTATAAGTTTGATTAAATTATTTAAGATTATAAATTGTGCTTTCAATCAAACTTCCAATGTAACTATCTACACTACCAAAGTTATCTGTAATGAATTGAACTAATGTGTTAGATAGTTGTGATTTAATCTTTTCTTTACACTTATCAAATGCTTCTTGTTGTTTTTCTTTATCAAACTTTCCTTCTTTCTTTAATGAATCTACAAAAGTTTGGAATACTTCTTTAACACAATTTTCTGCGATTGATAAGATTTGTGTCATTGCTTCTGCTAATTTCTTATCTTTAATTTTAGCATTTAACCATTGTGATACTTTTGCAACAATAAGACTTGCTATTCCTGTTGCAATAATACTAATTACTGAATAAATAATGTTTAATACTTCTTGTGGCATTTTATATATTCTCCTTTCTTTTTATTTTTTATTTATTCTACTTTTGTTCCTATTAAAGTTCCGTTCCAATCTAAACTCTCATCTAAACCATCTATTTCATTTTGACTTTCTTTCATAGCATAATAACCTTCTGTATCTACACTATCTGCCCAACCTTTTTTACAAGTGATTCCCTCACCCATATCAAACTCAACTGTGGAATATACAAAATCAATTTCACCTGGTAAGTGAGATGCTGGCATTGACACAGCATAACCAGTAAGTCCACCACCAGTTAAAACACTTAAATCATAAGCATCTATCCACCCACAATGGTTGTATCTTGTTGAGAAACTAAATCTACCACCTTCATAAGTAAGGTTTGTTAAAATAGAATCCCAGTCAGCATTTCTATTGAATACAATTATATCACCTTCTTGTAATACTTGACCCATATAAAAAGCATTCATAGGTGTTGGAGTTGGTTCTTCACCACCATTGCTACTAACTCTCATATTATCAATGAATGGAGTAATTTTTTGGATATAACTTTTACTCATTTAATTTAATCTCCTATTTTTTCATTTAATATTTGCTTCTTTGTTTTTCTTTCTACTGTTTTTGTTGCAACTGTTGTTTCTTTAACTGGTAACTCATCAAACCTTTTCATAATATCACATATAAATGAATTACCATCTAACTCTTTATAAGCATCATACATTTCGTGAATATTTTGATAGTCATAATCATTTCTATAACCTTTCTCACAACATTTGTAATATAGAGTTAATATATCATTTCTTAATGATGCTAATGTTCCTTCTGCTGTTGCATCTAATTTCTTGTCTATTTTATCAATCTTGTCACTAATAGGTTTTAAGATAGACTTAATATCATCAATTCTTTCTTGTCTTATCTTTTCATCTCTTAATGATTCAAGTTCTTTCTTTTCATTTAATTCTTTTTCTTGTTCTTCTGCTTGGAGTTTATCTCTTTCTTCTGCTCTCTTGTAAATGGTTCTTTGGAGAATATAACCAATAACACCACTTATAAGTGCTGAACCTCCTAATGCTAGAATAATTGTCAACCATACTGGCATAATGCTTATATCTCCTTGTCTTTTGCTCTATTTTTTATTCATTTAATTTAGCACTACTTATTTGTGCCATTTTCATCTGGAATGACTTCTTTTGGTTTTTCATCAAAATTGAACTTTAATTGGTTCTCATCTGGTTCATTTAACTCACCATTCTGCTTTTTATTGAATCTATACTTATTGCCAACAATGAATCTTCCTTTATCATCTTTTTCAGCAGTATTTCTCTTTGCAACATCACCAACTGTCTTTTGGTCAGATGCAAGATAACCACCATTATCAAACATACTTGTCTGAACTGCTTGTTTATAAGGCATACCATAAACCTTTGGGAAGATGTAGGTTGCATAGTTATATTCCATATGTTCTTGACAATACTTAATATAATTGTTTATTACACTAGAGACTTTCATCATCCAGTCAAGGTTAGATAAAACTAACATACAATGCTTACATCCACCACCCTTTGTGTCATTAGGGTTTGTAATATTAGATGGTCTTGGTTCATATTGTGTTCCATAGTTTTGCTTACTAGCGTTGTAACTTTGTCTATACTTGAAGTCTGGACAAGTGCAGTGTAAACTTACATCTCCACTATTGAATACTCTTGACATTGCTCTTGCTATTACTTTATATTCTAGTTTACCATCGTTTGCTTTAATCTCTCTTTGAACTTCTTTAAGTAAACCTACAAATCTTACTGTAACAACATAGTCATCAGTTTCACCGTGAACATCTACACCAAGAGTAAGAATATCTCTCTTGAATAGTGCATCCATATCTACTTTGTTATATTGTGCAACACTTGTAGCAATTCTTGACTTTGTTCTTCTCTCATATCTATTCTTTCCTTTAGATTGGTCTTTATAGTTATCAGAGTTTTTAGTCTTATTTATTAACTGATTTCTTGTTGCTTCATCTAATTTAAGTGATTCTGAAAGTGATTCGTTTTTGTTTTCAACTCTATGTATCTTATCTAAATTCCATATTTGATATTGATTTGATGCTTCCGAATAATCTTCATCATCCCACAATGCACCATCATAACCTTTCTTCTCTAAATCCATTTTTGCTAGATATTGAGTCATCGCCCACCAACAACCTGGGTCATCAGATTCCCAAATTTCTGCTTCATCATTATGTTCCATTTCAACAAGTTCATTTAGTGATAATGGTGTGCCTAAATAAGAATCATCTAAACCACCTGCTTCAACAACAAAATATGTAAGTGTTGCATCTTTTATGTCACCTAAATTGTTATCCTTAACATAGTCTTCACTTCTTCTATAACCAGTAAAAATCTTTGCATCATCATCTAGTTCATAAGCACTTATATAACCATAATCTCCCATTTCATTAGGATTGTCTAACATATAATCACCATCATCAGCATAAAAGAATATACCAGAATATATTGGATGTTTGTCACTATAATTGTTGTGACCATATTCATCTTTACCGTATTTGTTAAACTCACCACGATAGATGGTCTTTTCATCTAAACAATCTTCATATAATATTCCACTTGCATAGTATCTTTTAATCTTTTTCAAAACCTCATCAGTTGTATATATATTATCTGCATCCTCATCCCAATCATTAAAGTAATATCTTATTCCTCTACTTGAAGGACTGCTACCACAAATCTCAATGCTTCCTACCCAATTTTCTGCAAGGTCTAATACTTTTAATATTGAATCATATTGAGAAGATGTTGGTGGATTTGTTGGTAATGCTAAATAACTAACATCTTCATCAAATATTTGAAACCTTATAGCATTAAACATTGATTGAAATAATGTTTCATCACTAGGTTTTTTATTGCTTTCTTTAGCATATCCTTTATAAATAATATACTCATCCACATTATTATGTTGAGATATTAAGGAATCATCAAAATCATCATCTTCTTCATCCTCAATCTCTGGAGATAAATCAGTATACATAAATCTACCATCTGGAAGAATAAACATAGCAGTCTCTTCTTGTGGTTCATTATCTATACCAAAGTGTCTAGTAATATCTTTTAATATTTCCTCTTTATTCATCATCTTCTCCTTTCAAATTCATAAATGCTTCATAGGTAGAAAGTTGTTGTGCTTCTACTTCTGCATCATCTGTTTGTGGTATTAAATCTACAACTACTTTATCTACTATCTTACATTGTTTCTTTGCATTTAGTGGCATATAGTAAATTGTATCTGGTTCATATTCTTCATCTTGATAAATAATACCATCATAATTGTTTTCATCTAAATACTTCTTTGTTTCTTCTATGTTTGTAATATCCATTAAAGTATCATATTCATCTTCTGTTTTGATATATAATGGATTACTCATACTTACTTCTATTTCATATACAGTAGGGTCATCACTGTCTAATAAGTCAAAGTTGAAAGCATAACCCATAGCAAATTGTTCTGCTAACTCTAAATCATTTGTTAAGTAAATAGGTTCTTCACTTAATTCTAAATTACCATCTTGACTACCGTGATATGCAGTTATTGTCTTACTATCTTTATCTTCATCTAAGGATTCTTTTACCTTTAATGGTTTAATTATATTTTTATTAAACACACAGTATTCTGTTGAAGATTTATCGCCAAACTCTCTACTACCAGGAATATCTCTTAATATACATACATCATAACCGTTTTCATATGCCCATTGTGCTAAATAGTCAGTATCTGTATAAACTTCGTGATATTCTTCTGGGTCATCATAATCAATTTCTGGAAAACCTTCATAATACTCAAAGTTGTGTTTTAAGAAAACTTCTTCTGTTTGTCTAATGTCATACCAATTTGATACATCTAAATCCCACTCTATTATTGGGTCAACAACTTTTGCACCTTTCAAATCTAACTCATATGGAATAGCATCTTTTTTATCATAACCAGTATCAGAATAATCATAGTAGTCTAATGTATCAGAAAAGAATAAACCTTGTTCAAAATCATCAGTTTTACCTACTCTATATACAATCAATTTTCCATCTTTCATTTCTTCATCTATCATATCAAACTTAACATCTTTGTCAATTACTTTACATACATCTTTTGATACACAAAGACAATAAGATTCATCATCGTTTGCATAGAAGTCATAACCACATAATCCTTCATCTAAAATGTATTCTTGGAAGTCATCATCACCTGGGTCATAATAATCGCATTCTTCTGGTAAGTCATATAAAGAACCAATATCATCTTCACTACAAGTAAGTTTTATCTTTGCTACTTTTCCATACTTATTTTCTGAAGCATATTCTACTGCATACTCAAAGTCATCTGTCAACCAAGTATAAAGTGAACTATATTTATCTCCACTATCAAACACACCATATCTACTATCATAACCCCTGTAATAAACACTGCTGCTTTCATAAGATTCTTTTATAGATTTGTCTAGTTTCATAACATAAAGACCACTGTCATCATCATAATAACTAGATTTAAACCCAACCTTTTCCCAGAACTTTTTTGCTTCAGGTATTGACTCAACAAATACTAAGTCTGGATGTTGTTTAAGTAGTTCCTTAATTACCGCCTTTCCAAATCCCTTCTTTCTAAATTTATGGTAAATCTCAAATCCTTCAATTTCATTAGAATTTAAAGCAATATTTCCTATATGTTCTCCATTTAATAAGATACCATAATATGTTTCACATTCATAATCTTCATCTGAATATTCTTTACCACCAATTACAACAGGTTCATAAGAAGACTCATCAAAAACTATATCTAATTTACTAGATTCTTTTTCCTCTTTTAATGATTCCTCAACATATCCAGGAAACTCTTCTGGATGGTCTTGTAAATACTTAAATCTTGCTTCAAAGTCTGGTAATCCTTTAACTTTTGGGAGGTCCTTAAAGTGTTCATATAAATAGTCACGAACAATATCATCATATACAAGACATTCATCGCTAACCGCTTCTTCAAAATGTTCACCATCACCTAAATCAACAAAGTCCATCTCATCAAACAACATCCAATCATTTATATCATACACAACTAAAGCATACTTATGAGTGTTTTTCTTGTCAACAAAGAAATAAATATCAGCATCACTATAGTTATTCCAATAATTTCTTCCTTCTGTTTCATCATAACCATTATCACTCTTGTCTCCAGTTATGCACCAAGCAGTTCCCTTACCATACTTCCTACTTGCTTCATAATTGTTAATTTTGAGAACTAACCAATTAGCATCTTCATATACCTTCTCTGAACCCTCTCTTGCGTTTTGATTTCTACCCTTCTTTGTTGGTTTTCTCTCAAGTTCTTTCATTGTCATATAAAGATTCATTATAGCACTGTTTTTGCCTAATTGTTTCTCTTGTCCCATCCAATAGTAAATATCCTTTTGTTTACCTTGTAATCTATCTTTTAACTTGAAAAACTTATTAGCAAGGTCTTCCCCTGCCCATTGTCTAAACTTCTCTATGTCATTTTTTGATTCATTTATCTTATTGCTATCTGTAGGATTCTTATTATCTATTCTCTTTATTTGGTTAGGAGATTTAATTGTCACATAAATAGTAGAATTAGGTATATTTGAATCACCATTAGCACTATCTTTAATGTTTCTTATAATAATACCATCATATTTACCTTGCTTAAATTGCTCATATTCATTTCCATAAAGGATACATCTTATAACATCATTGGTTGTTTGTCCTGCCCAATTTCCTTCTTCATCTTGCATTGTATACCCTTCTAATGCCATAGTCCAATCTTCATCAGTATAGTATCCTTTGTTATCAACAGGATTCTTTCCAAATAATTTATCAAGTGGTAAACAAGATAACTCTGGTATAACTCTATTCTCTCTATGTACATTGTAGAGGTTCTCATCATCTCTCTTGAACATTCTATGTGCAATGTTGGTTTCATCTTTAGAAGGTACTACAGACATTCCAAAGTACTTTAAGTCTTTGTTTATTTTATCAATGTCATTTTTTGTAACATCTTGTCCAAACCACTTATCTAGGAAATTATCTACCAATATTTCCCTCATTTCCCTTGTTTTAGAGTCTTTGATATTAGACCAAGTTCTTTCACTCTTCTTCTTTACTCTATTCTTAACATAGTAAGGATGTTCAATGTTTAGATAACAAGAATATAACTCACCATCTTTTGATTTATCATACATATAAGTTCTAGCAACTTTTTCACTAGCAGTAAAGAAATTAACATACTCGCCTTCAAACTTATATCCTTCTTGATTATTAGCATCAAATATCTCAAGTCCTTTTGTTGCTGACCCGTGATATACTACAAGTAAGTTACCTTTAGCATCTCTTATTTTACTATCTTTGAAATATTCTACTTGTTGTGCACTTAATTCGTTTCCTAGACTATCTACATTAGACATTTCTATATCTAATTCTTCTGTAAGTGTTTCTAGTATCTTTATGTTATTTGGATTTAATATTCCATAAGTAGCAATATCGCATTCACCTTGAATGATGCAATCATATCCTTTTGACCTGCATAAATCACCAAATGCCATTTCACTTGTTATCATATATTGTTGACCAAGTAATAAGTTCACATTATCATAACCATAAGCATCACAATACTCAACATCTCCGCAATACATATCTATTAACTCTGAAACTTCAACACCAAGTTTATTTGCTATATCACATAAATTAGAAGGGACAAGTGTATTTGTTTTCTCATCATAGTATTCATCACCTTCATCTATTTCATCTAAATAATAATCGCCTTCACCAACATCAATAGGATTATTAAATGTAATTTCACACTTCTTGATTCTATCTCCATAGTGATGTGCCAAATCTAAATCTTGTGAGAACCAATCAATTCTACCACCTCTAAATGAATCAAACTTATTATTTGTTCCGTGATAGGCAATTATAGTTTGTTTTTGGTTTTTATCTTCTTTTAAACTTTCATAAAAACCACCACTAGATTTTGCTTTCTTCATCTCTTTTACTATTTCTCTTCCACCCCAAGAAGCATCAACAATTTTAGCACCAATACCTTCAAGGTCAATTAGTAAAGGTCTTTGAAACCCTCTTATAATGCCTCTTTCTTTTTCAGAGTCAACTTCTGCCCAATCAAATAAATCATCTACACCACCGTCTGCATCTAGTCCATCATCATAATTATCAATGATTTCCTCTACTCTATTCCATTGTTGTTGTGTTGGTTGTTTAGGTAAAGTTAAGAATGGATAATTTACATTCATTTTAATACAATCATCAAACAAGGTTTCACCATAATCATTGTAGTAGTTATATATAAAATCACTATGTTCATATTCGGGTTCATCATCAAACTCATCCCAACCATTATCTGGGTTAAGGAAATGACCATTAGGAAGAATATATGTTGACCAAAGATATAACTCTTTTTGACCAAATTTATCATCCATAAGTTTAAGTGTTTCTTCTTTTGAAAGTTGTTTATCTTCATTCAAACTTTCATATAACACACCACTTGCATAATATCTCTTAATTTTCTTTAATATTTCATCTGGTGTATATTCATAGAAACTATAATACTTACTTTCACCATTTCTAACACTTGTGTATGCACTTATTTCAACTTCATCAATATCAACATCTAATGACATTATATCTAAAAGTTCTAATATATTTGAATATTGAGCAGATGTTAAAGTGTCGTGTGGTAATTCAATATAGTTTTCTCCTACACACTTTGTTGCTCTTACACAATTAAACCACTTAACAAATAAACTTGCACCCATACCATCAATAATGTATGCTTCTTCATCAGTAAATAAACCACAATCACATAAATAATCAATTAAGTCTGGATGGAACTCACATCTAATAATATCCCCATTTGGGAAAAATATATAAGACTGGGAATCTTCTGTTATGTCCTTTCCAAAGTGGTCTTTGAGTGTTTTAACAATAAGTTCCTTTTTCTCATTAGATAACTCTTTATTGTTTATATCTTCTTTCAAACTTTCATATAGTACTCCACTAGAATATGACTGCTTTATCTTCTTTATAATATCATCTGCAATATAGTCATCAAATGAATATGTTTTATTTTTTCTTAAATCCATTCTGTTTATCTCAACACCACCATTGCCTTTTTCATAGCATACATCTAAAAATATTTCCAATGAGTTATATTGGTCTTGTGTTGGTGCTATTTTATCTAATGCAATATAAGAAGTTCTGTGATAACCAGAAACATTATCATTTACTCTTATCCAACCCAAGTTTTCTTCCAAGTAGTCCATAACATAGTAAAGTTTTTGATGGTCTTTAACCCTTCCTTTATCATCTGTCTTTCCACCTAAAATTGATACATAAATATACTCCATTAAAGATGAGTGAATAAAATCTTTCCCCCAGAATAAAAACTTGCCATTAGGGAGAATATATTGAGAACCAGACTGTGGAGTATCATAAACTTTAATACTATCACTCTCACTAAATCTTGACAATAAATCATCTGTGCTTAATGACTTAACACTCTTTGTTTCCTTAATTAAACTTTCATTAAGACCTAATTCTTTTAATGATTTATCTCCACCTTGTCTATGTATAGGTTCAATCCCATTTTGTTTAAGAATAGAGTTGACCTCATCATCACTTAATAACTTGTCAACCTTAATAGCACCTGTTATAACCCACGGTACAGTGTCTGGATTAGGGTTTGTTCTATATTTGTAATAACCATTGTCTGGAATCTTTTGAAGTCCAGCAAGTGAGTGTTGATATTTGTCACTTCTATATGGTTTACCATCTTTGCCTATTCTCATATGTCCTTGTTCATCGCTGTCTTTTTGGTAGTCTTTATCTGCTACATATTCACATTCTGCCCAAACAAAATCTTTAGGGAATTCCACTTCCCCTGTTTCTTTGTTTAATCTATCAAATTGTTTTGCTCTTGGAATATCACCTAAATGCCATCCTGGTCTATATGAAAGAGTACCACTACCAATTGATTTAACTTGTGGTCTACCTGTTTTAGATAATCCTGCAAACGCACCTTCTTCTGCACCTAACCACACACCAATAGGAGTAGGTTCGTTATTAGCATTGGCAACCATAGGTGGATATAATTTTCCATCTTTTACTCTAAATACTTTGTATGCTTTCTTAACATTTTTAGGATTATAATCTTTTAGTATCTTCATATAAACTTCACCTTACCGTTATTTTCTATCATTTAATTTAGCAATTAAAAAAGAACCAAGACCTACAAAAAATCTTGATTCTTAATTTCTCAACTTTCTCTTTTTATGTAAGGTTTAATTGACATAAATACTAATAGTCATCTCTATCATCCCATCCACCATCATAGTCATCATATTTATTATGGTCTGCTGCATAATTCATTGCTTCATCAATATAATAGTCACACAAGAAGTCATAGAACTTGTCAACATCAATGTTATCTAAATCTTCTTGAGTAATGTCCTCTGCCTTCTTCTTTAAGTATGAAGCATAAACATATTTGCTAATATAGTAAATAGGATATTCAACATCATATGCTTTTCTAACATATCTACCACTATAATCACCTAATACATCAACATCCCAATCTAACATATCATAGAATAAGATGATTTCCTCATCATCATTCATTAACTTCTCTTCTACTACATCAAAATTCAAACTCATAATTCACCTCTTCTTAATATCATTCTATTTAATTTAGCGGGTTTTATTACATATCTTCAATATCACTTAATGTAATTTCTTCATCAAAATCATCATCTTCTACATCTTCTCTAAAGTACTCATATAAGAAGCGATAGAAATCTTCTGCATCAATGCTGTCAATGTCTTCTTGTGTAATCTCGTCTACACTCTTGTTAAAATATGATAAGTATGCTTCATATACATAATCACCAATAGAAAACAACCTGATTGTTCTACCACACCAATATGGTAAAATAATAACATTGTCAACACCTTGTCTTAATTTGCTCTCTACTACATCAAAATTTAAATCTCCCATAGTCTTCTCCTTATTAGTGTGTTAATTCATAATACATAGTATCATCTTTCATAAGAATACAGTTATCCATACTTAATTTCATTTTTACTCTATAAACTGCATCTGTCAATTCTACTACACCCTCTTTAATCTTATAGTTGCTTATTGCTACAAAATTCCAACTGTCTCCAATTTTTACATAAGCAATATTGTAATCATTGTAATCATCTTTATCTTTATTTGTGTTTGTTGCTAATACAATGGTGCAAATTAAAGATGCTACTGTTACTACTACTAACACTAAAATAACGATATTCTTCTTATCCATACTGCACCCCCTTATTAACCAACTCTTCTGATTCCACCACCAAATGATTGAACACAAATTGAACCACCTTCAACAAAATCTTCTGTCTTATTCCAAACATATGCATCGGCAGTGAAGTTGACTCTATCCATTCTTTCAAATTCATATTCCCATTCTTCATCATACTTGGATACAAACAAGAATGACCAACACTCACCAAACTCTGCAAACTCGTGTGTGATAGCATAAACAACACATTCATATCTCTCTTCAAGGTCTTTCATCTTTGCTTCAATTTCTGGTTCTTGCCAAACCCAGTATCCACCAAAGTTTTCATAGAAACAAACCTTTTGTGCCTTTGTTTTGAATCCATTGATATATGGTTTATAAATATCAAGTTCTTGTAATCTTCTAATCGCTTCATTTTTCATTTCTTCTCTTGTTGCCATAAAAAATAAATCTCCTATAAGTTTAATCTGATTATATTATACTACCTTTTGAAAGAAAAGTCAACTACTTTTTACATCATTGATAATTTTTTTTCAAATAAATAAAGACCACCCCATTTTTAAGAGTGGTCTTATTATTACCTTTCATTAAAATGCCTTACTAATGCTTCTTGCTCTCTTATGTAATGACACCGATACTCTACTATGCTTCTTGCCCTTTATGTATTGTATCTATCTATATATACTTGTAAGAAAAAAGTTTTATTTGTTTTTGTTTGCTACTTTTTAATTTTTTATGCTGCTAATGTCATAACACCATTTGACCATTGATAAGTTTGTGCTGCATCATAGTCAAAGAAAATCTTAACATCTGCACCAGTTCCTGCGTTTGCAATAATACAAGCATCATCTGTACCTTCAATCCAAACAATTAACTTGATTTGAATTAAGTCTTCAAATGGAGTCATTGCTGTTGCACTATCAAAGAGTGGTACGATATAATACCAATCACCTGCTGCGGTTGTGTGATGTGTATCAAGTGTTGTTCCATTTGTGCTTACATATGTTCCTGCTGTTACATTGTCACCAAAGTTATTGCTTTGTACTTTTCCTGGATATGCACTCATTCCTTTATTTGCAATTGTATTTGTGATTTCTGTAGTTGTTGTACCATCATAAATTGCAAGATAGAAGTGAATTGCTGCTGCCATCTTGATTTGTGTTGTTGCAGTTGGAACAATTTGTAATGTCATATATGCTTGTTTTACACTGTTTGCTTTAGAAGTTGTTACTGCTAAATCAAAGTCAATATAGTCTTCTTGTACATTTGCTACTGCAATAGAACCCGTATCCAATGTTGCTGCATCGCCATTTGCCTTATACCAACTATTTGCTGGAATTGTTGTACCTACTGCATCACCTGTTCCACTAATAGATGTTGTTGTATAAGATACTGCCTTACTTGCACCAATTACCATATTGTCAACATTTTCACCATTTTGGATTTGGAAGTTAAGGTTTGTTCCCATATAGGAGTCACCATTCCACTTTGAACCATCCCATACAATGTCACCGTATCTGTAATCAGTATAAGTTCTGGATGCTTGTGCTGTTGCTGTTCCTAATGCACCAATGATAAGACCATCTGCTGCTGTTGCTTCTAATCTGATTGTTTCAACAGTTGCAGAAGCAGTTGCACTGAACCAAGCATAAGTTGCTGTTGTTAATGATACTGCCAATACGAGTACCATAACAATTGTTGCTACTAAGAGTCCTTTTTTTCTCATTTTCTTTTCTCCTTTACATTATATAGTTAGTATAATGTTTATATAATGTTTTATTTCACTTAATTTAGCATTGGTGAACACTTTTATTTTATTGTGCATATTTTTCATTTTGCAGAACCAATACTTTTTCTATATGATTTAATATGCTGACACCTATGATTTGCAGTCAACATAAAAAATCCTTCTATTTATATTATACCACTTTTTTGAGAATTTTACAATACTATGCAATGAATGTTGTCATATTTTTTCTCTGTTTCTATTTCATCTGTTATGTCTTTCCAACCAAAACTATCACAATAATAGAAACTACGACCCACACAACTATCACCTTCAAATGTATCAATACAGATTACATCACTTGTACTCATACTGTGTCCAGCAAAACCATTAGGATGTCTGATGTTGAATACCTCAAACAACTCATCACAAATACTAATGTCATTCATTTCACTATCCATCTCTCCTTGATATACACCTACATAATCAAAGATGTCAATAGGTGATTTACTATTATAAGACCTAAAGAGTTTTTTACTATTTGCTGGTAATTGATATAATGTATAAACTTTACTTTTCATATCTATTCTCCTTTCACCTTCTTATTTGCTCTATAATCTATTTTATATGTTTTTTGATATACTTATCTACTTTTACTCTAAATGCTCTTACAATGCCTCTACAATCACTCACAGAGGTATTATGCTTCTTGTTTCTTTATATTACCGAGAATTGTGCCTCTTGTAATGACTGTCTGCTTTGTTCCTCTATAGTCTTTATGTTCTTTGATGGTTGCTTTAATAATATCTCCAATGTTGATATAAGAAGATGTAGACCAAATGTATGTGTGTCCTTCTTTATCAAGCAATTCTACTAAGTATACTTCTGGTCCGTAATAACTATATTTACCTTTACCAAATAAATATCTAACTTGGTGTGCTGTAAAAGTGATTCTATCTCCAACTTGTCCTACATACTCATTGATGTCTTTTGCATCATTCTTTTGTTTTTGTGATTCAAATTGTTCCTTGAAGTATACAGAGAACATAGAAAGTAAATAATTATAATCTCTAAACTCTACTTCATCACTTTTATATAATGTCTTACAAGAACACCAATAGGCATTAGAATTAGATTTATTCTCCAACCAATTAGAAACATTTAACAACTCTCCATCATTTACAAGAGCATCAATGTCTTTATAGTCCATCTCTCTATATGTTTCAATAAATACTTGTTTTGTTGTTTCTTTATCATATCCTTGATTCTTAACAATATAATACATAAGTTTCAAGGATGAGATTCTATCAAAGTATGTATTAGAAGAGTATGAACATCTAAACTCATCTCTATACATCAACTCATCTTCAATATCAGCAAAGAAAGAAGAGATATTAGCACACAATTCAGCACTCAATCCATTTGTGTATTCTTTAACACAACTTGAACCCACTTGCTTCAATTCGTTTGTATTAAGGTTTCTAATAATAAATGTATTTCTTCTAAACAATCTCTTACCACAATGTTCACAAGTAGACATCTTTTCACCATATCTTTGAGCAATTGTATCTGAATAGTCTGATTTGATACATCTAATAACATTGCCAGAGTCCTTGTGAGTAATCTCTGCTACAAATTCCCAACCTTCAATCTTATATTCACCTCTTACTTCATATTGTCTACACTTGTAAGAGATTTTTCTATCTTCATCTTTAACCAAAATGGTGTCCATTGGCAAAACTACTACTTCGCCATTATGACACTTCTTCATAATTCTCTTGACCTTCTTCAAGAAAAGTTCTTCATTACAAAGTGGAATATTGTAAACCATAAGACACCTCACCTTTATTATCTAGTTATATTATACTACTTTTAAGATGAAATGTCAACAACTTTTTGCATAAAATTAAAAAAGAGTCTAACTTTTGCTAAACTCTTTCTAAAACTTGACTACTTTATAGACTTATTCTTCACTACTATTATCTACATTTTCATTTATAATTTCTTGTGTAGGATTTTCTAGTTCTTGTAATTGTTTTCTTAATTCCTTTATTTGATTTGCTACATTTACTGCTTGTTCATCTAATTCATCTATTGTATAATCTTCTCCATCTATATGATATACACCTTCAATATTTAATCTTTTATTTCTTTCATATTGTTTTATTTGCATATCATATTTATCAAACCAGTTATTTAATTCAGTTATTTGTGCTTGAATTAAAAATCTTTGTTCCTCTTTTCTTTGGTTTTCATAATATTCTTGGCAATAATCTTCTAACTGAATTAATTGTCCATCTTCATACTTGGTCTTATACTCTACAATATCCCTTAAACTATCTACATCTGCTAATGTAAAACGATTATCGTCTGCCATTAGATTTGTATAATCTTCACTTGCGATACAAACATAACCTTTGATTATATTTTTATTATCTAATTCTAATGCAACTATCATATTAATTTTCTCCTTAACCTATTTGATAAATACGAACAGTATTTACATTAAAGTTTGCAGATGATATACTTACGTATGTTTGTGCTCCTTGCCCTGTCACTATATAAAAATTACCATACGAATTTAAACTAACAGAAACAGGATAACTACTACATAAAGCCAATGTATCAGTATTATATATACGAACAGCATCTGGAAGTGGCAGTAGTAAATAATTTCCATTACCCCCTACTATTGTTTTAAGATTTGATTTAAGAGTAACATCTGCAACCCAAGTTAATTTCAATGCTAGAATATCACTCACATAAGCAAGAGTATGGGCTGCTGTATCATAAAACACAGGTTTCCTATTAGCATTAACTCCAATATAACTTTGAACACCATAAGTATTACTAAATCCCAAATAACTTGATGTTGAATTAGTTTTTAATGTTAATACTGTACCCCCTGCTACTGTTGTAGTCCCTGGTATGCTAATAGTTTGTGTTTCTGAACTATTTTTTAATACTATATTTCCACCAGAACCATTAACACTTAAATCACCATTAACTATTGTTGAATCTAAAATTGCCATATATTTAATTCTCCTTTTAATTTTCTATTATATTATTTGTATATATTGCATACTTTTTATTTATTTCATTACCAGCAGTGAATGAACCTGTTCCTGCATTTGCATAGAAAGTGTTGTGAACTAAATCTAGCATTCCTATTGCATTATCTTTATTTCTTTTTACTGGTATAAAATCTCTTACTAGAACATTATCTTGATATATCCTAAAATATCTACATAATATCCCTGTGCCATAATAACGATTCCCATTATTACAACCGAATATATATAGATTACCAGTTGGTGCAGTGCTACCTACACTTACTGTAGAAGTTACTCCATTCATAGTAATTGTAATATTATTTCCATTTAATCTTTGAGTCATAATACATCTATTATTTGAAGTTCTACTAATTGTCAACCAATTATATTCTAATGCTGTTATATTATATAAACCATTATACATCATACTTCCACTATTTTGAGTTGAACCATACCAGTATTGACCTATACCAGAGTCAACTTGCATATCTAAATCAACTGTTGTTCGTAATGTATCTGCTACACCCGTATTTATAATTTGATTTCCATTTGTTTTGATATACTCTAATTGAGTATAAGCACCTTGTAGTGATGTCTTATTAAATCCCTCTGTTATTGAATTACACTCTATAATACCACTCTTTTTGAAACTCATACTATTTCCTAATTCATTTATAGTATTACAATATAGGTTTCCTTTTTTATCTATACTCTCTTTTGTTTTATACAATTCAGTTATATCTGCTTGTGATAATGCTGTTGCATATAATCTAAACTCTGCTACTTCATTTGTAGTCCAGTAACTTGTATCACTAAAACCAAAACCAATAGATATATTATTAAAAGTTACTGTTGCACCAGAAGTTGTAACTGCTTGACTTCCTTCATATACACCATTTCTATATATTTTTGTATTAGTTCCATCATAAGTAGCAACCCAGAACACATAGTTACTTGTGCTTACTGCACCACCGTTATGTTGATAATAATATTCTTGACTACCTGCACTTGTTACATACTTCCAAGAGTTATCACCAAAACAATAAAAGTTGCTATTATTAGAAGATGTTGTATTTGAACCTAATGGCATTTTACCTGTTGCACCCAACTTAAACCACATAGCAATAGTATATTGATTCATTGGTAAATTATAAGGCACACAAACACCAGTAGATGGACATATCAAAGATGTGCTACCTATTGGAGTTGTTCCAGTTGTTGAACAAGCAGATTTATAACTTGCATTATTTCCATAACCACTTGCATCTGGAACTTGTGCTACTACTGTTGTTGAAGGATAAGTAAACTCTCCACTACCTGAGTTTGTGTAGAAATTATAGGTTACTAAATCAAATAATCCTGGTTTACTATCACACTTTCTTATGCAAGGTATGTAATCACGAACTGGATTCCCATTTTCTAATATCTTAAAACTATACATTTTAAGGGAAGAACAATCTTCAATAACATCTCCTTGCCTTCCACTAAATATTCTTAATGAATTAGATGCAATATCATTTGTATAAGAATATGTTAAAGTTGTATTATTTACACTAAAACTTGCAGTTGTTGTTGAAACATTTAATTCTAGTTTTAAGTTAATTATTTGTCCAGTAGAAGGTAAGTTTATGGTTGTTCCACCTACACCACCTAAATATGTCTGTATTGTTGAACTTGATGGTCTATAAACATATAATTGTTGACCATACCCAGATTTTTGTATTCCACATAATGCTCTTTGACTTTCTTCTTTTGTAAAAGCAAACTTACTTTCTAATGTAATAATACCAGTATTTGGATAAGTCCACCCAGTATCTATAAATTGTCCAGAATTTGTGCTTGATGCACTACTTTGTATATACTCTACTGGAACATATAAATCTTCAAAATTAAATTTATAATGTAATGCTAAACCTTTTGCTAGTTCTTTAATCTCCTTTATTGATAAAGTGTGATTATATGCTCTTAAATCATTTATATAACCATTTAATTTATAGTTTCCATAAACACTGTTACCACTAGAACCACTAAAAGACCAACAGCCTATCATAAAGTAATCTGCTGGTGTTGACATTCCAGTAAAATTATGTGAACCATCTAAAACACCATTTACATATAATCTAATTGTTGAACCATCATAAGTATAACCTAAATGATACCAAGTGTTTGCTTGTAATAGTGTTGAACCACAATAGGTGTTAAATGTTCTCGCACTTCCATTACCAGTATTAACACTCAAATAACCAGTAGTAGATGAAACATATTTTAATGTCATTCCCATTCCTACATTACTTGGATACCTATGTTGACCCGCAATAGAACCACCTAATGAACTATCACTTGTTAAACTTGAAAACTTAACCCAAGCAAATATAGACTGATTTTGTCCCAATGTTATTTGTTGAGATGATACATAACCACCACCAGTAAAACTTGTATTTCCATAGCAATATCTAGTTACCTTACCAGTATTAGATAAGGTAGAACCACTCAAAGAAGTCATAGATAATGTTGTAGTTCCTTGATTATTTACATTGTTATTTAGTGGAAACCATACTACTAATGACATATACTATCTCCTAGAATGTAAAGTCTAATGACTGTGTTGTAGAGTTGTAAGTTAATAGTGCAGTATTTCCAACCTTAACTGTTCCATATGCTACTATATTACTTCCATTTAGATTACCACAGTTAATAGTGCCTGATGTTGCCCCTGCACTTCCTGTTCCTGCTCCGAAGTTATAAGTATTTGGAAATGCTGTGCTACTCGTTCTATTGTCATAACCAAAGTAAATTGCATTACCTGAACTCATACCAAATGATATTTCATTACCATTACCTATACTCATAACACAACCTGAATTATCACTCGTGAATGCAGATGCTCTACAATTTCCACTAATAGTTTGTCCTGTTGTAAAATTATTATTTACATTCTTATAAGCAACATTAGTCATATCTGGCAATTGACTTGTTGTTGCTAATCCAGTAATAGCACCAGTAGAACCATTAACACTTGTAACTGGGAATGCAATACTTGTTTCACTAATACTTGTTACTTGACCACTTGTATTTGTTGTTATTGTTGCTACCTTTGTTGATGTTCCTTTTGATGTATATGCTGTTTGTGTTGCAATATTATCTAATACACTCTTGTTACTATGACTATGTAAATCACTCTTTGTAGCAATCTTATTAGAAGAAGCATCATAAGCAGTTTCCGTAACTAAATTTGCCACCCCACTACTTAATATTGATGTTCCATTTACTTGAACATCTGTTACTGGAATTTCTACACTTCCACCACCAGAAGCGGCAGCATCTCCTTCTACTAATACTCTCTTTAATTCCCCACCTTCATATCTATAGATAGCACCTTCTTTATTTGAGATATTACTACCAAAGAACTTACCATTCCACTCACTATTTACTATAGCACGAATTGAGAAAGTGCCTGTTCCCGATTGTCCTGATGCATATAAATGACAATTATCAGAATTTAAGTTTTGGAAACCTTTACCATAAGTTGTTTCATATGGTGTGTCTGGCATTACTGTTCCACTATCTGTAGCATAGAATACACTAAAACTTTCTATCAATAAACAAGTAAGATATTTTGTTGTATCTCCTGTAGCATCTCTAATTGCATAAACACCACCATCACCACCTATTTGTAATAATTGACATAATGCAAATCCTGCTGGTTCTCCCTCTTCATATGATAAACCCTCTAAAAATGCTCTTAATTCTTTTTCTTTTGAGACATCTACATAAATACCATCTGTACTTAAATCTACTGGTAAATCACCTATTTCATATTTGGTTAATGCTTTTGTATCATTCCAACTTGTTCCAACAATTATACCGTTCCAGTCATCAGCACTTAAAGAAAGTATTGTACTTGTTCCACTCTTTGCCCAAGTATAAGAACCATCACTTGCTAGGTTTTGCCATCCTGCTGTAACTGTTAATCCACTTGTTACTGTTCCTGCTCTATTTGAAAATATAATAGTTCCACCAATATATTGTCCACCACTATCATCTATCATTGCTAAAAGTTTGTAACCACTTAATGAAACAGCACCAATACCTTTACCATCACCTATACTAAGTAAATTATATGCACCACCACTATATGGAAGTGTTGCTAATAAAGAACTTACTTCATCACCCTTTGTTGTATCAAAGTAAATCTTATCTCCTTGTGATAGTGTTCTACCTACCATAAATGGTTCAAGATAAGTATCAACAGATTTTCTATAATAATTACCTTCACTATATGTTGTTCCACTTACTATGTTTGTAATTGGTTTATTTGTTAAGTCATTATAATCTGCTGCTCCACCACCATCTAATGAAATGGTTGCATCACTATTTTGGTTAAGTGTAAATGAACCTTTTGTTACTCCACCTTGTGTTAAAGTAATTGTGTTATTATTTACTGTTGGTATTGTTGGTTTTCCAATTAAATCACTATATGTTCCTGTTTTAGCAACTTTATGTAATGTAATACTACCGCTTCCACTAATTGTTTCACTTGCACTTGTTGATTGTGCTGTTGTAGCAGTTGTATCTAATGTTTTAACACTTGTTATAGGAACTGATGGAATATCTGCCATCGTTGCTATTTTATTTGTAGAAGCGTTATAAGCAGTGTTTGTAATGATATTAGCAACACCACTAGAAACAACTGTTGTATTGTTTACTTTAACATCACTAACTATTGTTGGTTTATTAGTTAAGTCATTATAACTTCCACTTAAAGCAACATCTGCTAAATCATCTTCTTTTACAAAATCTTCTAAATCACTTTGTAATGCCAAAACTGATTCTTGTTTTATAGGTGGTAATTTAACTTCTAACTCTGTTCCAGCAGATACTAACCTACCAGCATCTGGATAAATATAAGCACCATTCCAAGTTGTTGAAGTATTATTTAAGAAAGCAACTGTACAATCAGCAGCATCTTCACTAACAAAGTCAAAACCATTACTTGCATCAAGATTATTATAACCCTGTGTCCAAGTCATACCATAACCACTACCATTTGCAGTTGCATATCTAACTGTTAAATGATATTGACTTCCTGCTGAATAATCATCAAATGTTGCTAAACAATAACCCATACTTGCAGATGTTAAATCAACCGCTACTAAATAATAACTAGGACTTGATGGGTAATTACTGTTTGTTATTGTCATCAAATTACAAATAGGAACACCTAGAGGATTACTTGAATCGTAAGTAAGTCCTGCTAAATAAGTACCTAATTGTGTTTCATAGTTTGTATCAAAATAGATTCTTACTTTTCTACACTTTAATGTTTGGTTTAATTCAAAAGCATACCTAAAATCACTACCCTTTAATCTTCTAGGTATAATCTCGTGATTAACAGTATCTGGTGTTTGAATGCTCTTAATGTTTCCTACTGGTAATGACATATTAAAAAATCTCCTATTATAAAATCAGTGTGTCTTCCTTTACTTCTTGTCTTCTTGAAAGGAAAGGTAGTTCATTTACATTATGAATACCATCACCAATTTTTACCATAGGAGAGTTGTCTTCAAACTCATAAACTATTATAGTAAAATTATCAGGAATATAGTTCTTTGCTTTTTCCCAATTCTCTGCACTATCTACTTTAACAATAGCACTAGACTTTCTCATTTGCTTTCTCCTATCACTTTCAAGAAGGTTTGGTGTATCTATCAATTTTCAAGATACTTTTTAACTCATTTAATTTAGCACTCTTTAAAAGCATAAAAGAGAGTATATTTCAACTCTCTTTATTTTTTATATTTATATTTATGACACTATTTAACTGTAACTGTTGCTGATTCTGTTCCAACTGTGACTGTTGCACTTTCTGTTCCTGGTGTGAGTGCTGTAAGAACTGCATTACCATCTGCACTATCACCAACTGCACCTGTTGCTACATAAGTTGCTGAACTTGCTACTTTTGCTAATGTCTTATCAGTTAATGTATATGAACCAGTGAGTGTTCCATCTGATACAAGGTTGTTTATTGTTCTTGTAGAATCTGCTGCCTTTGCTGGTGTTAGTGTTGTATTTGAAGCAACTGCTGGTGTAATTGAAACACCTGTTGCATCTTTAACTCCATAGATATTTCCTTTTGTAGCATAATCAAATACTAAACAGTCCCCTTCTACACCAACAACTTTTGCACCATCTGTATCAAATGATTTTTGAGAGTCTACTTGGGCAACACCTGTTACTGCTGTTCCTGGGTTTGCTGTTCCGTAAGTAACTGCTGTGCCTACATCTGCTGTTCCATAAACAACTGTTGGGTTTGTTGAATCTTGTTTCCATTGATTCTTTGAAGAACCACCACTTACTAATGTAGCACTATCTGTTCCATTTGTTCCTGTAATAGTTGTTCTTACTAAATACTTTGTTGTTTCTGTATAGTTCTTAATAGTTACTGAACCACTGCCTGTTGGTCTTGTGTATGGACCACTTGCACTATCTTTATATGCTAAATCACCAAGACCTTCGCTAATTGAACCCAATACTGCCCAACTTGTTCCATCAAATAAAAACTCTGGTTCATTTTTAAGTTGGTCTATTTTACTTGAAATTGCATCAATAGAAGTATTTTCTATTGCAGTAATAGCATCAGTTGTGATATAATATAAAGCACCATCCTTAATGTATGTATGAATTGCATAAGCAGTGTTTGTTGCATAAGTTACTACAACACTTGCACTTGTTAAATCTAATAATACTAAATCTCCACTTTCTGCTGTGTAAGATGCTCCATTTATTGTAATTGGATTTGTTGTTGCACCGTCATATAATACTGTTGTGGTTTTTCCTCTGTAATGAACACCACCTGCCATTATACCTTCTAATCTTCTAATTTCGCTATCAACTGTTACATTGTCCCATTTTGTTGCATCAAATGCTCCTGCTGGTGCTGGAATATCTACTTTTGCTCTATAAAGATTACAACCATAAGGTGAACCATCATATCTTATGTGGTCACCTACACTGTAAGATGCAGTAGTGCTATATTCAGGTGCTAACATCAAACGACCATCTACATCTACAAGTTCATATTTGGTAGTTCCACCTGGTAATTGGACTCTACCTAATTGTGATAAGTCTGTATAAATTGCCATAAATTTTTTATCTCCTTTTACTTTTATCTTTTAATTTCTATTAAATATCAATAAATCTTCCATACCTGGTGTTGTAGGTTTTTCAAGATTTATTTTATTATCCCATCTTTGTCTTTCTGCTTCTGTTATGTGTATTACTTCATTGTTTATATGCTCTCTTAATATATCTGCTATATTTCCTGCAATAAAACCTTTGTCTTTGAGATAAGCATTACCATCTCCAACCTTTATACCATACACATCTTTTCCTTGACTATCCTTTGCATAATCAGTATAAACAACTATCATACCTTCTACTGGCCTATAATCTGGCCTACTATTCCATTGTGCTGTTGTTCCAAACTCAATTCCTGCAAACCCTGTATGCCCACTACTTAAATAATCTAGGTTATGAAGTAAGTTGTGGAAAGTTGTTCCTACTTCTACTTCTGTTACTTGAAATTGTCCTGTTGCTCTTTTAACAGTTATTTGGTTTTTAGTTGCTAATACACTTGTACAAAAATAAACCAAATCTATATTGTCTGATACTGTTAGATAATAAATATCATTATTGACTGACACTTTATTTACTAGATAAGAGTTTAATTGAAATAAGTCATCTCTATCAGTAATTACACCACAATCTGGGTTCATTAAGTATTTATCTAACTTAATATACCCAAGATTTTGTTTTGTGTGTATTTCTCTATCTAGTTCATCTTCTCTTGCAGTTGCTCTATGTGTTTCTGCAACGATTTCACTATGAAGTATCTTATGTGCTACTTCACAGTTATTAGTCATCTCAATGTTTGTATTATTGGTTGACATATCAACAGGTATAGTTGAGTTTCCTTTGATATTAACTTTTATTGCCATAACTCTATACCTCTTTAGTTATTATCTAATGTCTTCAATACCCTTAAATAATAAATGTCACTATAATCTGTCGTGCCACCATCAAACATAACAAATTTTAATTGAACTGTAGCATCTCTATACCAATCTTTAAACTTAATTGTATCTTCTGGACTTAACACACATTTTAAACTTGTAACCCCATCTTTAACTGTATAACTAACACTAGGATAATCATTAAGTGTTTTATCTATAACAACATCAATTCCATATCCATAGAGAATATCAAGGGATAAAACATCAGTGATAATATTTAGAGGAATTTCAAAAGTGTGAATTGTTGTTCCACCGACTATTATATCCTCTATGTTTATATCTAAAGGTTTTCTCCTATTATCTGGATTTAATATTGGGTCAATATGTTGTATCATCTGCCTTTCTCCTAATATTTCTTTATCATTTAATTTAGCATTAAAATATAACACTAAATGCATAAAAATAAAAGTTATCGCTAGGACAACTTTTATTTTAAGTGTGTGTTATTTTGATAGTGCAATTAGTATGCACACACAAGTAACACCTATCATAATCAATGTAATAAGTCCATACATTTTTAATATGTTCCTATAATAACACCATTCCAAGTTGCTGGGTCTGTATCTGTAATTGCTAAAATATCTTGATAATCAGTACTGAATATTGAAAGGTCTACTGCATAATAACCATTTTCCACATTATTGAAACCTTCTGTGAATGATACATCATATTCTACACCATCCATCCAACCATTCCAACTTCCTGTATATGTTGCGTAAATTGGTTTATTTCCAATAATTACAAAATATTCACCTGGGTTATCTCCTTGTCTTGCTCTCATTAGTCTAACTTGTTGACCTTGATATTGTGATGTCATTAGAGTATATCTACTTTCTGAATATGCAAGTGTTCCTAAATAAGATGCAAACTCATCACCTTTTGTTGTATCTACTGCTAACTTATCGCTATTATGTAAAGTTAATCCATTATATAAAGGTAAGATTGTAATAGGTGTTGGTTGCTCTTCTACTGTTGCTGTAAACTCTATTGAAACATTTTGATTAACTGTAATTGTTGCTGAATATACACCTTCAACATTTGTTAATTCAAGTGCTTCACCGTTTTCTGTTGCAGTTGGTGTGCCTACAAAACTGTATCCATTATTTGCTTGAATAGAAACTACAACATCTGTTCCTTCTTCATATGTCCCTTCACCTGAAATTGTTGTGTTGTCTATACTATTTGTTGTGATAGTATATGTTGTTGGTGCTGGACCAGGTTCATAATAGTCTTCTTCTTTGAATCCAATAAACTTTCCATTCCAATCTTTATTATAATCTACACCTTCTGTTCCTTGATTCCAAAGATGTCCATAAGCATTTTCTTGTAAATAATATTGAGATGTATATCCGTTCTTCATTGAATCAGATGCCCAACCAACTGGGACTTCTCCACCCATCATAAGCGATAACACCTGTGCCATACCTTCATCACAATAAATTGGATAACCAGCACCATATATAATACCAAACGAGTCTTGCTCTACTACTACACCTTCACCCATAGGCATACCTTTTGGGAAGAAATATGCCATAATCATTGTGTCTAGTTCCACTGGTTCGTGTGATTTTTCATCTTCACAATACCAATCAAAACCACACATTAAAGAATATGAACCAAAATCTGAATCTGTCCAATTATCAAAATCATCCTTTACTGGTGTTTTTGTTGTATCAAAGTGGAAATCCTTAAATGTATCTCCACCCTTAAACTTAATTAAACTAACTATTGGTTGGTCTTCACTTACACCCTTTCTCATATTAGTAATGAAAGGGATTATACTCTCTAAAAATGTCTTTTCCATATTTTTCTCCTTATTCTTCAAATGGTGTTGAACTAAATATTGTATTTACTTTATCCCAATTCTTTACTTCAACTATTGCTCTATCGGATAATGTAATTTGTCCTGGTGTTGTTGTATGCCAACCTTGTTCAACTATAGTGCCTTCAACATCTAGTGTTTCACTCATATATATGAAACCATCTACAACACTACCAGCATCATTGTCTGCTAAAAACCCATATACATAACCAGTTGCTTCTGGGTCAAACATTGATTTATCTAATCTACAAGCAGTTAATGAAAAATAATCAGTTGGTTTCTCTTCATTATCAATTATAATTTGAGCAATTTTGAAATCCTCATCACCAATATCATAATTAAGATTTTCTAAAATAGAATTGATTTGTGTATAAGACAATTCTGTATTATAATAAGCATAATTATAAACTTGACCTACCTCAAATGGTGTTCCTTCTTTGCCTGGTGTTGGCTCTCCACCTTCACTTTGTACTCTCATATTATCTATGAAAGGTATAATTTTTTGTATGTAACTTTTTTCCATCTTATTCTCCTTTTTCTACGCCAATGAATACACCATTCCATCCTTCTGCTGTATCATTTAGCACAATATTTGAATAATATTCTACACCACCATCAACTTTAATTGTGTAATAATTATCTCCATCAAATTCTTTTAATTGCCAACCACCTTCACCTGTGCTTGTATCATAACCCCAGAAAGATGATGGGTAACCTGTTGCATCTGTTCCCATAATAACATACTGAGTACCAAATTGCATTGCTGCAATTCTAAATGATTGACCTGAATGTCCTGGTTCATTTGTTGTATTTAATAATAAGCAACTATATGATTGTGGGTCATATGTTAATGTTGATAAATAATTTACAATATCACTATTAGATGCACTTAAATCTACTACAAGTTTATCTCCTGCGTGTAAACTTCCACCTGATTCAAATGGTGTTAAATCCCCTGGTGTTGGAGGTGTTGGTGGTTCTGGACCTGGTTCTTCTTCAATAGCACCAATAAGTGTTCCATTCCAAGATGTATCTTCAATATTTTCACTAACTTCAACAATAGTTGAACTATAATCTAAATTATACTTGCCACCTGTTAAGTTTTGGAAACCTTTTGTACCACTTGTGCCCTCAATATCAAAATCTTGTGTTGCATATAACACAGTCAAATTATTATCAGAAGTAAATATAATACCAAGACCTTCTTGTATATTGTTCATATTATAACCCATCAATGAAATATCACCATCTCCAATCATAAAATAGCCAATTGTAGACTCGCTTCCACCAAAATCAGGTAATTGTGTAAGTAAGAAGTTATCTAATTCAGCACTTACATCTCCATTCTTAACATTACCAAAATCAAAACCTTTAATTATTTGACCAACTGAAAATGGTGTCAAACTTGTTACTGGTGCATCTTCACCTTCACCTACTCTCATATTTGTAATGAATGGTATTAACTTTTCAATAAAACTTTTACTCATCTTATTTCTCCTCTACTTTCTTTGATGGTCTTCCCCTTTTCTTTTTAGGTGCTTCTTCAACTACTTGTGCATTCTTTTTGTTTTGCTCTTCTAGTGCCTTTCTTAATTTTTCTCTAAATGCTTTTACAAATTCTTCTTTTGTCATAATTATATCTCCTTCATTAAATTATTTTCTTATTGTTTTATATCTCCATCTAGGAAACCATATATTTTACCATTTGCTTCTTGGTCATAATTTGCATCCATACCACCAAGTGCATCAATCATTGTACCATAACACCCTTCATCTAAATCAAAACTTTGTCTTATGTTTTTTGCAAAGTATCTAAATGAATCTGTTTTCCAACCTGGTTCTATCACCTCACCATCTTTACTCATATATTCTGCTGCTATATCATTGTAATAAATACCATAACCTTCAAAGTCAATAATTGTGAAAAAATCACCTTTTAATACTTCACCTTCCATTTCTGTTCCTTCTGGTATAACCTCAACTGCAAATCCATCATATTTAATATTTCCATCTTTTTGATGCCATTCAAAACCAGCAATTACACTAAATAATTCTCCTTCCATAGTTACTAGGTCAAAGTCATCTTTTGTAGGTGTTGAAGTTGTATCAAAATGGAAATCAATGAAATTATCACCATTATTGAACTTAATGAACTTTGGTGTAGAACCACCTTCATCACTAATTCCTTTTCTCATTGATGTTATAAAAGGAATAATACTTTCTATAAATGTTTTGCTCATAGTTTATTTTCTCCTTATATTATTCATCATCAGAAGAATTATCATTATCTTCTTCTGGTTGTTGTATTTGTTTTAATTGCTCTTTAATCTTTTGCTCTATATATGCTAATAGTTCTCTTGCTGTGTGCATAATTTATCTCCTTTGCGTTATATTTGTGTATCTAATTTTACTAATGCTTCGTTCATAATTAGTGTAATTGTGTATCATTAAAGTAAGCAATATATCCCCCTAATTGCATACCAAGATTTAATGCACTTGTTATTGTATTATTTTCAATTTTTAAACACGAATTAGAAAATATACCCTCATTTACGCCATTGATTAAATAAATATCATATAGGTATAATGCACTTTGTGTATAATGTACACCTCTAAATCTTATATTGTTTGCATAACTATCATTATAATATTCAGCATTATTAAAATGAACTATCATATCAACAATAGGCGTTTCACTTACTCTAAATCGTAAATAACCAAGTATACGCCCTTTTGCATTTTTTAATATATTTATTATTTTACTTGTTTTACCAATTAAAGAAGTTCCTAAACTATAAGTATAATAATTTAATGTTGTTCCACCACTAATAGTTAAATCTCCACTGCCTAATATTGAACTACCGTTAATAGTCTTAATATTCGTTCCACTAACTAATTCTTCTTGACTACCTTTCCAACCAACAGTAACTACACTACCATTAACTCTACCATAAGAGTATGTCCATCTATAAGGTGACACTTCTAAACTTGTAAGAGTAATATCAATGCACTTACCATTAGCACCACTTGAAATAATTTCTACAATTGCTTCTGCTTGAACCATATCATTAGGTAAATCTTTACAATTTAATGTTCCTAAATATGCAGTTCCTTCTGGTGCTAGTATATCTTCTTCAACACTTTGACAAAACTCTTGTGTTGTTCCAGATAAATTCCAACCACTATTAAATGTCTTGTATGTTCTAACATTTGCTACATCCTCTTTTGTTGCAACTACTTCATCATCAATAGATATAGTATTGTCACTTACAACAATACCTTCTCCACCTTCATAACTAGAACTATTCTTTACATCTACTTTTATAACTCTTTTATCATTGTCAACAGTAGTAATAGCAGTGCTTGTTTCACTACCATTATAAAATACTGGAACTACTGATTCATCTAAACTACCATAAATATAATCTATTGCCATTTCTTTTCTTTCCTTTGTTTTTACTCATTTAATTTAGCACTAAAACTCTATAACCATATTATAAACATCCATAAGTTTTAATAAGTCAACTACAAATATTGGTCTTACTCCAAATACATTGTGATAATGATAATTTGCTAGGTTTCCATATTGTCTATTTGCAAAGAACATAGCATTCTTATTTTGGTTATCTTCTGGTGTTCCTCTAAATGAAGCATCCATTAACCAAACAGAATCTGTGATATTTCCCATCTCTTCACTTTCATAGAACATTTCATATACTTCTTCATAGGTTGTAATATCTCCATATTCTTTTCCTAAGTATTGCATAATCTTTTCTACTGATGGTAAATATACTTTTCTTTCACCTAAATCTAAAACACCCTCTTGCTTTGTTAATTTGTAGTAATCATTATCTCTGTAATTGATTGTGCCATAGTATCCATCTTCCGCAATTGTTCCTGGTGTATCTCCTAAATAAGTATACTCCCACATTTCTTGCTCTTTATGTTGTGGTAAAATGGATTGCTTTACTTTATATAGTAATCTGTCATAGAATAAACCAACTTGTTCATCTACTAAAGAATCCTCATATTTTAATCCTATGACACCATTACTAAATGTTGCGTGAATTCCATCTTCATAATATTTAGATTTTGCCCAATCATACATACACATCAACTCACATTCTACTGCTGTGTTAGTTATTTTGCATTCAAGAACTCTATATGGTTCAACCTCACCATCCCCATTGAAATCAACATTTATAATTGTTCCTTTAGGGATAGTGATAGCACCACATTGAACAAAATCATCATTGACTTTCTTCACATATTTTCCATTTACTTTATGGACTACTTCACCATTTAATTTTAATACTTTTGACATAATCTTCCTTTACTAATTCATATCATAACGCATTCCAACAAAGTCTTCTATTATACCACGATTATATACTACAACATCTATTGCTTCACTTGGTTGTGTTAATACACCAAATACAACATTTGCATCGCCATCAACATCTACTACATCTACAATAGCAATTCCTGTTTTTGCAATTAAAACTGCTTGTTGTGGTGCAATCTCAATAGTTTTGAACATTGTTAAATCTTCTACTGTTTGTCCATTCATTATTATTGGTGTTGTATATGTATATGTAAACGGACTATAATCTGAACTTGCTGCTACCCAATCACTTGTTTCTATTGTATATGTATGTGTGTCAATTGGTAAAATTAAACCGAGACATTTATATAAGAATAATGTTGATAAATATGTATATATGCCATAAACATCTTCTTTCTTTACATTACCACCCTGTGTTGTAAAGAATAAATCTTGTGTTCTTGATGGGACAAAATACTCATAAGCAAATGAATCTGTAAACACATTTTGTGGTATGGAATCTACCTTAAACTTATAAGAAGTTTCAACATTTACTGTGAAAGGTTCAGTTCCAACACCAACAGCATTTAAATTTAGTGATTTGAAATACCAACCAGTAAATAATCCAATTGAACCCATTGGAGTAAAGTAAACAGGTACTTCTACAACACTCTCTCGTTGTCCGTTGTTTCTTATAATACGACCTTCTGATTCTGAAATGCTTATATCCTCATTTAACAAGTCAATAGAACTGTACACTATACTACTTAGTTCAGCATAACCTTTAATAAAAGATGAGTATGTATCCTCCTCCCACCATAAATGTCCAATATTAGATGGTGCTTCACTTACTACATCAAATGGGATTTCATAAATATCATATGCTGTATTTGGTATTGGACCTGAGTGGTCTCCTGTGACATCTATTGTATAACTACTATTACCAATATATCTAACAATAGAGGTTTCATCATCATAACCCATATAGTAAGAGGTTGTATTCATATCTGTACCACGCAAGGTAATAGATTTTTCTGAGAAAATTGTATACCAAGCACCGTTTGTATATTTCTTAAGTGTATATTTATTGCTTGGTTCTGCTTTAAGGAAGTGTTGTCCCTCTTCTGGGTTTGAGTCATCTAATACATAATGTGTATTTACCCAAGCACCATTGTCATAATAATAAATAACACCATTCAATAAATAATACTTAAATTCATCTGGTTCTGTTCCATAAGCAAATCTTATTGTTGCACCTCCCCACATACCACCTGCGGATGCAAGTAAGTTTCTAACCACTGTTGTATAAATAAATACATTACTGCTAGTATTACTAATATAATATTGACCCACTTCTGGATTTTGTGGTAGTTCTGTTGTGTATTCTACTACTGCCCAAATATCTCCACTGAATCTTTTCAATGTCTTTGTAACTGTTGTTATATGAGTTTCTTCATCAGTATCATATTGAATATCTAACCACAATTCACCAGTCTTTGGTTCTGCTGGTTCTGATGAATAAGTATATACTTGTCTCCATTCGTAGTTATCCTCAGAAACAAATCTTACAAGGGTTGTATATTCTGCACCTTTGAAATCTAATTTAGCAATATCAGGAGTTGTTCTAGTATCAAAATAAAGATTCTTAACCGCATCACCAACTTGAATATATGTCTTTTGTTCTGGTTCTAAATTAACTGCATACATACCGCCTGGATTTGCATATGTTAAACTGCTTGGTAATATTGTTTCATTTGTAATAACACTGTCTCCACCACCAGAACTACCACCAGAGTCACCACTTCCGTAAATCTTGTAGTTCTTATCTCCTACTAAAATGTTTTGTAGTGGTGCTGTTTCCACTGTAGATGGAACATCAGCATTGAACTCAATATTTAATTCACCTTCTGGTGCAAGATGATTACTATCCCATAAATCTTTATCTTCTTGTGTGCAGTGAATAACTTGGTTGTTAATGTGTGCATCATAATCTGCAACCTTTTGTTCTGTAATACCACTGTTTAATTCTGCTAATTGCTCTGGAGTTAATGTGTCCTGTTTACCATCTAATGCTGTCTCTATATCTGAAATTTCCCCTTCAAGTCCTGATAAATCATTCTTTGTTGCAACTACCTCTGTATCAATTTGGAATGTATCATCGTAACCAACAAGGTCAATTCCATATCCTGCACTATAAATCTTACCACTAGAACTAATAACACCATCTTCAATTGTAATGTTATCTCCAGCAGTTAATACATCTTGTTTTCCTTCTAAATCTAATTTTGTAGCAACAATGCCTTCATCAATACTAATTGCACTTATTTCATCTTCATCTGAGTCATCTGCAATCTTAATACCAAATCCTGCTTCATAAGTTGTATCAATTGCACTGATTTCATTACCACTAATAATAATGTTATCTCCTGCATCCAATGTATCTTGCTTTCCAGATAAATCTTCTTTGGTTGCAATTACATCTGTGTCAACTGCAAATGTATCTTCATCTACACCAGTAAGTGATAAACCAGTTCCTGCAAAATATTCTTTTCCTTCTGCACTGATTTCATTACCTTCAATAGTAATCCCTTCACCAGCAGTAAGTGTGTCTTGTTTGCCTTCTAATGCAGTAAATACGCCACCACTTGTTACAGGATTTGTACTATCTTCTGTTGGTTCTGCATCAAAGGTTAAAGTATCTTGCTTACCTGCAATATCACTTTGCATTTCACTTAATATGGTTGCTGTAATTCCACTATCTACTGCATCTTGTTGTGCTTGTGTTAATGTGTCTTGCTTTGATTCTAAGTCTTGTTTTGTAGCAATAACTGTTTCATCAACACTAAACTCTGTACCAGTTAAATCTAATCCTGTACCTGCTGTATATGTAGTATCTGTTGCACTAATTTCATTATTCTCAATTGTAATATTAGCACCTGCTGTTAATGTATCTTGTTTTCCTGCAATTGCTGTTTCTGCATCATCAATTCTTCCACTTAATACATCATCTGCATCTTGTCTATCTGATACTTCATCTTCAATGTCACCTTCTACTGTATCTAAGTCATTTTTAACTTCATCAATTTGGTTGCCCAAAGATGTAATACTATTGTTAATTGTAGGTAAAGTTGTTGTTGTAATTGTTCCTACTGTTGTAACTGTAGCATCATATCCTTCTCTCTTTGCTGTTGTGATTCCACTATTGACTGCATTGAGTTGTGCTTCTGATAATACATCTTGTTTTGTATCTACATCACCCTTTGTAGCGATTGTAGTCGTGTCTACACTAAATTGAGTTCCATCTAATGATAAACCATTACCAGCACTGTAAGTTGTGTCTACAGCACTTATAACGCCTCCACTGATAGAAATATTATCACCTGCTTCTAACGCATCTTGCTTTGTTGCTATATCTCTTTCTAAAATATCTACTCTGTCTTGTAGTGAATCAATGTCACCTTCAATACCACTAATATCTAACTCACTCTTTAAATCATCAATATTTAATGATATTGTATATGTGTTACTTCCTTCTACTCTGTCTACAAGTATGTACTCACTTCCTTCACAACTCATAATAAGGTCATCTGCACTTACTTCAAATGAATCATCTGCTGTTGTGAATATTAAAGTGAAGTGTCCATCATCTTCATCTAATGAAACACTTGTAATAGGTGCTTGTGTTGGAATTTCAATAGTATCTCCAATTTTTACACCGTCTTTTTTGAGTTCATATGCAGCAACATTGCCCTCTCCTGCATCATCTAACTTTGAAACTGTATAATTATGCAAAGAGAATGCAACTTCACTACTTCCATTGTAGGATGTTTGTCTTCCTTCGTCATTTATAAGTAAAGAATATGGCACACATCTTACATCTACACCAATAGCACACCCTTTATTGTCTACACTTGTAGTAGATGTATCTGTTGAAATACCTTCATATTCAATCTTTACTACTTTTTGATTTAATTGTCCATAAATATAATTCATAATCTTACTCCACTATAAAGAATTTTGTTCTAGGAACTACTGTGTTATATACTTCCTCTATTTCAGGTTCATCACTTGAATCTGAACTATCACTGTCACTTGAATCATCTTCTACTACTCTTCTAATAACATCAACTTCGTAATAATAACAACCTGCTAAAAGATTTATTGTATCACTTCTATCCAAATGTAATACAACATCTCCATATTTATTTAAGTCATCTCTTGTATACACTTTTCTTAGGATAAGTCTTTCTTTGTATCCTGGTTCATATAAACAGAATAACAACTCATCATATTCTTGTAGTTCATATCTTACTGGGACTAATTGTGTTCCCCAGTTAATAAAAATAGGAGTAGTAACCTCATCACCTCTGGTTAAAGTAATTATGTTATTGTTTGAAATTGTAAACATACCTTTCTCTCCTATTTATATTTATTATTTAGTTTTTTTGTCTTTAATGATTATCTCATTGTCTTCTTCTTCATCTGGTAATGCATCAATATCATCCAAATCAAATAGACCCTTTTCTTTGTTATCTCTTTCTACATCAAAGTTATCTGATACTTCTAAATCTTGTCCTGCACCAAATACATCTTCAATATCATCTTCTATTGTAATTTCATCATCTGTATCAGCAATAATTTCTTCTGCTTTATCTGCACCATCTAACATAGAATCAACTAAATCTCCATCTGTGATTTCAAGTGCTTTGTTTAGCATACCGACTGTTTCAAGTTTAAGGTCAACAATTTCATTAAGAATATCAATGACTTTCTCATCATCTTCGTTAATATCATCGTTTGTTAATGTTAAAGTTGCAATAACACCTTTAAGAGCATCAATAGAATCAAACTCATTTCTTACTATATCACTAATACTCATTGCTTTTGCATTTGTTACAATCTCTTCTGGCACATCTTCTTCATTATTTGCATCAATGTCAATATCTAAATCATTCTCGGCATCAATATCTAAATCATCTAATGAAAGCATATCATCAACATCTACATCTGGAAGGTCTTTGTCATCTTCTACATCAATATCTACTTCATCTTCAATGTCAATGTCTTCTTCATCTTCTTTCTTATCATCTTTCTTTGAAGACTTTTTGTCATCCTTCTTCTTGTCATCTTTCTTATCATCATCGTTTGCTTCTTTAAGAGATTCTAATTTAATCTCACCCCAAGATTTAACTACATCTTTGTCAAGTAATCCAGACTTAATTAAGAAATCTACAAACTTCTTAAATTCTTTTACTTCATCTTTTGGTGAATGCTTATATGTTTTATAATATTGGTCATAGAATATTTTTACAACATCATTAAAATCATAATCATCTGGGTGTTCAACCTTTATTGCTTCTTTAATGCTCTTCTTTGCTTCTTTTAATGATTCTTCATACTCTTCTGGGTATCTTCCATATACAACTTTATCATTTTCATCATATATTTCTACACTTGCATAACCTTCCTTATCAAAAAGTCTATCTGCTTGTTTCTTTGCATCAACTAGATTATCAAATGTTTCATCATAGTCATCTGGTTCACCCAAATCTCTTGCATCTTCATCATACCAATATTTGATTGAATATTTAGTTTCTTCAAGTGGTTTTAATTCAACTTGTTCTTCATTCAATGTTAATTTTCCTTCTAAAAGTTTCATTTTATATTCTCCTTTATTTCCTTTCTTTTAATTAGTCTAAAAATCTATCATCAATGTCATCAGTATCGTCTTCTGATTTATCTTCTTTCATACCTAACATATCTCTTAACCAATCTTCTTCAAACCATAATAAGTCATTTAATTGTGTCATTGTAAGACCGTCTGGATAAATGTCTTCAAGTATGAACTCTAAATCATATAACTTGTCTGCATCAACAATTTCATAATAGAAATCTACTGCACCAGACCAAGGTTGATAATCATTGATGTCTGCTAAGATTTTGAGGTCTTCTTTGATTTCCTCTTTCTTTTCTTCACAGTTTTCACAAGACTCTGCGTATGGGTCATCTCCACCTTCATTTTTGATTTCACCATAGTTCTTAATTGGTTCAAGACCTAACTTCTTATCAATTTGGTGTGCATAATCTACAATGTCTTGTCTATTTGTGAATAAACCATCATCGTGATATTCTTTGTCACTGTAGATGCTTTCAAATACTTCTTTTAATTCTTCATAGTCTTCTTTTGTATTGAAGTAATCTTTTGCATCATTTACTGTTTCAATATCATCTCCCCAGTAATATAACCAACCTGAATCGTAATATGCTTCTTCATTATTCATTGACCACATAACCTCACCAAGTTTGTAAGCAAGAACATAGTAAGGAAGTTTTGCCATTTCATTTAATTCTGTTTCTTCTGTCATACCAGTTTTCTTTGCAAACTTACCTGCTTTCTTTTCATAGTTAGGTGCAACTTGGTCTACTTTTCTCTTTAACTCTTGTGCAACTGTTGGTCTATTTCCTAACTTACCAGATTTTTCAAGTTTCTTTACTGCAATTAGTCTTGCTTTTTCATCTGGGTCTGCTACTTTTCCTATTGCTTGTCCATCAAGATAGTCTTGTGTGTTTTCTCCACCAAGTTTTACTGACTTCTTGAAAGCACTAGAAGACTCATCAAGGTCATCAAATATATCTGGAAGGTCATATTTGTGTGCTGTGTTTCTAATTCTTTCTTTCTCTGCTTCCCTCTCTGCCTCTACTTTTTTTAGTCTTTCATTGGCCGCTTCATTTTCAATCTCTGTTTCAATAAAATGAGACAAGTAATCAAATAGTCCTTCTTTAAGTTCATCTTTTGTATACATAGAAAGGTCAGAATCACCATCAAACATCTCGCTATCATAACAATAACCATTGACATAAAACAATACTTCAAACCAGTTATTATCATCAATGTAAACATCATCACTATCATATGCTGTGCCATCTACAAACATATTGTATAATTCCTCAGGGAAGTCACTTGCATTACGATAATAATCATCGTCATACTCAACATACACTTCGCCATCAACCATTAAGTCAACCGAATATATTTTACCGTTTGGTGCTTCAAGTGAAAGTGATGCAATATTAGTACCATAATCAAACAACATACTATCTTTGCATTCTTCAAGGTTTTCATAGCAGTTAAATTTTGTATTTTCTAATTTAATGAATTCTGTGTCAATTGCTGTATCTATAGCACCGTCATCATTAACATCAGTATCTTCAACTTCTGTTTCTTCTACAGCAACTTCTTCTTCAGTTTCTTCTGATTCTACATCTTCTTTTAATGACTCTTCTACATCTTCTTCCTCTTCATCTTCTTCCTCTTCATCAAAAATGTCATAGTCAAAGTCACCATCAAATGCAATGTCACCATATTGAATATCAGCACTTGTGTCATATACTAAAGCAGCAATATCAATCACCTTTCCTTTGATATATATTTTACCGTCCTTTTCTCCAAGTACTTCACAACTATATTTATTATCAATATCACCATTATCTACTAAATATCCAACATCACCCCTGTCAAATGCTCCTACACATTCTTCATCCATTGTGCTATAGAACATATCGGAGTAGTTATCAATCTCGTTTTGAAGGTCAACACCATTTAGAGCATTCTCACCAATATTACCAACTGAAATATATGTATCATAAACACTTACATCAGCAGATTCTCCATCAGAATAGTTAGAATACATCTCTCCAATAATTTCTTCTAATTCACGATAATCAATTATATCGCAGTTAATAAGTACTTGTAAATCGTATGGTAAATCTGCTTCTGCATCATAAACTTCATAGTATTCATTGTATATAATATAATCTTCACCTTCTGCTTGGCTAAATGAATAGTAATTATCATCGCCAATCATTTCAGGGTGTGATGCAATAACTTTTGCTAATTGTACTTTAGCATCATCAATAAAATCTATATATAAATTGTGGTCTGGTTCTCCAGCAATATCTTTAAATAACATATTTAATTTGTCATCCTCTTCTCCACCATATTCATCATCTTCAGAGGTGTCTGTATACTTCATAATAAATACTGCTGCATTTGCTGTATCATCAATTAAACCTTCACCAGAATAGAATACTTCATCGTTGTCTTTATAACTAATTTCAACAAAATCCATTGCTCTGATAAGTTCTCCAGCAAGAGATTCAGATTCATATAAAATATCAAATAGATTTGTATAAGACCAGTCATTGCCAATCTCTGCTAATGCTTGTTCTGCTTTCTCTTTTCTGATTCTTGCCTCTTCTCTCTTCTTTATAATAGCATCTCTTCTCTCTTTGATTTTTGCTTCAAACTCTGCTCTTTCTCTTTCTTCTTCTGCTGCTAATTCTTCATCAGACATATCATCATCTTCCTTGAGTTCTTTAGATTCTTCTAAACCTGGTAAATCTGGAAGGTTAAATCTATTTCTTAACTCTGCTGTTGCTTTTCTACTTCCATTTATCTCAGATACATCGTGTTCATTGAAAAATTTAACAGCATAATCAATCTCTTCATATGTAAGACTTCTCCAAGTTAAATCTGGTGTGAGACCAACTGCAACTAAAGTACCAACAAGGGTTGTACGATAATCAGGAACTTCAATATTAGCAGGGAGATTTAATGTAACTCCCTCATCATTCATAACAATATCTATATCATCTTCCAGTCCAGGCATTGGTACAGATTCAATATAACCATCTACTAACTTTTGGTATCCTCTTAATGTGTTTTTAATATCCTTAACTTCTGCTAATTTACCTGGTTCTTTTACAACTGCTGTTATAATATCATTATTCATATCTGTATCAGCATAATAATCAATTTGTGGTTCATAATGCGTTCCATCAACACCAACTTGAATATCATCATCTGGTCTAAAACATCTTTCTCTCTCACATAAAGCATCAAAAACATTTCCTGTGTTTTCTTCATATGCATTTGCTACTTCATTGTAGTGTTCCATTGCTGCATCTGTGAAATATCCCTCATCATCAAATACATCAAAATCATTATTACCTACAACATAGTAGAAAATATCATCAATTGCCATAGTGTTGAAATCTGGTTCTTCTTGGTCATCAATGTCTTCTTTTATCTCTTCTTCATTTTCAAACCACTTATTTTCTTCAATGTATTTAATTATATCTTCATCAGATATTCCACCATCTTCTTTCATACCTATATATTCATCAAATGCAGTATATACATCTAAATCATATAAAAGATTTAAATTCTTAATATTAAAAAGATGTACAAGGAATTGCTTACATACACTTTCAGGCATTGGCATCATTGAATTATCATCTAAAAATAATGCACTACTATCAGACCACTTATCAATAGCATCTTCCATAAAATTATTCCAGAAATTTCCTAAAATAACATAGTCTTTTGCTTTTGAATCACTTGCATCTAATTCTGCTTGTGTTGAACTAATTAACTCTGGGAAGTCTTTCTTTGCTCTCTCAACATATTTAATTAAAACATCAGGATAAATTTCATTAAGTTGTTGTGATTCATTTAACTTCTTAACACTTAATGTATATCTAAAACCTTCTTTAACACTTCTTGAAATCTTGAAATTGATTTTATTCTCTTTTAATTTAGAAATGATTCCACCAAGTTCTTTTCTGTCTTTAACATCCAAACTATAAACATCTTCCTTGAGTTCATATTGAGTTCCTTCTAATAAACTCTCTACTAATCCCATCTCGTTTGTCTTTGGTGCTTTAGGTTCTTTTTGGTCAGCATCTTTACTTCTGTCCTTCATAACCTTTTCCATTTCTTTCTTGGATTTTTCTTCTTGCTCTAATGCTTGTTCTAGGACTTCTTCTTGTCCATTGTCACAATCTTCATTTAAAATACTTTTGATTTTACCCATTACGATTTTTATTCTCCTTTTATACTTTGTTTTTAATGAGTTTAAGTATAACTCACTTAATCATTTAATTTAGCAATATATTTAAACCTTGTATACAAGAAATTGCAAAAATTGAAAAAGATGGATTTGTGGTCCATCTTATTTTGCTTTTAATCTTTTTGCTATGTAATTGAAATCATCTACTAATTGAAAAGTTTTATTATCTAATGTATCTAACCACACTTTATTATCTACCAATGCTACACCTGTGATGCAATCTATCGGTAAAATAATTGGTATGACCTCTGCTTCTGCCTTCTTATGTTTCCTTTTCTTCTTTGGTTTGCTCTTTTGTTTATCACTAAAACCTACTACAGATTCTTCTTCTTCTATTTCTTCTTCAATCTCAGGAAGTTTTAATATGCGTAATCTTATAAATTTATTGTTCATTTGCTGTCATATCTCCTAATATAAATAAGTTAATCTCTCTTAGCACTTCTTCATATGCTAATACTTCACCACAAAGTGCTGCTGCATCACAACCAATTTGAACATACTTTACAAAGTCATCTTTATCTTCTTGATTTACTTTATATTCTTCAAACTCTTTTCTCTTTGCAACATAGTTTTGTCTTGTGATTTCCTGCATTGTTCTAATTTTACATCTTACTTTATCTATGTCTACCATTAGAATACCCCCATCTCATCTTTGATAATTTTAATATCACCATCTTCACAAAGCATAATCAAATCAAAATAGATTCCAAATACTTCTAAAATATCTTTTGCAGAACTACCGATTGGAACATAGTTTCTACCCAATACAACTTCATCTACAATATCTTTGATTACAGGTGGAACTTTGGTGCTATCATATGTATCAGCAGTATAATCACCTAATGAACTTTTTATTGTCCAATTGTATCCACCATCATAAACCGATAAAATTAAATATCCTACCATATAAATCTCCTTATTTTTACTACCACTTAATATTATACAACTTTTTTAAAAGAAAGTCAATGGTTTTTTACTTTTTCTCATCTTAAATTGTTGGTGTAGCACAATATTGATAAGGATTTCCAGAACTATCATAAAATACTTGTGGAGTTGGTGTATGTGGTGCATTTGAAATTACTATACGATTTTCATTAGCACCATCATTATACCCCTGCTCATATGCTTTATCAAGCATATTTTTTAATTCCACAGGTGTTAATTCTATTTTCTTATTATTTTCTTTAACTACTACTAATATTGGTTTCATTTTATTCTCCTTTTTAACCTATATTAAACTTAATTGGGTTTTCTAATGTATCTTTAATCAATTCATCTGGTATTTTTACATTGTTTACCACAATAATTTTAGTTGTAAGAATATCAATTATCCATTTCTGCTGTTTAATTATTTCCTTTTGTTGTTCTATAATGTTTTCGTATTCTTTACTTGTCATTCTTTACTCTCCTTAACCACTTCTTTAATATTTTTAATGAATCTCCATCAATAAAAGATAATGCAGAGTTGTCTATATTTGCTTCTTTATCTTCTATTGAAGTTATCTTACAAAAGTCTGCATTTAGTCTTTTGTTTGAATATGCTTCAACAAAGAAGAACTTTTTTATAATGTTTAATACTTCTAAATCTTCTCTTATAGATGTTAATGAACTTTCAACTCTTAAATCATATAAGTTGTTTTCTAGTAATAGGTTAGTCACCTTTTGTAATCTGTCTTTACTATTCATTTTTATTCCTCCTTCATTAAATCTCTAATATACTCACTATTTTCAAGTGCTTCATTAACTCGTTTGATTATCTCTCTTTTTATTTTTTCTCCAAACATATCTTTACAACACTCTTCACCAAAAGAATACGCTGTTCTAAACATATTTTCATCTATCATTATTGTAAATGATTGCTTTTCTCTTAATTCATCAGGCATATCATCTTTTCCAATCAATATATAATTATCTATTCTTAACATTTTTATTTCTCCTTATGTTATTATCTATTTTTAATTTACTATTTATCTATGTGTGAATAATTGTATATAAAGTAGTATTGAATTCAACCGATGGAATTATTTGTAATATGTTTTCCCATCCTATTTCATTTAATATTCTTCCTAATGATTGGAAGTCTGTTTTATCAACTTTAATAAAAATTGTGTTCTTTGATTCTTGTAAATCTTTATTAATTAATGTTAAATTAGTTGCCATTTTTCTCTCCTTAATATCTATCTCTTACACTTGGACTATACAATCTTTTTAATAAATCATAATATTTAACACGATATTCTATATATGCCATAAATATTTTTTCATTATAATCATATGGCTTTTCTTGTAATTCATTTTCTTTAACCCAAAAGGTATTTTTTTCTCTAAGATGCGGATAAAGTACTTCATATTCATTTTTCTTACCTAGTTTTACAATTTCAACTATAAGCAAATTTTCTTTTAATACTACTTTATCTCCTACTTTAAATAAATATTCTTTACTTGTCATTATCCAACCATTCCTTTATCAAAGTAAAAGAATTATTAGCAACTGTTATAGGCACACATTTTATATCTTCTTTAATATATGGTTTTAATTCTTTTATAGCCACTTCAAATTGAATTATATTATAATCATCATAATCGCTACCCATAATAAAAGTTTTATTGATAATGTGTGATTTAATAATATCTAATATTTCTAAATCTCTAACAATAATCTCTGCACATTTAGTTGTGTATTCGCTTTCTTTTTTATCTGTTCTTTTTAATATTTCGCATAATGCTTCTTTACTTGTCATTTTCTTCTCCTTCACAAAATTCACAAGATGTATTTGTTTTCTTCCACTCTTCTGAATATTCAGGATACCCATCTTTTCCATCTAAATATTTATATGACAAAACATTTAGACATCTTTCACAGCAATTGCCAAGAATACACATTGCTTCACTTAATGTATAATCTCCACTATTTACCATTGCTAGTATCAACTCTTCACTACCCTTACCAAGATGAGTATGTCCTGTCAACAATTTAAAACTATCAGCACCATCTTCCCATTTCATAAACACAAATGGTACATAAGATTTACCTACTTTCTCTTTACCACATTTAGTGCATTTACAACCTTTAATGCCTTTAATCCACCCACCTGTTCTTTTACGATATTTTAATGGGTGTTTGCAAGTATCTTTGTTATCATAAAACTTGTTTATTGTATGTGTAATTTCTAATGGATAACTTGTGTGGTAAGTATCTATTCCTAATTCTTTAATTCTTTCAGATGTAACTTCATCCTCTGGATAGTTCACAACATTTCCATCTTTGTCTTCATACCACAATCCTATTTTTAATTTTGTTTTATCAATTTTCATATCTCTTTCTCCTTAATCAAAAAATAAACATCTATCTTATTAAAGTTTCTATTTTATTTTCTCACCATTTTATAGCAGTTAAATACTTCTCTATCAAAAAAACACTTAAATATTTGCTTACCATATTTTACAGTAATACGAAACATATTATTATGGATATTCATATTTGTCCTAATTAGTTTCTTACCCTTTTTCATATTCAAACTCCCTAATCAAAAAATAAACACCCATTTAATTTTTTTAACTAATTTAATAATAGTTTCTTTTAATTCAGCGTTCTCTCTAACAATTTTCATATATTCATCATAAGGAATATCTTCTGGTCTAACATCTCCAACACATTTTTCCTCATCTGCATTATTATATGATTCTTCAAAAATATCAGGTTTACAAGGATAGTATTCTCCTTTAACACCTTTGATAATATAATCACCTAAAGATACCTTCATATCTCCTTCAAGAGTTTTAATAAATAATGTTCTTTCGCCATCTCCATTCCACGCTGTATAATAGTTGGCATAATCAAGAAAGTTAATACATTCTTGTAGGTTATCTCCATTGTATTGTATTGCTTCTATTTCTACTGGTTTCTTAATGTACTTCATTTTTATTCTCCTTTTCTGTAATTAGGATAATACCATCCTTTCCACCATTCTTTTACTCTTTCTTTTTTCCTATACTCTTCTTCATTATATTTTTTATATTCAGAATCACTACTACCCGCACCCCAATACATTGCAAAAGCATCGGCAAAAGCAAAAGCATCGTTTTCATAAATATGCAAATGTTCCTTTATAATTTGTAATATCTCCAGAGCATTGTATACTTGAGCAATATCATCTTTATAAATATCCCCTAGATGCATATTACTACCTCTTCTTTGAAATACTATATTATCAAACGCTTCTTTATCTGTCATTTTAATATCTCTCCTTCTTTAACCAAGTTAATACACCACCTAGAGAAGATGTATTACTTGATGCGATTTCTCTTAATGTTTCTTGCTCTGGAACATCAATAATAACTTTTTCACCAGATTCTAGTGTTCCCTCTATTTGCTTAAATCTGTAGAAGTGGTCTACTATACACCATTCTGCAAATTCTTCATCTGTTAAAGTGTTTAACCATTCTCTATTTGTCATTTTTATTCTCCTATTTTTCTTAACCATTCATTGTGTTTTTCTCTTAAAAATTTATCTACCTTAAGTTGTAATACATTTGCTTGTTTACTTACTTTCACAAACTCTGGTAATTTTGACATTATAAATGATGCTGCTTCATCCATTTGGTTTTCACTATCTGTTTCTCTAATTATTTCTAATGCTCTTTTAATTGAAAACTCAATTTTTTCCTTTTCCATCTCAAATTGCTTAAGTTTTTTATCTTCTGTTTTAGTTAATGGTCTTTTATTTTCTCTATTTGTCATCTTCTTTATCCTCTTCTTCAAATGCTTCTTTTAACAATTCATATTCAAACTTAGTCTTAATTGTAATTGGACTATCCATATTGTTTATCAACATAATATATTCACCATCAGGCGTTTCTACAAAACTTACATCAGTTAATTTCTTTATATAATTGAATGCTATCAATCTTCTACAGATAGTGCTATACATTTTATGGATATTACTTGGAATTTTTCTATATTTATATTTTTTATTTATAGTTATTCCTAATTCATTCATTGCTTCTTTACTTATCATAAATCATTCTCCCTTAAATAATTAGTTAATTGTGAACTTATCCACATAATATTTACTGTCTCATCAATGTTTCCTTTCAATGATTTGTTTAAATAATTTACGAAATCTAATAAAACTTTTTCTTTTAATATGTCTAATTCTACCAATCTTTCATCTAATATATCACAAAGTTCTTCAACATATTTTGTTTGTCCACCTGCTTTGTTTACAAACTCTAAAATTATATATCTAATTTCTTCACCTAATTCTTTATTAGTTATTGTTATCATTTTCTTTCTCCATCTTAATTTTTAGTTTAACTTTATATATAGCAAGGTCAATGATTGTCATTAAAATAGTTGATATAGCAAGAATACCTAAACAAATATATAATATCTTATCCATATTTATTCCACCTCACTTATTCTTATTAAAGTTTCTCGTTACTATTTATTAGTTCAAAATAATCCTTGTTTACGCTAATATAGTACTCCATTGTAAATCTGGCTGTGTTTAAACCTACCAAAGCAGTCTCTTTTTTTATTTTTCCTTTTTTAGTAATTGGTTTTTTCTTTTCTAGTTTTGTTATTTGATTCTTAATATACTCAAAACTGGTATAGAAAATAGCATTGTCAAACTGACGAGCAAGTTGAGATATAAGTCCTTCTGTAACTTGTTCTACTGTTACATTTGCTTTAAACTTTAATATATCATCATAACTAACTGCTATTCTTTTTTGTTTAATATCCATATTTATTCTCCTTTCTCATTATAGATAATAAATTCATCTGGAGTTTTTACTTCTACTACTAATGGTTCATCCGATGTTGATGCTGATGTTGTATAAAAAGTTTCTTCTTCTCTATCTAATTCAGTTAAATCCCACTGCCAAGGAAGTCTTATCGTATCATAAAAACAACCATCACATAATTTACTAATAGGACACATTTCGCAACTTACCTGGTCTGTACAAATTTGTTTAATTTCACTTAACTTATAATCTTTCATTCTCTAACATTTCCTTTAATTTCTTTATTGCATTCTTACATTCATCACAAATCATTTCTTCCGCATTAGAAGTAGTTTTATCACATATAATACATCTATTTACGATTATTGATGTAGATGGTATTTCTACAACACAACCACTTTCTCTTGGACACCTTACAGTATAAGGTTTAGAGCAGGTATAATATTCACCATATTTTTCAACTAACTCATCTCGTGTTGTAGATGGAGATGTTGTGTAAGTATTTATTTTTGTGTAATATATACAACCATTACATTTATTTGTTGTTAATTCCATCCTTTTTACCCTCTTCAATATCCCACATAGATGGTGAATAAGAAAAACCAAAGTATTTATCGCAATACTCTTCTAGCATACATCCTACACAACTATGTGCTGATTGTTTTTGTTTAATACAAATGTCTTTGACTTCACTTAATTTGTAGTCCTTCATCGGTTTTAATTTCTTTTTCATTTCTCATCATCCTTTAATATAATATAACATCTTTACAGTATGAGATGTCATTTATATTATTTACCACTCTTATACTTCTTAAGCATAAATACAACTTGTTCAATGAGTTTTCTCAAAAGTGCCATTTCTTTAACAAGAACTTCTGCATTGTCATTGTCATTGGAAATATCATACTCTTCTTTGAGTAAACTGTTTGCATCCTCTAATAATCTTGTTTCTAAACTCTTTTTTGCCATTTTTATTCTCCTTTCTTTTCTTTTATATTCTCTACTACATCTTCATTAAAGTAGTATGTATAATCACTACCTGTATTAGTGAGCATATAATTATTGTTTCTAAACATCTCACTTGTATTATATTCTAAATGACCACAAAGCAAAGATTCACTAAATGTGGTCACTAAAACATCTTTATTCAAATAAATATCAATATCTTCCTTTCTCATACTGATGTCCTTTTTCTCACTATATATATTATACAACTTTTAATCACAAATGTCAAGAACTTTTTAAAACTTTTAATCAAAATCAATTCCAGATACTTTTTTAATATAGATTTTGAGTTGATTTATAATGTCTCTCTCAATGAATTCTAATACTTGATAGGCACAACCATCACTGGAAATATTATATGCACCATTATATAATTCTACAACATCTCCATCACACATCTCAAACTTGATGTACATTTGTTGACCATTATCATCTACATATACTGGAATCCTATATCCAAAGAATTCCCACATACCTTCAAATGTGCAAACCTCATTGTCATCTTTCCACTTCTCTCTATCTTCACTTGTTGTTTCAATATTAAAGAAATCAGGTGTGCATTCAACATAGTCCCAGTTATCATATATAAGTGCAAACAAATTCTTAATACACTCTGAATAGAACTTAAATTTATCTTGTGAATCTTTACTTAATACTACGGAATCTTGTGCTGCTTCTATAATTAAATCTAAATACTCTTTGCAGATTCTATAAAATTCTTCCCACTTTCTAATCTTCATCTTCTACCTCATTAAATATAAATCCTCTAACTTCTACACACCCCTCACTTACTTCAATAATTCTATCAAAGCACATAGAGAAAGTGCTAGGATATTCTTCTAAATGTCCTAATAGTGTATCATTACCAAATTGACACTCTACTTCTTCACCATCATCATCTATCATCTTATAGTCTTTTAACATACTATTTACTTCTGGTTCGGCATCTAATAAATTATCAAAGAAACCAATAAGATACCAATTGTTATACTCATCTACAAATACTACTTGATACTTTTTTAATTTCATAATTCTTTCTCCTTTCCTCTCCATCTACAGTGACATAGAAAAATACCACCATTAAATTAACAAAAATCCCAATCAGGTGTTAAATCATATCCACCTGAAGTGTTGATATATGTTGAGATTGTTGGTAAGAAGTCATCAAAACCACTTTTATCTCTTGTGTCATAAAAACTTGTTGTGTGTGCTAATAATGTTTCATCTTTATCTTCAATTTCTTTCAGCAAATCTTCAACACTAACCTCATCCCCATATTCATCTACAACTACATATGAATCTTTCTTATTTAGTTTTATCTTCCAATCATCTAATGTGTAAATATTTAAGAAAGGATACATACATAAAGAAAATCTCCAACCAGCAGACTTTTTACCAATATGTAATTTATAAGTCTTTTCAGTTAAATCATCAATGTATAAAGTTTGTGTTCTCCAACCATAGTTTTTAGAACTTACTACTAATCTGTTTACCTTTTCACCAAGTTTATCTGACTTAGGTAAATTCCAATAATCTCCGTTTTTATGTTCTAAATAATAATTACATCCCATAGTATACTCCTTAATCACATAATTTTCTAAATCCACTTTTCATTAACTCTATAAAATTATCAAAGTGTTTTTCTTCTGTTTTGCTTACCATTCTAATATAATTTGTCCACACTTCATATGGATAATATTTTTCTTCAAACTTCATACCAGTGCATTTAGTTTCTTTACCATCTAATTTGATTATTTCTTCTGTTTCAATACGATTAAAGTTGTCCTCTACTTTATCTACTTCTACACCCAACTTTTTTGCAATTTTTTCTCTTTCAATTCTTGGTAAGTCAAGATAAGAATCATACTCATAAAGTAATTTATCTATAATTTCTTTTCTTTCCAACACATCCTCTTCAATACTCCAAACATTATAACCAACATTATAATAATCTTTCATCATTTTAAGATGCTCAATGATAAAATCAAATGAATAAAAATAGTCCCAAGGGTATGTAGACTTTGCAATCTTAACTAATTCTTTTTGATGTCTTTTAATATCTTGTTTATATTGTTTTTTATTTTTATCACTCATAATTATTCACCTTTCTTATTTAAATTATATTTACAAGTATCACAATCATTATCACAATTTTCACCTTGTTCATCATTAGCAATACACTCCACTATATCATACCCATCTTCTGTATGGTCTGTATGGTCACCTATATGTAAATTGCTTAAATCATCCTTTATATCAAACACTTCTGCATATTCTGGATTATTTTTCTTTACCCATTCTTCCCACTCTTTTTGCTCATTCTCGTTATACCAGTGTCCATATTCATTCTTTTTGTAATATGGATGTTCTTTAAGGAATTCATCTAATGTTTCTTTTGCATCATCTTCATCCCAACAAAGTATAGTAGAATTATCTGGAAGTTCTAATACTGTTGCGACTGTTTCACCTTCATTTACAAACTCAAACTTTGGTGAATCATCATTAAATAACACCTCACACCATTGAACAGTCACATAATAACCATCACTACTTATTATGTTAATATTCGTATAACCATAATTTGAACTTCTTTTTTTATCTTTAATTTCATTTGACTTTGCATCTTGTTTCATTAAAAAGTCTATAAATTCTATCACCATTCCCGCTTTAACTTCTTCTGGTGTGAATGTTTTTTCATTATATGGTATTATCATTGGTTTCATTTTTATTCTCCTTAATCAAAAAATAAACATCCATTTAATTTCTTTACTAATTTAACAATGGTTTCTTTTAGTTCTTCATTCTCTCTAACAACCTGCATATATTCATCATAAGGAATATCTTCTGGTCTAACATCTCCAACACATTTTTCCTCATCTGTGTCAATAATTGTTTGGTTTGCTCCGAATTGTTCTGTAATTATATCTTCTTCCATTTTATTATCTTCAAAAAGTTCTGGATTATCGTAAATGTTGCCTATAACTTCAGTATCTTCTTTTGAAATAACTAGTGAATAATTAAATTTATCTCCAGTAATTCTATAACTACAAGAACTAATGTCGTATTCAACCTTTCCTGTGCGAGAATCTTTTCTAATGGCTGAAAGTTTAATAATATCTCCTTCGTAAATCTCTATACCATTCTTGTCTTTTAAACCTGTATATTGACCTATTGTATCTGGTTCTACTCTATTCCAGATAAATGTATCATCACAACTTTCTTCATTAAATACTGTTCCAATATCATAACGATTTTTAGCAATCCACCAAAACTCTTCATATGGATTTATTTGATGCCCACTATTGACAAGGTATCCATATACCCACTCACCAGTATCTATTCTTTTTCCTCTAAACTTAATTTCTCTCATTTGTTCTCTTGCCCCTTAACTATATTGTATGCTTTATCAATAGATTCACAGAAAGTGCTTAAATGTCTTACTGCCATATTCAAATACTCATCTGCATTATCCAATTCACATTTAATTTCTTCAGTATCTTCATTGTTATCTTCTATATCTTTCAAGTCACCACTTACTTCTATTAGCATCCATATAAAATCGCTAACTTGTTCAGTAATTTCTCTTAATTTTATTCTGTCTTTACTTACCATAAATGCACCTCGTGTTCTTTCTTTTCTACATATTTAACTTTCATTGTCTTACCTAAATAGTAATTATAATCTTCTTCTGACATTTCAATAATACCTTTATCATAATCTATTACTTTTGGTGATGTCCAATGTGGTTTATTAGTATCCCACTCAACATCAAAGTTTTCATCAATAGGTTTAGATACTTTTGATTGTCTATTTTCATCAAAGGTTAATTCTTCTATATGTTCCCTACCTTCTGGATTAAAATATCTTAAAACAACTTCTCTATAATGGTCTTGTAATTTCTTATTGTAATATTCCCATAGGTCTTCAAATCCACCTCGTAACATTTCATTTCTTTCTTTAATAACGAAACTTTGATTTGAAATATAAACAACCTGTCTACCATCATTATCAGTATAACAAACACCAACTAAATAAGGATAGTATGGAATCAAATCTAAAATTGTATTGAAATGAATATCAAGAGTAATATATACACCTTGCTTGTTTAATTTCTTTAAGTCATTGTGTTCTTGTTTCCAATAGTAATAAGTAAAGGTTGTCTTTTCTCTATAACCTTCTTTTGTTCTATTGTCTGGAACTTTCTCAACATTCTTGATATAGTCAAAATCTTTACAATGCTCTTTAATAAAATCTAAATTCCAAGGGGTTACCTCAACTTTAATGTGTTGATGAATAACTCCACCTGTCTTTTTCTTAAATGCTAAAAAGTCTCTATACTCATCTGAACAAAACACATAAGTATCTTTATCACCAAACTCTACTGGTTTACCTTCTTTGTTAAACCAACCACCTTGACCTGCAATGTGGTCTGCTAAATCATACTTGCCACTATAAATTGACATATTTCATTCTCCTTCTAAAACTTTATTTTATACTTCCAACTCTTTTGAAGTTGCTGAGGTTACTAATAATATTATACCACTTTTTTTAAATAATTTCAATCCTTAATTACTTTTTATTTATTTCTTTAATGCCCTTACCTTTTCTTTTTATTGTAATTTTTCTTTTGGAAAAATTACTTTACCTAGTACTATAATAGAGATATATAGTAGTATAATAAAGGGATTGTAAAGGGGAAAATTTTATACTGTAACTGTTTCTATTATAGGATGCTTTAATTGTACTCTGGATTCACTTAACTCTTTTGTAAGTTCTTGTTGGTGCTGGTCATAGAGTTTACCATTATCTATAACTAACACATTTACTATTCCACTTAATACTGTACAACCATCTATTGCTATAAGATTATCTCCACAGTATATTTCATTTAAGCAATTTTCATAGTTATTTCTATCTTGTGTGCTATATTTAGATTCATAATGTAAATGAAAAGCAGAACAATGCCAATGACCACAAACTAATGTCTTACCTTTTTCTATCTCTCTATTAAATAATCCCAAATCAAACAATCTATAAGGACAACCCCAAGTAGCATCAATCCAAGCATTTCCTTTCAATTCTCTCCAGTTTTCAATTATATCATATCTATCATCAAAATATGTTGAGACTCTTTTCTCTGTTGGAATGAAACTATGTGTAATAATGTAATCATCAACCTCAAAATAGTCAACCCATTCATCGCTTTTTACCCACTCTATAATGCCAGACTTCTTTATTTCATTGCACATTCTAGTCCACATTGGTTCTGTAAGTATCATCTCCATCACATAGTTAAATGCTTGAACTTCTTTCCAACCCATCAATGCAATCCAATTCTTTTCTAATGCTCTCACATCTTTGTATCTTCTCGCTAATTCTGATTTTGGATATAAGTTTGTATATAAATGATAGCAAGTAAATACAGTTCCATTAGACCAGTCGTGTCTTTCTGGATATGTTTTATTTAGTAAATCCATTAAAAGATATTCGTGGTTACCTCTAATTAAAACCCTTCTTTCTTTTGGCAATGCTTTAATGTAGTTAAGCAACTTAATTGTTTCTTCACCTCTATCAAATAAATCACCATTAACTACTAGAATATGCTCTGGGTTGTTTACATCAAATCCAGAACTCTCTAATGCCTCTATAAAAGGTGTATAGAAACTGTGTACATCACTTGTTACGAAATATTTCATATATTATACCTCTCTCGCTTATTAAAATGCTCTACAATGAATTTTAGAAACATTGTAGACACATTATTCAATCTCGTCTTATTTTTGCATATATACGATTACACGAAGTCATCGCTTTAATTGAATTCCTCAAAATGTGGTAATGTATAACTCATATATCTAAATACTTTATTGATAGTCCTTAATTCCAAATAAGAATATTTAACTTGCTCACCTGTGAAACTATTATATCTATGTTCACTTACTAGAAACACTCTTCTATATCTTCTGTATCTTTCTGTTAAGTCTTTGAACTCGTCTAAGTTTGTGGTGACTACAATTGGTCTAAAATAAATTTTGCTTCTTCTCTTTCCTTTCACCAAATCTTTCATCTTATTCTTCCTCTTCTATCATCTCTTTTAATTTTGTTTTTACCATCTCTTTTAATTTTTTGTCATTATAAACATTTATACACGCCCTAATGTTTCTTGTACCATTGATATAAGACATACCACCCTTAAATATTTTCATCTTGCTTAACTTTTTTTCTAACTTATCAAACTTCTTTAATCTCTTTAGTTTTCTTTCAGCATTAGGAATATTTGTCTCATCAAATCTCCAAATCCCACAATCTTTTTCAGTTGCATCTTCAAATGCACTCATTGGCATCACTATTTCATATCTAGGATACCAAGCATCGCCTCTATCAACAATCTCCCATTTCTTTGGTAAGTATCTTAAGAAGTTCCACTTAATAAATCTTATAACTCTATTAGTCAACCATTTGTTTGCTAACTCACAAAGATAATCACTTCTATTGAACCACTTTAATTCTTTCTTTGCTTTACGATATGGCATATAATCATACTTACCACTCCAACCAGACCAATGAGTGCAGAAAGCAAATGCAGGATAATCTTTGATATATTTAATCATCTTAATTGGCATTGTAGTCCAAGCACTATCCTTTTCAAAGTTTTCTACTTCACTTACTTGGATGTTTTCAACAAGTTCTGAATCTTCTGGTTTGAACTTGTCTATTGCTTTTTCATATTGTGCAAAAAGTTCACCACTATATTTGAAGTGTTCTTCTTCATTATAATCCCACCAAATACCAAACTTCCAACCTTTACACTCTTTGATTCTAAAATGAATAACAGAGTTTGTGCCATAACCAAAAATATAATACCCATCAAGATATTCTAAATCTATAATGTGAACTTTTAATTCATCTTCAACTTTTGCTACAAACTTCTCTGTTAATGTCTTGTATGCTTCTGGAAGGAAAGGATATTTATTATCATTCTCTTCCACACCATCATTATAAATCTTTCCAAGTTTATCAAATGCTTCAACTAAATTTGCCATAGACTATTTTTCCTCATTTAAATCTTCTGAATCTTCTTTAACAACTTCTAAAAATTCCAACTCTGTTTTTAATTGGTCTAAACATTCTTTACACAACAAAATCTTACTCTCACCATACGGATTGAAAATTCTTAACCCATAGGATATTTCATTATCTTGTGACATACAGGATATACAAGTAATGTTGTTATGGTGTCCTTCTCCATTGTTAATTATTTCAACCTTAACCATCTAATCTACCTTCCATTTATTTTTATACTATATTATACAATTAAAACCAAAGAAATTCAATGTGTTTTAAATATTTTTTGTAATATATTTGTATAATTTTCTCCAGTTAAGTTTTCCTGGATGTGCTAAGTCATCAATATAGAAGGATGCTATTAACTTTCCAGATACACCGTGAACTAAATCATTTGTGTCTTTTTCAATATAAGGCATACCAAATTCATTCACACATAAGTTATATGCTTCCTCATAGTCTTTTTCTATTCTAGCAGACCACAGAACCAATCTATAACCTTTATTGTGCAACTTGTCTAAATACTTCTTTGCTGTCTTATTTAACTCACCTGTGTATGGATAAGGACAAGGCAAGGTTATAGTATTGTCAAAATCAACTGCTATAATCCTTGCTTTTAATTGTCTGTCGTATTTCTCTACAATATCTTTATCACTCATTGCTAACCTCAATAACAGATGCTGGATAATAAAATGGGTGGTAGTCTCCTACATCATATGCAATACCATCAATAATGTTATCCATCCATCTCGCACAATAGTTAGAAGCAATGCCCTTAAATGGATAGACTGAAAAAATATTCAAGTCATCTGGATAAGCATATTTACCTTCAAGATGACAAATCTCGTTCATAACTTTTCCCTTCGTTAAATATCCTTTCGCACCTTCATCACCACACCTATCAATTGCTTCTTGAAAATCTTCTTCAACAAGACCTTCCCAAGTCATTGCATTATGGTCGTAAAGTTCTCCAAGTTGCTCATAAGTTGTTACTTCAATAATTTCTTTGTTCATAATTCACCTCTAGTATTGCTTTTGTTTACTCACAAAAAACTTTCTAGCATCTCTATAGAAAGATTCAACATCAATTCTATCTTTAATACCTAATGCAGATTTAACATCAATAACTGCATTTACATATCCTTCTGTTAAATTCAAAATATCATCAAAATCGCTGAATACTAAATCGCCAACTCCATTGTATTTTGCACTCAACATATCCAAATACTTTTCTCTAATCTCGTTTTGATTCATAGTACACCTCACTATCTATTTCTTATACTATTATACTACTTTTAAATAGAAATGTCAAGCACTTTTTAATAAGTTTCTAAAAATAAAAGTTCTACCTATGGATTACTCAACATAGATAGAACCTTTATATATGTATGTTAAATGAAGAAGTTGAAAGGATAAGGACTTCCCCATCAACATTCAATCATTTAATTTAGCATATGAAAAAAGGACACCTGATATTAAATCAAAGTATCCTTTTCTCTGGAGCATTTAAATGACTATAACCGTCTTATTTATTATTCATTGTTGAGGTAAGCAAGGGTGTGTAAGTAGTTTGTTTATGCTTACCATTTAATAATCACATAATAATCACACAAAATCGGAGGTTTTACTCACACACCTGTCACATATATTATACCACAATATTTTTATAATTTCAATGGGTAAAATAAAAAAGTGATGAAATTTTTATTTTCACCACTTCTATATATACAAGATTTAGATTTGCTACTTTATTTTAGAACTTAAAGAAATCTTCAAATATAGTTGAGAATACACTTGGAAGATTTGAATAACTTGTATCTACTTTAGGTTCTTTGTCTTTATAGGTCATATGGAAAGAACCATACTTATCTATAAACTCATTCTTTGCTTCTACATACTCATTGTAAGAGTCTGAAACCTTCTTGTCCAATTCTTCTTGAACCTTCTTGAGTTCTTCCTTACTTGCATTAAGAACTTCAATATAGGACTTATAAGAATCCTCAACTTTCTTTGCAAGGGATTTCTTATCTTCAATCTCTTGTTGCTTTAGTGCTTCCTTTCTTTCTTCTTCCTCTTCTGCTTCTCTCAACTCATCAAGAGAATCAAAAGGTTTGTTTAACTTCTTGGAATAATATCCATAATCTTTTTGGTTTGACATATCTCTCATCTCCTATCCTAATAGTTTTAATCACCCTTTGAGTCCTATCTCTTTGGGTGACTTTGTGTTAGTATTCTAAACCTTGTGTATATCTTGCCTTTTATGTTTCACTTAATTTAGCATTAGTTCAATTGTAAACTGTCTGATTTTTTCAACCTTACTACCATAAAGGGTCAAACTCTGTTCTAAATCTCTTATCATTCTCTTTCTTTATGCTACTAAACAATGTACTTGCTTCTTCCAATGTGTTAAAGCATTTATAGTCATAGTACTTACTTTCATTTGCTTGGTCTGTCCAATAGGCATATTTTCTTACATCATATGTTTTGTTTTTGTCTTTATCTTCTATTTCTCTTAATGTAAACTCTGTGTACCATTCACAAAAATTATCTTCCATCTCGTAAAACTCTTTTCTATCTAAAACCTTAATCTTATTTCTTTTCATATTACTTCTCCATCCTTATATTCTTATTTTATTTCTATTTCTTCATATATCCAACCACGCCACACCTTTTCACCTGCTATTAGTTCTTTTCTATACTTCCCCTTATCAGTAATGTAAGGTTTATAGACTTGTATTTTAGCATCTGGATGACTTGCAAGAACTTTTTCTTCACTATCATAATATTCTTCGCCATTTTCCGTAATTTTATAATATCCATCATCGTGGTCTCTGTATGCTACTCTATACGCTTTCATTTTTTTTTCACCTTTACTTTATCCTTTTATAATATCTCTATATTTACATTTACATTTAATAAGATGTCTTTTACTATCATATAATTGAATACCCTTTGGAACTAATACCAAACCTTCCATTTCGTGCTTACCATTATTTAGAGTTGACATATGATGTTCTAATACATATTCTTTTGCTTGGTCTAGTGTTCCTTCAAATACTACTGGTACAGAAGGTATTCCTAATCTACCAGCAATGTCATCTACACTTTCCCTCTTTAAGTCAAACCCACCAATGTTAATATCAAAAATAATGAAACCTACTTTACCATCTCCAATATAATCTTCACCATATTTTTGAATACCAGTACCATAACCTTCACCAAAGATATATGCTTCTTTCTCTGCAAAGATTTGTTCAAAGACATATTCCATTTCTTTTGTTAAAAATAAGTTCTCTAAATATTCTTTTAGTTTTGTTGGTATTTGTGCTTTATCTGTATGACCTGCAATTTCTATATCGTGTCCATCCCAATGAACTCTAATGTTAGTACCATCAATTTTCTCTGTGCCTTGCCAGATAATATTTTTTAGTGTTTCAAATGGTTCATTTAATCCTACGATTGTTCTGAACTTTTCATCAAACTTAAATACATTTCCAATTTTTTGATATTCCTTTTCCATTTTCCTTCTCCTTCTCTATCTTTTTATTATTCGCCCTTTCTTCCAAGTTCATACCAATAATTTGCTAACTTTACTAACATAGGCATTTGAGTATTATTAGCCCAATCGTAATCAGAATAATCATAAATAAAATTCCCAATAACTTCCCTTACCCATTCATTTTCATTTTCTACTTCTTCTATATTCTTAAATCTATCTGCCATTTTTATTCTCCTTGTCTTATTTCCATTCATCAATCATCTAAACTTTCTAATAATTGATGCCAAAATGATTCTACATATCCTACATCGGTACTACATATTGAACCATTAGGTAGTTTTATCTCTGTTAGTGAATTTGATTCTTCTAATAGTTTGTTTACTAACTCAACGAAATCTTTACTTGTTTTTATCTTATTTTTTACACCTTCTTTTTGTTTTATATAGTCTATCATATACAAATAAGCATCTCTTTGTCCTTTTAATCTCATTACATCATTCCATACTTCTTTTTCTCTTTTCAGTTCTTCTGGTGACATATAAAACCATTCCGAAAATGCTTTTCTTCCTTCTTCTATTGCTTCGTTATATTTTCTTTCTAATTCTTCTAATATTTGTTCACTTGTCATTTTTTTATTATCTCCTTTATTGCTAAAATACAGTAATCTTTGTCAAGTCCATACTCTGGAACATCTTTGAGTATGTATGTGATTCTATACTTGAACTCACTAATGTCTATATCTGAATCTACAAGTTTGAATTGTATAATATCTCCAACCTTAAAATCTCTGTCATTCTTTCTTAACTCAAATGTTTTTGCACCTTCATAGACTTCTGCCCAATATTCATTTTTAATTTTTAATATGTGTGTTGTCATCTCTTACCCCCAAACATAAAGAATAATACCCAACTTGGAAGTTCTTCTACTGGTGTGTTAGCATAGGTTACCCAAATGTAAATCTCTATCCCTATCATAGCAAGTGCTAACAATACTATCATCACTATAAAGAATATTCCAATAATCTTTGTTATTATATCTTCTCTTTCTCTCATAATATCTCCTAAATTAGTTTACTTGTAAACTATTTATATGCTCATCTCTGCAATTATTTTACAGGCAATATTAACATCATCTATAAAATAATCATCGTCTGCATCTTGTGCTGATACAAACTCTCTGTCTACCTTTGTAAGATTAGTTACAGAAAGAATTGTTTTCTTACACTTTTCCCAAAGTCCTTTCTCAATTACTTTGTCAATATCTTCAATTACCACATTATTAAAATACCACACCTTAATGTCACCCATAATAAATCTCCTTATTCTGTTTCATCTGTGTCATCAAGATATTTAAACTTGAATGGTGTGCTAATACTAATAAATATTGTATCACCTGCTACATATCCACATCTGAAAGAAGTTCTATTGATAACTTTTGTAATCTTAATTACCCAACCTAAATCATCTACATCTTCTATGATGCCTTCTTTATAATCTTCATCACCTGGATATAATTGAATCTTTTTACCTACATATAAAAATTTGTTCATATCTATCTCCTTTACATTTGATTCTTTTTAATTGAAATTATATTTGTTGCTGCACTTACTCCATTTGCTATAAAACATATTGAATTAAATACTATACAAACAACAACTGTCTCATAACCATAATATTGTACACAAACATCATAGTTAAGCACATACGATAATATACATACTAACCATAAAAGCATTAAACCAATATGCATAATCAAAAAATAAAAACTATATCTCATTTATTTTCTCCCTATTTAAACATCTTGTATACAAATAGAAATTTCTTGTATAGTTCTTCCATTGTATCTGCACTTGTTAGACTTGTAATATCGTATATGTCATCTACTTCTGGTTCACCAATAAAGTTAAAATATCTTGCGAACTTTGTGAACTCATTGTAAATAATCTTCATATGCTTCTTTGTTGGTTCAAGTATAACAAAGTAATATCTTCCATCATTCTTCTCTCTAGTAATTATGAAGAAATTGTTTGCTTTGATGTCATTTGATACATAACCCTCAACATCATCAGATAAAGACATTATGAGGTCTGCTAATTTTAATTCTTTTTCAAAAATATAATCCACTGCGTTATTGCTCATCATTTTGAACCTCGCTATCTCTTTCTTCTTTTGCTCTCGCTAATTCCCAATTCCAAATTCTACTAACTTCATCACATAAATTACTAAACTCTTCTACTGTAAGTATTTTTTGACGAGCAAAAATCTTACAGGCACTAATAAATCCTATTGTATAAGAACCTAATATTTTACTTAATTCAAGTACTAATGCTGATGGGTTGTTGTTAAATGTAATTTGTTTTGCAAACTCTGCTCTTTCTTTACATCCCTGTGTAAATTCTGTAATCAATTGTTCATATAAGGTATTTTCCGCCATATACTAAATCTCCTTTCATTTAATTCTGGTTACATTATACTACTTTGAACTTAAATTGTCAACTGTTTTTTAAAACTTTTTTGAAAATTTTTATTTTTTAACTATTCCTGTACATCTTGGATATTGAGAACATCCCCAAAACTCTCCAAATTTGCCTGACCTTAGATACATATCACTACCACAGATTGGGCATTTAACTTCTCCTATTATATATTTTTTATCTTGTACCATTTTTGTCTTGTTCATCTCTTTTACTGAAGATTCCATATTGTTATAGAAATCCTCTAAGAACTTTTGGTCATTTAATTTGCCTTTTGCAATAAGGTCTAAATCTTTTTCTAATTCACTTGTATAGTCAATGTTAATTAAACTTGAGAATGATTTATCTAACCACTTTGATAATTCCATACCCTTTTCTGTTGGTACTATACACTTGTCTTTTGTTTCACAGTAACCCCTTTCTGTGTCTAATAATGTTTTTATTATTTTTCCATAAGTAGATGGTCTACCGATACCAGTAGATTCTAATACATTTACAAATGTTGATTCTTTATATCTCGCAGGTGGTTTTGTTTGTTTTTCTGCACAATCCAATTTAGTGTTTTGTAATGTTTCACCCTTATCAAATGTTACAAGTGTTACACCATCTTCTTCATCATCTTCCTTATATGTGTAAATCTTTTTGAACCCATCAAAAACTAATTCAGTAGAAACTAAATTGAAATTGTGGTCACCATTGAATATTGAATATGTTGTTTCACTCTTAACAGCACTTGCCATCATTGTTGCTATTGTTCTGTTGTATATGATTGTATAAATCTTTAATAATTTTTCATCTTTAACAAAATTCTTTAACATACTTGGAGTCATATCTAAATCAACTGGTCTTATTGCTTCGTGACCTTCTTGTGCTAAATCACTCTTCTTATACTTCCTCATTGGAGCATAGTATTCTAATCCAAAGTGTTTTTTAACATAGTTTTCAAGTATTGGTAAGAACTCTGGTGCAAATTCATTGCTATCAGTTCTAATATAGGTGATTAAAGCGATGTGTTGATGGTTTACTTCAATACCTTCAAACAATTTTTGTGCATAAGACATCGCATCATTTACACCAATGCCCAATTTATTGGATACTTCCTGTTGAAATGTGCTTGTTGTGAATGGTGCTTTAGGATTTTCTAATTTTTCCTTTCTTATAATGTCTTCAACTGTATATTTATTCAATTTATTGCAATCTTCAACAATTTTTGCAACTTCATCTTTAGATTTAAGTTTTTTTACTAACTTTTCTCTTGTTCCAACATATTTTGCCTTATATTCCTCACCACTCTTAGAAAAATTAAGATATAAGTCATAATAAGTCTCAGGTTTGAAGTTTAATATCTCATTTTCTCTATCACAAATGAGTTTAAGACCAGCACTTTGACATCTACCAACACTTTTAGCATTGATTTCTTTTCTTGAGATGCTTGAAAGTCTATATCCAAGCAATTTATCAAGTTTTTGTCTTGCCTGTGCTGCACTTACAAGGTCATCATCAATGTCTGACGGATTTTCCAGTGCTTTTAATACTGCTTTTTTGGTAATTTCGTGAAAAGTTATTCTCTTATACTTTGTTTTTGGTATGCTCAAGAACTTTTTCAATGACCAAGCAATTGCCTCACCCTCTCTATCTGGGTCGGTTGCAAGATAAACAAAATCTGAATTCTTTAATTGTTCCTTTAACTTATCTACAACCTCTTTCTTCTCTGGTGACACTGCATAATCTGTCTTAAATTTGTTTTTAGGGTCAATGCCAGTATTAAAATAAGAACCACCATTCTTTATTTCCATAATATGCCCAACACTTGCCATTACAACATAGTTCTTTGGCAAGAAAGATTTAATGGTTTGCACCTTATTTGGCGATTCCACGATGATTAAGATTTTATGCTCTTGGTCTATCATATTAAATACTATGTAAACAATCCTCAATCTCTTTTAATTTTTCTACAAGTTCTTTTGAGTTTTCATCTTTACAATGAACAGTAATAAATGTTCTAATTTCTGATGGTGATTCATAACTACACCCAACAGGAACGCAACTATTTGAGAATCTCAAAACCGCTGCAAGTGAATATTTATTTAACTTTAATGGAGAAACATAAAATCCTCTAAATTGGTTTTTAACTACAACACTACAATATTTACCCCAGGCATATCTATCTTCTGGGTTAATTGAGTGAGCATCACACCAATTTAAGAAATGAGAGTAATTTTTCATCTTTATAAATTTATTTACATATTCATTACAATGTTTTAATTTACCTACTATTGTATAAATAACAAGGTCATCAATATCATCATTCAATATTAACTTTGATACATTTGGTTTATTTGCTACAGCATAGAATTTCATTTTTTCACCTTTCCTTTACTTTTTATTATAATTTGCCCATACTAATGCAGATGTTGTATCTCCTGTTGATACAATCTTTCCATAGAAGTCATATGTTCTGTTATATGTCTTGCTATATCTACCTAAAATCTTTCCATAGAAATCATATGCAATTCTATCTCCATCTGATTTTGTTACAATACTTCCGATAATTTTACCATAGAAGTCATAAATCATTTCTTTACTATCTGCCATAATATTACCTCTTATAATATTTTCTTCTTTCTATCTTTTTAAGTTTTTCTAGTTGTCTTCTTTGCTCCCTGTTAAGTTGAGGTTTTTCTTCATAGGTTTCAACTGTTCCAAGTTCCACACCCTTCATAAACTCAATAGCATCATTTAGTGCCTTTGTGTCTTTATTTTCTTCAATCTCTTTTTTAAGTCCTTCATTTGCTGCTTTAAGACCATCTAAGTAGACTTTGATAACTTCTTCTCTTTCTTCCTCAGATGCTTCATCCCAACCTTCTATAACCTCTAAACCTAAGTCTGAAAGTAAAACACCATCAAGAAGGTGCATCATTTGTTGAAATACTTCCCCAACTGCTTCCTTCATAACATTTTCTTCTATCTTTGCTGTTGGTGTTTGATAAATAACTTCTATTTCATCATATCTTGGAATAATAAACTCTTTACCTGGAATGCTAATACATTTCTCTCTTGAAAGGTGCATCCCCTTTTTACCTTTAATCATAGGGTTAATAAATGTTCTAATATCCCCACCACTAAACTTAATACAGAATAATCTTGAATCAACACCAATTTGTGGTGCTGCTAATGCTACTAAGTTATCATCTGCATATAAGATGTCTTTAATCCATTTAATTGTTTGGTTTAGATTTTCTTCATCTTGTAAGATAGTTTCACTTGCTCTTGTGCTTAACTTCTCTAAATCTGTTATAATCTTCTTATGTCTTCCCATTATGCTTCCTCTACTATTAACTTATATGTATCGCTATCAAAATCACACTCTAATGTTAAATCATAATCATCAGCAATATATTTTAAAATGTTTGCGTGTTCTGTTACGATTACATCATCTACATCTAAATCAACTAAATCTGATGAAGATAAAATTGAATAGACTTGTTGGAACTCATCACTGTTTTCAAGTAATAAAGTATACTCACCATCAGTTGTTGTATACTCTCCTGCAATTCCTAATTTATCTAAAAATTCATCAATCGTTGCCATCTTCTTTTTTCATCTCCCTTACATACTTCTTAAAGTCTGCTAATGCATCTCTGTTTTCATCAAGGATTGCTTCTTTTGAAGAACCCTCTAAATAATCATACCACTCTTTATTAACTTTTTCATCAAGTGGTTTCTTTGAATCTTTGTTTGGTTGATTTAATAAGAATAATTCATATGATAATCTTTCGTAGTTTGTTCTTACTACATCTAATTCTTGTTTTAAATTATCAACCACAGATTGCTCAACCAATCCTTTCTTAACCTCATCATTTACATCCCTAAAATCTTTTAACATTTCAAAATATTGACTTTGGACTTGTAAATAATATTGAACTAAATCTTTCTTTGACATTTATTTTCCTTTACCTGTTGATAGGTCAATTGTTTGGTTAATTAAACTATTCTTACCCTTCTCTGTATCAAATACTAATAATGTTTGTGAAGGACTACTAAATAATCTCTTATTAAAAGCATATTGTTCTGTTCCTACAATACTTCCATTTACAAACACCATTGTATCTTGGAAACTCTTTGCTTTTGGTGAATGATAATGTCCTAAGAAAATGTAGTCTATATATTCCTTCATCATTCCAGTAAAGTTTTGATATACTTTATTGATGCTGTCATTATGTCCGTGAGAGAACATAATTTTCTTACCATTCATTAAAGTAAACTTACCAACACCATCATCTACATTGTCATTAGCAAATACAATTGATGTGTGTCCTAATCTTTCCATTAAAAACATATCAATAAGTTTACTAAAGTGTTCACTATCTAATGCCTCTTCTTTGTTTGCAATAACTCTTGAGTGATTATCAATAACACTTCTATATACAATCTTTGGTGCTGCTTCTTGTAATAGATTCAATACTTCAGAAATAAGTTCTGCTGCCTTTAAAACTTGGTCAACAACATTTAGTTCTGCTTCAACTCTTGCGTTTGTATGAATAATTCCGTGAACCATATCTCCAAGGTTGCATACATTTAGTACTTGAACATTGTAAAGTCTACAAGTTGAAATAACACTTTCAACTAACATTTGTAGTCTAACTTTTGCAATTTCTGTATTATAAGTATTATACCAGTTATCACATTTTACACCTATATGTAAATCGGACAACAATAAAACCGCTTCGTGATTTTTTTGGTCTGTATGAACAGGAACATATTTTAATGGTTCTAATTCTTTTAATTGAGAAACAGTGTCTCTAATTGCTTCAACAAAAACTTCTTCTCTTGCTGTTGTTCTAATATCTCTATTAAATGCTGTTCTTTCATCCCTAATCTTTTGTCTTTCTTTAGCAAGTTCTATTGTCATACTGTTTAAGGTCTCTTCAGACACTCCACCACCAATTATACCATCATAACTGATTCTCATAATGTCTTTAGGTAAGACCCCTGCAGTTTGCATTCTATGATTTACAAATGCTCTTAAACTCTCTGCTGAACTAGGCCAACCAATCTTATCTACAAGTTCTTGCCACTTTCTATCTTGTTTGTATAGTTTAGTTTTAAATGTAACACCAATGGTGTAAATATCATCTTTGTCAAATGTTCCATCAGGTTGTCTAAATGTTTCAACATAAGCATAAAACTCTTTTCTTGTCATTTGCTATCTTATCTCCTTATTATTTGTTTTCTTCTTGATTTGTTAATAATAATCTAATATGAAGTTGATTATATTCATCTAACAATCTATTAAAAGCAACTACTAATGTTTGGTATTCTTTTGATAACTTATTAAAGTCTTCAATAATTGCTTTGTGTTCTTCTGATAAATCCTTTAATTCTTCCTTTGGATTTGTTGTTACTGGTGCTTCATCTTCAATATTAAAATCTACTACTTTGTTTTCCATTATTCTTCTCCTTTCTCATTGTCTTCAACAACTTCTGCTTGTTCCACAGATGTTGTCATCTCTCTAAACACATTGATTATATTTAGAATTTTTTCTTTTGATTCTCTGGACAATTCACCTTCAACATTGATGTTGTTTTGTTGGTTGATTTGTATCATAGGTGTACTGTCTATTGCTTCTACACTCTTTTGTGACTTTTCAATTACATTTTGAACTGTTTGCATATAACCAAGTAAATCTTTATCACTAATGTCATCTGCATACAAATCTATTCTCTCTATTGCTTTGTCACTCACCTTATCAAGAAGGTCATTTAACTTTGCTATTCTTACCAAGTTTTTCTTGTTTTGATTAACATTAAACAACTTAGTCAAGTCCTTAATTTCATCAACATTTTCAGACTTCACTATTTGGTTTAATAGATTCTCATCTGTTTCCTTTATCTTAGCAGATGAATCTTCAATAACACTATCTGTTGTGGTGCTTGGTAAATTGTTATCAATATCTTCCATTAAATTATTTCCTTATAAACTTTTTCTAACTTGTTTGCTAGACTCTCTTCTAACTTAATCTCAAGCATATTTTCTTCGTTCTTAATCGTGGAGATTATGCTTTCTCTTAATTTAGCATTAGGAATAAACTTAAACTTCAAATCATTGTCATATAGACCAATAACTAGGTCTCCAATGCCTACATCAATCTCACAAATGCCATCGTTCTTTACTACGGTCTCCTTAACTGCATCGTTAATACTATACATAATTGCATCCTGCATTTTGCCTAATAACTTTGTACTAATGTTTAGTAAATTAGATACATCATCCATTAAAATATAACTCATTATTTATCTCCTAAAAATATTAACCTTTATCATTATAAACATAAAAACTTGAATCTTCTACTGAGTTGGTATTATATGTTGAACCTATAAGTTTAAACTCAAGATTCTCTAACCTACCAACCTTAATAAAATACTCATCACTTAATTCTTCTTGCATAATCTCATATGTACCTTTTATTATAATACCGAATTGCTCTTTTGCTTCTGTTAGTGGAACTCTTATTTCATAACTTGGGTGGCAGTAGTCACCAATATACTTTAAATAACTTCCATTGAATAGTGGCAATACATACTTCTCAACCAACTTAATCTTTCTTCTTACAATGTATTCACCAATCTTCTTTTCTCTCCACTTCTTAAATAGTATCTTATTCTTCAATAATCTAGCACCACATCTTGTTAGGTATGTTCTGTTGTAATCTACATAATAACTAATGTCTTTATACCAAGCAAGACTCTTGTTCTCTTTCATATACTTTATCATATCATAGATTTCATAGTAAACGGTAGGAAAATCCAGTCTTGGATATTTGTTTACATTTATATCTTCATTAGCAACTATGTCATCAAACATTTCACCTGGAACAATCCCATCTTCTACAAAAGAGGAGTATGATGGTCTAAACTTGTCAATATAATCTTCCACTTGTGCAAAAAGAAATATTCTATAGTTACCATCATCGTTATCATAATCTAACCACAAACCTTTATCATAGTCAATCCATATTCCAAATAACCAATCCTTTAGTTCTTTAATTCTAAATTCAACTAAAGCATTTTCAAGTGTTTCACACCTTTCAAAATCATCTGTACTATAAATGTTTGTTGAAATGAATTTAATATCATAGATGTGAACCTTGTTAGCAACCTGAATAAAGTTGATTACGCTGTCTGCTAATCTCTTAAAGTTGTTACCAATCTCTATTAAATTAAATTCTTTATTCTTCTTTTTCATTTTTGCTCTCCGCCTTGTAGTTAAGTGCTACTCTTCTTAATACTTTCTTTGAGTCCCTCTTCAACAAATAATTACAAAGCAGGTCAACTTCTTTCATATAATTATTGAACTGATTGTCTAATTTGTACAAAACACATCTCTCAAATGCATCTTCTGGACTTAGAAAAGTATCAAGGTCATCTAATATATTATACAACAATTTTTTAAACATTTCCACCCTCTCTGCTAATAAATGTATATTTTTCCATAATTTCAACCACTTTTTTGTATATTTCCACAGTTTTACTCTCATTGTATTCTGGTGAGTTGATTTCTTCTACTGCATCTTTATACTCTTTTCCTTCAATGTTGATTAACTGATAAAGCAATAGTGCATTCAATACATTTTTCATCTCTTCTTTTGTAGGAATAGTTATTGTTTTTCCACCATAATATTCTAAAAGATTTGATAAACACTTTTGGTCTAATAGATAGCACAACTCGCTTAATGTTGAATACTCTGGAATATCTGTTGTTTTATATAATACAAATAACATTAGTGAGTATACATCTGTTTTATTTAATTCTTCTAATTTTGTTCTAATTTTACTTACACCCATTTTACATATCCTCGTAATAATCATCTTGTTGTTGAGTTGCTGAATCTTGTGATTTCAATATATTATCTAATGTGTCTACTGATAATGCATAAGATTGTTCAACATCATAAATTTCATTCATCATTTTTTTCATTACTTTCTTAACTAATAAGTCAACATAATCTTTAATCTCTGGTTCTAATCTCCACAATGTTAAAGCATTTTCTTGTTCTCTCTTGAAGATTTTGAGTAAGAACTCTGGACTAATGTTCATATCCCTTTCATTTCTCTTCTCTACAACAGATTCAGAATAACTGCCCAATGTGAACGACTTGATTAAAGTTATCAAGCAAGACTTATATAATCGCATATAAGCAATCTTATCATCTCTATAAGGTGTTTCATCAATAACCTCTCTAATCATTGCTGGGATGCATTTAAATGACTCTATTGTGTCTTCCTGAAGTCCTTCGTTACATTGGTCTTGAACTTGTTCTCTCATCTTGATTTGATATGTCCAGAGTAGTGCTGGGTCTTCTTTAGCAATGTTCATTTCATTATACTCTTGTTTTTTATAACTCAAACTCAATGGATAAACCGATGCTTTTGCATAATTGAGTAAAGACCTAATCTTCTCACCTTTCTCTAGTTTCTTCATAAATCTTATATAGATTGTTGTTGCTGCAAATTGTGCAAAAGTATCATAATCTTCATATGTTCTAAAATATTGTTTCTTACACGCTAACATATAATAAATTAAATACATAGCACGATAACATTTCTCATCATCTCTATCTGGTGTATTGAAATGGTCATCAAAATATTTTGCTAAATCTACATATCTTTCATTTCCTTTTGCTGAATATAGCATTATTTCACCTCACTTATTCCCTCATTATTTTTTACAACTAAAAGTTCACTGTCCATTGGTATCTGTAGTTCATCTGGATGGTGACTAATAATAAATACACTTTCCACATCACTACACTTGTTTGCTATCATTGTTATTATATTATCACAACTTTGTCTATCCAAAAAGTCTGTAATTTCATCTAATACTAAAATGTTTGTTGAGAAGTTCAAATGTGTCTTCAACATATCCCTGATAGTTAATTGTAAAATCAAGTCTATCTTTTGTTGCTCTCCACCACTCAGATTCTCAAACTCTTTACCATTATAAGATATATTTATATTATTTCCATTAAGAGCAAAGGTAAAGTCGTCATATCCTAACACATATTTGCAGTATTCTTTTGCTTTTGTATTGATGAACTCTATTACATTGATTAGTAAAAATCCTCTGAAATCTCTCTTGATTAGGGTTTCCATCTTTGATACTACATCAAGATGCTTTTGAGTTTCTTCTGTCTTATTGCTTATTGTTGTCAATTCTGTATTGTATTTCTCAATGAGTTTCTTACTAGACTCAATGTTTTCATTCAATGTCTTGGCACTGTTCTCGTATGACTCCTTCTCTCTTTGAAGGTCTTCCTTATCTTTTATCATAGAGTTTAATTCTGCTTCAAGTTCCTTAATGGACTTTTCTTGTGTTGAAATTACATTCTTTAAGTCGCTGATTTGCAAAGAAACTGCATCCCTATCTGCTTTGTTTTTATTTCTAATAGAGTTCTTTTTTAATATATGTTCTTGCTCACAGGCATCTATGCTTTCTCCAACCTCTGTTAATTCAATGTTTAGGTCTTTAAGTTCTTTCTCAATTCCACTTGTATCTGGTTTAACAACATTAGGAATCTTTTGACCACAGGTAGGACAGATGTCTGTAATGTTTTGCATCTTGATAAGTTCTCTCTTAGTAAACTCAATCTTACTCTTTAGTTGTGCTTGAGATTCTGTAAGTGGTTTAATCTTAACTCTGAAATCATCTTCTTCCTTATTTTCACTCTCTACACCATCTTCAAGTGTTTGCTTATACTCTTTATCTAACTTGTCAACTTTGGTCTTGCAATCATCTACATAAGCATAGCAATCATCTAATGCTGTCTTATCTTTATCAATCCAAACTTCAAGTCCGTGAATCTTGTCATCAATATCTTTCACATCCTTAATGGTTGTGCCTAACAAACCATTGAGTCTTGTCTCTTCATCTTCTAACTTGGATTGTAATCTAGCACCATCAATATTAAGAAGGTTTACATCATTTCTTAACTTATCTATTCTATTAGACACTCTTACCTTTATATCATCCACCATAAAATCTGATTTTGATAATTTTTCCAAGAGTTCCTTTCTACCACTTGGACTAAATGATGAAAACTTATTTGGCATTCCTTGACCTAATATAATTACAGATGCAAGTAAATCCTTAGTTAATTCAGGAAGATATGATTCTAATATTGCTTCACCATCTCTAATACCTTTACCACTCTTGTCTTCACCATTTACAATTACCTTTAAATCAGATTTAGGTGCTTTTATTCTAGTTACTTCATATGCTACACCATCATAGTTGAAGTCAAGTGTAACATAACAACTATCTTCATCCACATAAATATTTTTTAGGTTTGTTGTTACACCTTGAATTGTTTCCCCTGTTAAAGCAAAAGTAATAGCACTCCAGATGCTGCTCTTACCACTGCCATTACTCAATGCTTTATCATTCTCACATTCATTGATACCCCTAACAACACAATAACCTTTATCTTTTAATTCTATCTCGCTGTGCCCAAATGATAAAAAATTGTGCAATATAATTTTCTCAAATTCTATATTCATCTACACACCTCATTCAACTCACTAATTACTGTGTCGTTATTCCCAATATTTACTAAACAGAACTTCTTGAACTCATCTAAATGGTCCACAGTAAAATCATCAACACACTCTGTAGTAGTATAGTTATTGTTAGAGAATGATATAACTTTACTGCAAACTAGGTTGCTTTTCTTTAGTTCTTGATTTACATCCTTCAAAATGTTCTCATTACACTTAACACTTACAATACTGCTTGGTTTATTCTTAATCTTATTCATATAAGCATTGAACTCATCTATTGTGTTTACCTCAAACTTATAAAAATTAAAAGCATACGGATTCTTAATAAATTCAACATTGAGTGTATCTGTATCTATTATTGCTACATTATGATTATATACATAACCATCTTCACCAAAATTTTGTCCTGTTAAATTACCAAGATTTAAGATTCTATCCTTTATAACCCAACTACCGTTGTGTATGTGTCCATTTACATATAAGTCGCTATTACTTAAAATATCCTCAAGGTCAAATCCTGTCTTTGAAGTAATAGCACCCATTTGAACGCCCTTTAAATCATTGTGTGAAAAGAGAATTCTTGGTCTTATATCTTTCACATACTCTTGTAATGACCTTCTATTATCTTCTGTTATATATGGCAAAAAGAATAATCCACAAATACCAAAGTAAAACGGTTCACTGATAATCTTAAATTGGTCACTCTCTAAATCCTTTGCTGAATTGTATTCTAAACTACCAACACTAGATTCGTGATTACCTACCAAGAAGAAATGAACTAAACTCTTGTTCCATTCAATATCTTTTAGGGATGTAATAATTTCATCATTAAGTACAGGAGAATCAAAGAAGTCACCTAGATATACAACTAGGTCACACTTTGTTGTAATCTCTTGTTCAAACCAGTTGATTGACTTAATACAATTCTCAATTCTTGTAGAGTACTTTTCACCTCTACTTCTTATAACACTACTATTAACACAGTAGTGCACATCTCCACAAACTGCTATCTTCATATTATTTCCTAAATACTATATTATTTATAATGTGGTCTATAATTCTATTGTTTGACATATTGGAATATTCACCCTCTTTAATTCTTCTATCAAAGTCAAGTAAAAACCTATAACATTTGATTAAGGTTTCATTATTAAATATACCACAACAATAGTACCTTACTGCTTTGTATTGCTTCTCTGTCATATGTAGTTTTTCATATGTTGCATTAGGGAACATTTGGACCTTTAAAATGTTCTTAAATTCCCTAATTAAATTTGTTACAAGTCCATACGGTTCTACATCTATATTATCAATTTCAAGTAAAATCTTTCTAACTTCATTTACATTATTCTTACTTATGTTGTTAGAAAGGTTGTAAATATTAAAAGATGATAAGTCACCATATCCATTGTCATTTAGAATACAGTCAAACATAGAATCTTGGTCATCAAACATTGAAATCTTTGATAATTCATTATCAATTCTATAGATGTCATTGTTAGCAATCTCTTGTAACCAAATCAACTTTTCTTCTCTAACTTTTGGACACTTAAACTTCATATATGACAAAATCTGCCAGTTTTCAAGTTTAGGTACTTCTACAATAAAACTGCCCAGTTTTTCCTTATTAAAACCCTTTCCAAATGTCTTACAGATGATTACAGTTGTCTTCAAATCAGAAGGTTCTATCTCTCCTGTTAGTTCAAGCACATTGTAAACATATAAGTTAGCATCTTCAATCTCAAAGATGTCCCTTTCCTTTTTACAATCTTCCAATGTGTCTGCATACACAATACCATCAAAACCCTGTGCTATTGCATTTACATACTGAAAAGGAATAAAGGAAACATCTTCCCACTTTAATATTAGGAAGTGCTCTTTATAGGTTTTGTTCTCTATAGATGATTTAAGGTCTTTTAGTTTCATACTATATGTTTTTATTTTTCATCCTTTGTAGTGATTTCAATATAAGTCATAATGGCATAAGATGCCAAATCTAATAATGTATCTGTAACTCTCTCATCATCTTGGTCTACATCTGGATGTAAGATTAGGTTTTCAAGTCTGTTAAATTTATCACTAATTCTTGTTAATGCTGAAATCAATCCATACTTTTCCACACTTATTCCAAAACTATCCCCATATGCAGTGTTTTTCTGTGCATATAGATTTGCCATTGACTCTGTAATTTTCTTGAATAGTTGTGTCTTGTCTTTCATTTTATTTCTCCTTTCGTGACTCCTGCCACATTTCTATTAACATATTCTCAAACAATAGATTCTTTTTAAGTCTACTATCTTCAAATAGGGTTTTGTATTTGCACAATATGTTGTAAATCTTAAAGTAGTTTATTGTCTTGTTCTGCTCTAAAATTAACCTATATATCCTCTTTTCAAGCACAGTTAAGAACACATCTAAATCATACTTATCGTATTCATCTCCAAAATTTACTCTATCAACTAAATTGAGTAAACTAGGTAATAATACAACATTGAGTTTTTCTAACAACTTGTTTATAGACTCTTCAATATCATCTAATGTCTTATAGTTTAATGTTAGAAGTTGTCCTGGAGTAGTACATACCTCTAATGCTTTATCTCCATATACATCTTCTCTTACAAACTCTTTTAGTTGCTCTTTGGTATAATCCTCAAACTCATATATCATACACCTATTCAAAACCGTGTCTAATAACAACTTCTTGCTTGAACTAATCAATACCATATAAGCACTTGTAGGTGGTTCTTCTAAAATCTTCAATAAAGTGTTCTGATTTCTCTCTGTAATCTTATCAATATCAATCAAATAGAAAACCTGCAACGACCTCATATAGATTTCCACTAGAAAGTCGTTGTTTATATCTTCACTAATATCTACAACATCTATACCAAAGTTAGAAGCAAGTTCTTTTACAATAGTATGTTTACCACACCCTCTTTTTCCTACAAAAAGAATTGTATGTGGTAATGTTTGTAATGTAAATGATTTTAGTTTGTTTAGTATTCTTTCTTGTCCTATCATAAACTTCTTAATACATTTATTAACTCTACTTCAATTGTTGTCTTTGGCATTGTATCAACTTTAAGTTTATTTGATAATTCTAACACTCTGTCACACAACACATTCAGTGTTTCTGTTGTTGCTTTTGCTGTTGTTCCTGTTAAATCAGTTAATAAGTACTTTGGAACTTTTGTCATATTTGCATCTTGGAATATTGAATACTTTGTTAAGTCAAGCATAAAGTCTACATACTGATTAACAAACAACTTCAAATCATTCCCCTGATTGTAGCAATACTCTACAATCTTTATTACTAATCCTTCATCCTTATCTAACACAGCATTAGTTAAGTCAAAATATATCTCCTGTGAAAAATTACCAATAGCATCTAACACATTGCCTATTGATAAGTCGTTTGAATAGTCAGCACACTTTTCTAATAGTGCTATCGCATCTCTTGCTCCACCACAAGCGATTTTAGCAATATAATCGCAACTTTCTTCAAAATTAGTATAACTTTCGTTAGAACAGATTTCACGAAGTCTAGCACATATATCATCTGCACCAATTCTATTAAGATTGAATCTCATAACACGATTTGCAATAGTTGCTGGAATCTTCTGTGGGTCTGTTGTACAAAATATGAAAATAGTATATACAGGTGGTTCTTCTAAACACTTCAAAAAAGCATTCCATCCTTGTATAGTAATCATATGTGCTTCATCAATGATAAAGATTTTATATTTACCATCTAAACTTCTATACTTTGCACTGTCTATAATTGCTCTAACATTATCTACACCATTATTAGATGCACCATCAATTTCAATAGGTTCTCCATAACCATTGTTTATCTCATAAGCAAATATTCTTGCCAATGTTGTTTTACCAGTTCCAGAAGGACCTGTAAATAAATAGCAATTCTTGAACTGTCCAAGTTCAAGTTGTCTTTTCAATATCTTTATAGTTGAACCCTGTCCTATAACATCTTCAAATCTCTGTGGTCTGTATTTTGTTGCTAGTGACATTATAATTTCTCCATTACTTTTATTTTCTTGATAGGTAACCAACCATTCCACAAAACATTTGTATCTTGTTTTGTATTATAGTCATAACCTAACCCATTAACCAACACCATATCTCCTACCTTTTTGCTAATATCTACTTTCATATACTTTGACTTTGGGTATGTTCCTCTGTTCCAGTTAGATATTAAAGTAGAATCCTCATCATACTTGAGTAGAACATCATCTAAACAAATAATATAACAAGAATCTACTTCTAACTTTGTTTCGTTATATCTAGGTATGTAATATGTATTGGTGTCTGGATTATAGTTTGTGAGGTCTGCTATCTTAACATTATTCAGTTGTTGTTCCACTATCTTGTTCATCTTCTTCCTCTACACATTCAGTTCTATACTCTTGTAAAGGTTTGTTATATGTACAAATCATATCAGCACAATGGAGATAAATAGCAAGTTTATTTGAGGATAGAATGCTACCCAAATCCTTGTTTGAGTATCCATTATCCATACCACAATTATGGTTTACTATTGCAACTGATTCATAATCTGTAAGTGGAATGAATTTACTCAAAAGCATATATGAAGTGAATGCACCATCACCATAAACTATTCTATCTGCTGCATCCTTAACTTTAAATGCCTCACTTGCTATCCAATCAAACTTACCTAAATTATCTCTTTTTGTGCCCTGTTCAAAGTATACTTTCTTGTTTTGTGTATACTTCTCATAGTAGTTCATCTTATAAAGGTCGTGGAACAAACCAACAATCTTAATTGAGTTAGGGTCTAAGTCGCCATCTGCATCCAATAAACACAATGTAGAAAGTGATTCATATACATCTATTGAATGTTGACATAAACCACCATCATAAGCATATGAGTGTGTTGCTGTTGCAGGTGCAGTAAAGAATCCCTTTTCATCTAAATATGCAATAAGACCCTCTTTGTCAAACTCAATCTCAATGCTGTTTAAGATGTCAATGAATTTCTCTCTGTAAAATTGAATCTCTTCTTCTTGTAACATATAAATCTCCTTATAGTACCTTCTTAATTGTCAATGAAGGTGCTGTTGTCTTTGTATACATTCCACTTAATGATTCGCTTAATGAAAGACCTTTTTTGAGTTCTTTGTTTAAGGATGTTGTATCAATCTTTTCAACAACAAACTTATCAAATCCATTATTCTTCAAATAAGTAATCATACCAAGTTCATCATCACACTTGAATGTATCTTTTGAGACAATTTGTGCTTTGATGCCATCTACTTCATATGTAGAAACACCTTCTGAATCCATATCATTTACGATAGATTCTTTGAGTTGTGCCATCTCTTCTTTGATAGCATCTGCTTGTGCTTGTAATTCAAAATACTTCTTAATATTTTCTTTGTTCATATTTACCTCTATATATTATACCACAATTTTTTTAGTTTTTCACTGCTTGTCTATATTATACTACTTTTTAATTGCTTTGTCAACAACTATTTTACTTTATGAACAAGAACTCTATAATGGAAGCATTGAATGTTGTATCCGCCTGCACTAATTGTTTCAACTCTTGCCATTCCTTTTGAACCAACAACAATACCATTGATTTCGCCGTGTTGTCTTCCAATACTCAAATTACTTGCATCTTGAATTTCACCAACAACTGCACTAATTCTATTACAAAGGTCATAATACTTTGCTAACTTTTCTTGTGCCAAAACCTTATTTAATTTCTCTTCATCAAATTTGTAAAGATAGAACTCACCTTTGTGTGCAGAGTGTCCAAATACTTGGTCATAAGAATAGTTATCTCTTTGATTGAATCTTACGCTTGACAATTCTTTTGTGAAGTTGTCAATGTTTGTCTTTCTAATCCAATCTTGTTCATCTACCTCACTCCATCTATATCTTGGATAGATTCTATATTCTTCATAGAAGTAATCATTAAATTGATTTACAATTTCTTTTCTTTCTTCTTGATTATAATATTTAGAGATGTCATAACCAATTTCAATAAGATAGTCATTAGCAATTGTATGGAACTCATTCATTTGGTCTACGAGATATTGTGCATTTTCTTTGTACCATTCTCTTGCTTTGATTTCCCAATTGTTCAAGAATTCCCAAATTACTTCAATCTTTGGTGCATTCTCTTTGTTCTTTTGGATGTCATATTTCTCTTGCCAATTCTTTGCAACTTGTTCAACCTCAAACAACTTTGGAAGATTATCAATGAGTTGAGAAAGATTGTCATTGAACTTTTCTGTTGCTGTATCTGCATTCCAACGACCATACTCATCGTGAGTTTCTTTATAGTTTGCGATTGAAGTAACATATTCTTTACTTTCTCTTGATGGAAAATAGTTTGTGAAATTACTTGAAACTTCGTAATAACCATTGAAAAATTTATCAACATCAATACCAAGTTTATTACAAATCTTGATAATTGTGTTCTTTCTCTTCTCTACTTTCTCATTTGCTGCATCCAATTTTGTTTTAAGTTCTTGTGATGTCATATTTCACCTCTAAATGTTTTATCTGACTACATTATACGACTTTCAAAGACAAAAGTCAAGTAAAAAATACAAAAAAACCAAGATTTTTTCTTGGTCTTTGTTTTTTAGTCTTCTTCTTGCAATTTTTCTAGTAAAAACTTCATCAATTTTGTGTCTATTACATAATAATTCTCTTGGTCTGGTCCAAAGTTGAATGCTATAACACCATTTGATACTCTTTGAGTCAAACATTCTTCTTTATTCTTTGCTATCCAAGATTTTTTGATAGAAAATGACTCCTTTGGTGCTTCACAAGTCTTACACTCTACTAAACAACACCCTTCTACAAGAACATCACCTTTTCTAAACTTTCCACTTCCTGATGACGGTTGTTGTCTTGCACCTAAATCTTTACACACTTGTTTTTCTTGTCTATCACTATAATATCTTGTGCTTTCCATTATTTTAATCCCCACAATTCTTCAAAATCTACACCATAATCTAATTGAGTTGATACTCCATTTTCATTTCTAACCCAATGTGATATATCATCTTTTGTTAATCTATGAGAAAGTTTATATTCTTCATAGTTATCTCTATCTTTATTACTAACCTCATCAAAACAATCTTCACAAAGATACATAATCCATCCTGTTGTCATATACCTTACTGGTTTACCACATTTGATACAATAACACTTGGATAATTCTTCATAGTGTCTAATTACATATTCTGTTGCTTCACCTGTACCATTATTATATAAGCATAATTCACCATATTTTTCTTTAATCTGAGTAAAGTAAAAAGTCTTTAATATTCCATCCTTAATCAATGCTTTTCTTAAATCATTTCTTAATTGTCTTCCAAATGCTTTTTTCCAACCTCTTGGCAAACAACAGAATTCATTGAAATCCCAATATTTCTTCCCTGTCCACACATTTCTTGGTTGTAAGAAAGGATAACGCATAAAATAAAAAACATTAAATAAACATATAAATGGTTTTGCTAATGTATACTTAAAGAAGTTTTTTATCTTTACTCTTCCTATTTTTCTCTTGAATTCTTTATCCATACTTATTCTCCAGTTACATATATTATAAGATGATGAACATCAACAACTCTCATACTTATCTCATAAACTATTCTATCACCATATTCATAATAAAATTCATCTAGTTCCTTAGTGCTTCCATCTCTATAAACAACCTTACCATTCCAAACAACTTCTATGAAAGGTAAAAACTCTGCTATGTTATTAAATGTTAAACTACTATATTGTTTCATTTCCCACTCCTAAATATTGTTATAATTAAACCAACAATAAATGCTAATCCTAAAAATATTGCTATTGAAAGGAATGCACTATTGTTGAGTTTAACTGTTTCATATACTTGTGCTGCATTACTTAATAGTATAATCATTAGTCTTCAAAGTCTTTATCTGTAAGATTAAACTTCTCTCTCATATCTTCTTCATCACCATATACAAGTCTAGCAAATGTATCAAAGTTTGAACTTTCTCTTTGCTCTAATAACTCATATACTTTGTTGTATAATCTCTTAAATACATCTGGATGGTCATTGAAGTATGTTGAGATATTCTTTTTACCACGAATCTTAATTTCTTTACCATCATCACCAATTAAGACCTCTTTAGTATCAGGGTCAAGAAGTTTGAAGAATCCTTGGACTGAATTGTCAATCAAACCAAGATGGATAGCAACTAAAACTGTGTCTGCAACAATGTCTACACCCTTTGTATAGTTCAAAGACATTGTGCCAACCTTTCTATCCCATCTGCAAACCTTTGTCTTTAATACTGCAACTTCAATAGTATGTCCTGCTGGACTTTCTGCTTTTGTTGTGAGTTTATTTCCTTCCTCATCAAAGAAATCACCTCTCTTGAACATCAACCTCATAGAGCATTGATGCTTCCAAGCACGACCACCAGGTGTTTGTAAAAAATCACCATAACCACTAAGATTTTCTCTTACTTGGTTAATTCCAATAAGTGTTGCTTTATACTTTCTTAAAAGACCTACAGCAGTATTTGCAAATCTTGTTAATGAATTTGAAATACCACCCATTTGTTTTTTCTCTTGTGATTCATCAATGATTTGTTGTGGAACTAATGTTGCAATACTGTCAAAGATAAGCAAACCAACTTCACCTGTCTTTAACATATCTATTGCCATATCAAAGATTTGTTCTGCACTTTGTGCTTCTGGTCTGATAATAACAGTTTGAACTTTTGCTTTTTCACTCATATCATAACCTAATGTCTTTGCCCAAATAGGGTCGGCTGTTCCTTCGTTGTCTAAAAGGATAATTGCTCTTGGATTATCTGGATTTCTTTCAATCTCTTTTCTTTGATAAGATGCAGCAACCCTAAAAGCAGATGTGGTTTTACCACTACCTTCTGGACCACTAAACTCAACTATTCTACCTTCTGGAACACCACCATAAACACAATAGTCAAAAGATGGACTACCTAAAGATAATATACCATCTGCTGATAGTTCATCTACTCCAAACTTAACTACTGAATCGCCATAATCTTTTTGTATTTTCTTCAATACATCACTTAATCCCATTATCTATCTCCTTTAAAATACTCGTTTTGATAATTAGCACTTGACATAGATAAACTCATTTCTGTTGTCATTGTGTATAAAATTCTCTTCAATGTGTCTGCCATATCTTGTGCAGATGAAACTTTGCCTTTCAATGTCTTATATGCTCTATCATATATTGCATTTACAACTTCTGGATATTGTGCATCATTACTTGCTTTTGCTTGTAGTTCTGCAACTGTTAATCTTGTCTTACCTTTCTCATCTTTGTCATCACTATATGCAAGATAAGAATTTGAGTATGCTTCCTTACTTGCACTTGAAGATAAGTCCGAATAGATACCTAACTTCTCCATCTTCTCTATCATAAAGTAAATCATATTAGTTAGTTCAAGATAATACTTTTGAATTATGCTCATTGATGGATTATCTACTTGAACACAGTCAAAATAAATGTCTTTCATCAAATTATCAAGACCCTCACTATACTTTTTTACTTGGTCTTCATACATTATCTTAAAACACTCAGCATTATCTTCTGTATCTTTTACAATACGATTTAATGTTATTTCATCAACATTTTCTAAAAAAGTTTTCATTTATTCTCCTTCTTCCAGTTCTAATAAACAACTGAAATCACACTCCATATATACTCTCTTTTTTATTGCTGGTATAATCTTAATGTTATAACCATCTTTGATTTGCTTAATTCCGACAGATTTCACACCACTTTCCATAATCTTTGTAATGGTTGATATTGGAACATACATAACCAAATCTTTCTCACTTAACCACAAGACTACACCTACTCTGACACCTTTAATTCCAACCTTCTCAACTAGGTCTTCATATTGAGTTAGGTTAGCAAATGGAAAAGATGCACCTTTGTGTTCTTTACACTCCAAATAGTATATGTTTGGGTATGAATAACCTATAAAATCACAAATGTTTTTTATACCATAATACCCATTTGTTGTGTCATATAGTCTGTCAATAGTGGAATTAGGGATAGACCTTAAAAAGTCTTCCCTAAATTTTTCTTCCCACTTTTTACCTTTATTGTCTGCCATATTAGTCCTCTGGAATAATATTCTTTACATTGCCTCGTGACACTATAACTGCTCTGCCATCACCAAAATACATTGTAAGATATTGTTCTTGACAACCATCTAAAGTTGCTTTTAAGACCTCTAAATCAAGTGTAGCAGCATATGGAGTATCAATTGAAGTATTTGTATAAGATATTACTTCACTGCTGTTAGAATCCAAATCAGAGATTATTAACTTATCACATTCAAAATTAAACTTATAATCTTTCTTGTCTTCTGCAAGTAATAATAGTCTGTCAATTGCTTGTGATAGTTCTACTCTATCCATATTGATTGAGTATGCATAAATGTTTTCAACAAGGTTTCTAATTGCCTTAACAGGAATACCTGCCTTTAAATTATCACTTGGTAAAATTGATGTGATACAAATATTACCAGAATCAAACTTAACCTTTGACTTAACCTCACCATTAACTTCATCAAATCCAATACTAAACTGTACGCTTGAGTTGTCTTTGAATAGTTTGAATAACTTTACAACTTTGTTAGTGATTAAGATTTTCACCGGTTGTTCTAATGTGAAGTTGTTTACACAAGCACCAACATTGAAAGTAATCGCACCTTGTTCATCAATATAACACATTCTCTTCTTTGAATCTAATGAAGCACCTTTTGTATCCATCATCTTTGAGTTATAGTTAAATATACTTAATAAGATGTCACTGTCAATATTAAACTCAGATGTAATATTATTGATTACAATCGGTTTTAATCCAATGAGTTTTCCATCAGAACAACTCATAGGTAACTTATATGTACCATTTGCTTTAACTATAAGTGCGTTGCCTTCAACACCTAATTCTAATTCATTTGTTGTAATCTTTGAAATAAGCGATAAGAACTTCTTTGCATCAATGGTTGCCTTGAACTCTTCATCATCTTCTACATCAAGAATCACACTTACAAAGTAATCTCCATTAGTAACATTTAATACTAACTTGTTATCACCACACAACAACTCAAGTTTTTCACTAATCTCTATTTTAAGTGTTGTGTCTAATGCATCTAAAATGCTCTTACAGGCATTCTTAAAATCTTTTGCTTTTAATATCATTTATGTTCTCCTTTCTATTTTCCTATATAATATTATACCACATTTTTACTCATTTATCACTCTTTCTAAGAAATTTTCACTAGATTCTTTGTGATTTTTACACAATTCAGCAAATGGGTTATCACATTTATCTTTTAATTTACTGTACTCTTTTCTAATTGAACTGCTGTAAACATCTTCATACCAATGTTCAGATATTTCAGCATCGCACTTGAATGGTACAATACAATAATCTTCAATACAAGTCATCATAATATAAGTCAACCTATCTGCTACTTTATCTGCATTCTCTTTAGGGCATTCTCCAATCAATTCATCGTGAACACCTATAAGCATCTTAAATCCTAAGTCATTTAATTCCTTATCATTATACAACTTAATCATTGCCACTTTTGTCATTGTTGCAGCACCGCCTTGTATTCTAGCATTAACACATTGTCTTTCTGCTTCTGCAATCAAAGTGGTATTTGAATGTATTGAAATTCCATCTCTATCTGCCTTTTGTTTAATTTCATCATAATCCTTCGGTGTCTTAATGTTCTCACAAAGTTTACGATATTTCTTTATCTTTGTATCTTCTAACTCTAAATCTTTACAATATAAGAATGGGTTAAATGAGGTTGAATTTTTGGATGAATCCTTATATTGAATTACATATGGTTGTAGTAATAAGTTTGGTAATCTTCTTCTCCTTCCATACCAATCTTCTACATATCCGACCTTCTTTCCATCTTCTTCTGTCTTATCAATCCACTTCTTAACTTTTGGAAACTCTGTATAAAAACCATCCAAGATGTCTTTTGCTTCTTGATATGTTCCTTTAATATTCTTTGCAATTGATGCAGTTCCCATTCCATACATAATTCCAAGTAGTAAACTCTTAACACTAGACCTTCTCTTCTTGCCATCTTCATTGATGCTACCATCTTCAAAGTGTTCCAAATTATCTTCATACTTATTGTGATATACCTTTGAAGCAATCATTGAGTATAAGTCCTTGCCTTCTTGGTATGCTTTAACCATATTATCATCTCTTGAATAGTTTGATAATAGTCTTGGTTCTTGCTGAGAGAAGTCACTTCCAACTAAAACATAACCATCTTGTGCCTTGAACATCAATCTAATTTCATTGTTCTTTGATGGAATTTGTTGAAGGTTTGGTTCTGTACAACTAAATCTACCTGTATCTGCACCTATTTGTCTAAAAGTACAATGGATTCTTCCTGTCTTCTCATTTACTTTCTTTGGTAATGTATCCAAGAATGCTTCAATGAGTTTGGATAGTTTCTTATGCTCTAACAAAAGATTACACAATTCTAATCCTGTCTTATCATAAATCTTTGTTAATTCTTCCTTTCCTGTTCCTCTTGGTTTTAACTTATCAACAGGTTCTATCTTTAATACATCATAAAGAAGTATTGCTAATTGAGTTGGACTTCCAAGATTGATTGGGTCTTCTAATTGTTCTGCCTTTGACTTAGAAACCTTATCACCACTTATTTTCTTTTCGTTTGCTTCTGGTGTAAGTTTCCATTTGTTTATCTTGTCCTTTAATCCATCAAGTTCTTTATTGATTTGTTCATTTAACTCATCTAATTGATTATGATACTTATTAGATAGTCTCTCACAATACTCTAAATCAATAGCAATGCCTGTAAGTTCCATCTCAGCAACCACTTTTATACAAGGCATCTCAACATCCCTAAACAACTTGTAAACACCTTTATTCTCTTCTTGATTAAATAAATTAACTTGATACTCATATAACTTGTATGTCATTAGAGCATCTGTAGAGGCATAAAGTGAGAATAGTTCTGGGGCAAAGATTGCATACTCTTCCTTTTCAAATAGTTTCTCAATTGAATATTTTTCTTGTTCACTATCTATATGAAGTACATATTGCTCTTTTAATCCAGCACTTTCATTCTCATTCAACAACCTAGCACCAATCATTGTATCCCAATATATTGGTAACTCTACACCACAAGTACATTTAAGAACTTGATAGTCAAATTTCGCATTGTGGTAGATTATCTTTACATTATTATCAACTAATCTTTGTAATTGTTCATTTAAGTCATTTTCTGTGAGTTGCCACTCTAACCTTAAATCAGTATCAACATCTCTGTGGTTTACTGGGACATAACATTGATTCTTGCCTGGAGTATAAAGACATAAACCCATTATCTTGCAGGTTAATGGGTCAAGACTGTTATTTGTTTCTGTGTCTATTACTATTAGATTATTCTCAATGGAAGTATCAACATAGTCAACAAACTCTTCTTTGGTTTTAACCACAAAAGAATCATCCAAGTGTTTACCTAAAATATTGATTACATTTTGCTTAATCAATTCTACTTTCTCTTTTTTAGAAAGTTTCTTACTGGTAATTGCTTTATTCCCAGCAAGTTCTTTAGGTTCTTTTATTTTCTTAACAATCTTGGATGTTTTCTCTTTATCGTTTTCTGATTCTATTCCAAGTAAATCAAATATATCCATATATTAGTAAGTTCTTCTTGGTCTATCTGTTGGGTCAATTTGTGGTCTTTCTTTTGGTACTTCTCTGACAACTTGTGGTTGTGCTACTGGTTGTTGATATTGTACCTTTGCTTCTTCTTTAGATTCAAAGTTTCCAGTGCTTACAAAGTTTTCTACCTCATCAAAACTCTTGTCATAGTAAGAGTGGTGTGATAAATCAAAGTTATCAAAGCAAGAGAAATCCTTTACATAAATGTCTTGTTTGTAAATATTTGGGTTTGTAGGAATAATGTCATATTCTGTTTTCATTGAACCCTTTTCACCCCTTCTCTTAATCTTGAAGATATAATCAGATAAGTCTGGATACTCTTTACAGAAATCAGCAAGTTTGTATGCAAATGAAATTGGTCTATCCCATACTTTACCACTTGCAACTACATTACCATTTTCATCTAATTCATATGCAATTACCTTTACAAAGAATCTTGTTGTAACAGCATCACCTCTAGCACATAAAGGACAATCTGTAAGTGGTGCATAAGCATCTCTTAAACAAGATACATAACTATATCTATTACCAATTTGTTCTCTATGAACTGTAACTGTGTCAAATTGTGAAGGTGAATCATAAGCAAATCTTACAATAACTTCATCTCCATCATCTTTTAAAGTATTAAGATACCCAACTTTCTTAAACTCTTTTTGAGAACTTGACTTGTTGCTTCTTTCTTTTTCTTGTTGTTTGTACGCTTCAAAATTAAATGTTGCCATACTTTTTTCTCCTTTCTTTTTATTTCACTTATATTATACAATAATTTTTCTCAAAATACACTATGATTGAGCAAAAATTTTATTTCATTTTTGTCTAAATCGTTTAAATCCATACCTTTTGGTAGAGTTACACAGTCTACAAATACATCATCTCTGATTTTATGCAAAAACCTCTCTCTACCCTTATTTCCAGCATCATCACCATCAAATGCAAGTGTGTAATGTCTTATTCCACAGTTATTTAACACTTTGTATTGATGTTCTGAACCAGTTCCAAATAGTGCTATTGCAGGATAACCCAAAGTCCAGCAGTATAAAGCATTTATTTGACTCTCACATACTATTACATCCTTTATGTTTTCCTTTTCTATGAAATTCAACAGATATACAGGTTTCTCTACATTTGCATCTATCATAAATGTCTTGTTTTTGACACTTCTTCTAGTTAGTAATACAAGTTTACCTTTTTCATCCCATACTGGAAAGACAAGTGATTCGGATTTGCTGTCATATTTAACACTAAACTTCTCACATATCTCTTGACTTAACTTTCTTTTTGTCATATATGGATGAAATGATTGATATGTGTCAAGTATACTCTCATCTAATACCTTAACTTCGTTCTTTTTGTTTATAACTATTGGTTGTAGGTCAATTTCTTTATCACTATCATTAAATTCAAACCTATCATACAACCACTTTCTAGCATCTTTAAGGTCAATCTCAAAACAATGTGCTACAAATGAATCTATTCCCCCTCTTGAACCACAAGCAAAGCAATGCCAAATGCCATCATCATTGATATAGCAGGATGGATGCTTCTCCATACCATCACTATGAACTGGACAAGGAACACTAATGCCTGAAGTTTTTCTCTTGAAGGTTCTTAACTTACCATTAGTGAGTTCTTGTTGTATTCTTTCTAGTATAGATTCAATGTCTACTTTAAATACTTTACCATCTACTAAAATCATTAGAAATCAACATCCTCTCCTTCTACTTTTTCTGTGTATCTTGTTTCATAATCCTCTTCAACCTCTCCACCATTTGCATCATTCTCATCTGGAATATATACAAAGTTTCCAAGATTAAGGTCAACACAATATGTTAATACTTTACCATTTTCACTATCTCTTGATTTGACTAATGTAATCTTCATTATGTCATCTTTCTTTTCCAAGAATAGAATCATTGTACTATCTTGACCAATTCTATCACTTTGAGCAATTTGTGTTGTATCTACACCATCATCTGCTTTTGTTCTGTTTTGTTGTGATACACTAATGATAGGTATTCTTTTCATTACTTGTAAATTCTTTAAGTCTTTTGAAATATTAGATGCTTTTTCTACAGGTGTCTTACCTTTTCTTTGGTCTTCTAATAGTGAGAGTTGGTCTACAAATAAGATGTCTAACTTCTCTTTCTCAATAAACACTTGTAATGAGTTTACTGTTGCTGGACCACTAATCATTTTTGGTGTTAATACCTTAATACTGCCTTTAAGCATATGTGGTAATTCATCTATATACTTCTTATATTCATTTTGATAAGATACATTACCGTGAATAATAGCACCATTGTTAATATGTCCTAGTAAAGTATCAATTCTATATCCAACCTTTCTCTCTGACATTTCACCAGAATAGATACCAACATTAAGTCCTTGTTGAGCAGATGCTAATGCACACTTTAATAGAATCCAAGATTTACCATAATTTGTTCTTGCTACAATGGTTGCTAATTCTTCTTCTCTATCAAACCCACCTACAACTTTATCTAATTCCTTAAAACCTGTTGAGATATAGTATTTGCCAAAGTCTTGTGTTCTCTCCACATAGTCATTGTATCTACTTGTATCTTTAGCAATATCTACACAAGTCATAGAAACTCCTGCTACCATATTCTCTTGTGCATTCTTAAGGTCTTGCATTGCTTTATCAACATCACCACTCATAAGAGATGTTCTAATCTTATTGAAAACACTTGCAATATTTCTTGTATTATAGTCATCATAGAGTGCTTTAATTAAATACGCTTCACTCTCATTTACTTTAATTACCTCAAAATCTGGGAATACATTTAAGAATGTTGATAAATCACAAATATTTCCATACTGGTCTAAGTGGTTTTTAATAAAATTGAATTCACTTTTATAATCAGAAAAGAACCCATCATTTAGATTGTTTAACACAATCAATGATGAATCTTGTTTTTCTAGTAAATAATTAAGAAACTGTAATTGTATCATTTCAACTCCTTTCTATATATTATACAACTTCTATTCATAAAAGTCAATCAATTCGTTTAAAAAACTTTCATCTTTTTTATTATAGATGTCTTGCTTATCAAACACATTCATTATTAACTGACCAAACCTTAACTTTTTATTTTTATGCCAAATGCGACCCAATTTAATTAAAAATGAATCAATGTCTGTTTCCTTCTGTGTTTCTTTTAAGTAGCCCTCATACTTTAATATTGCTTCTACTTTACATTTAGATAATAGTGCTTGTTTTTCTTCTTCTGTTCTATACAAAAACTTAATATGTCTAATTGACCTGTCGTGGTCTTCACTAACATAGAAACCCGTAAATGTGTACACGACCATTCTATCATACCCTTTTGCATAGTCAACAATGGCATAGATGTTTTTATATTTTTCTCTTAACTGTCTTGTAGATTGTCCAAGCAATACAATTTCATCTGTAGGGTCATTAGTTTCTACATATAATCTATGTATCTCTAAAACACCATTAGCATATTCTTTTTCAAATATTCTTTTACCTACACCTTTATTCCAAGGTTTTCTGTATGCAACTACACCAATAAGTTTATCTTGAGTTCCAAATAGTCCACCCTCTTCTTCTTTAAATAGTCCATAACATACAAATATATTAGAGCAACAAGAGTGTTTTGGGTGATTCTTCTTTAAATACTCTATTGCATAATGTGGTGAAATTTCATATACATTATAATTCATTCTTAATCCCCCTCTTATCTGCCCCATTTAATTGAATATCTATACTATTGTTTACAATTCTACTATATAATCTATCTCCAACACTATCGTGAAGTTCTTCATTTGATAAATTGGATGTATAAATATTTGCTTTACCCATATCTAATCTAGCATTAAGCAGATTCAAAATGTTTTCGTGTTCATATTGTGTTAAACCTTTACTACCTATCTCATCCCAAACAACCAAATCTGCATTTAACACATTTTCCTTTATATATGTAATATACCCACTCTTAGTTGAAATATTATCTTTTAATTCAATTAGAAATCTAGGTACATTTATAAACAATGCTCTACACACCAATCCACTCTTTTGCCAGATTTTATTAAAGTATGCTTGAATCATTCTCAATGCCCAACTTGTCTTTCCACAACCACATATTCTTGAATGTAGATATAAGTTCTCTCCATTCTCTACGAATCGTAGAATATTACTTTCAATTGATTTTAGATTTTGAAACTCTTCTTTGTCTGTTTCATCATCATCAATAACTAAAGAAATATGCTTTCTTTGCTGTTGTGATAATAGTGCAAGACCATACAAGTAATTCAACTTGTATAATCTCATACAAAAATCTTTATTGCAATCTCTATGATTGCACTCATTAAATAAAAAGCAATTATTTTTGTTCTCCATTTGCTTTCTCCCAATCTTCTTCACTGCAATACTTTGTAACATCTAATGTTGTATGTGAGTCACTGTTTGAGTTAATCCAAATTGTCACAATAAGAAAACCCCATCTATAAAAGGCATCAGAACCACTATAGTCTGGTCTAATTGCCACACACATATCATCATTATCATTAAAAGGTATTCTAATACAGAACTTTGTTAAAACCCAGTCCTTTGTTCTAAATGCTTTTTTATCCCTGCTCATCTCAACCTCAAAGACCTCTCTTGGGTTGCCTTTAATTGTATCAAGTTTACTTAATACTTCTTCTTTTGTGTAATTGTGTTTTCTATCAAAGGTTGTTTCATTATCTTTGATGTGGTCTTGTAAATGCTTTGATAATTTATAACCAAAGAATTGTTCTTGCATTTGCTTTATGGTTAATGAACACTCTTCTGGGATATATACATCTTTATGAAATAATTTTGTTTCCATATAAATCTCCTTATGCTTCAAAATATAATACCATATCTAATACATCTTTGAAGTTTTGTTCTTCTAATGTATTTTTATATTCTTCATAACCTTCTTGGTCTTCTTCTTTTAATTCCATAATTGCTTCATACAATCTTCCATAGAATCCTTGTGAATGTGCTAATCCCCAGATTTCTTGTAAAATTTCATCCATCTTCATAAACAGATTCTCCTTAATCATCACTTGGTGTGTAATTCAATTTAGTCCAAACTAAACCATCATCATTATACAATTCTTTGATGTGGTGTTCACTTACCATCCATTCAATTGCTTCTTCTTCTGTAGCAAATCCACCAACACCATCAATTTCATCTTCATCCTCGTCTTCCCAATAATATAAATCATCGTTTTGTTTAATTTTGGATACTGTTGCTGCATATTCATCATCAACCCATTTATTAGTAATTGAGTTAAACCAACCTTTTTCTACATATCCTCTTTTAAATGTTCTTGTCATAAGTACACCTCATTCATTGATACTATTATTATACTACTTTCAAAAACAAAAGTCAAGAACTTTTATTAAAATTTTACATCTTTTTTAATTGTATCATTTGTTGCCACTTTTTGAGTAGTAACTCTTATTCTTGATTGTGCATATTCCTGTTTTGCTTTTCTCTGTTTTTCATCCTTCAAATAGAGGTCAATTGCCCACTGACACTGCTTGTAACATTGTGTAGAAGCAATTTCAACTATTCTTAATGCCAAATCCAAATCTCCCTTTGCGAAGTCATCTAAGGTCTTCTGAAAGTCTTTAATCATTGCTTTAGATAAATATGTATTTGGTTTTGAATAAATTGATGCAACCCAACCCCTTAATGCTGTGAGTAATTCATAGTTCTTACATTCAATACTATCTTGTAAACTCTTAACAACCAAATTCTTCTTTAATTGTTTTTCTTCATCTTTTGACCTTACCTTAAAGTCTTTTGATAATTTACTTAACTTGTTAGTGTCTTCACTTGTAATAATGCTAACTATTAAATCAATATCAAGTTTAATAATATCAGGATTCTCTGGGTGTTTCTTCATAATACCACAAAGCATCCAGGAATGGTCTACCGCAAGTTGTTGTTCAACTGTAAGTGTGGTTCTGTCTGTTACATATTTTCTATCTAACTTGAAGAATCCATCATCAACCAACTTATTCTTCTTTACTGCTTTCTTATATATGGTAATTAACTCACTACAATAGACAGAAGCATTAAGTCCAAATATCTTTGCTAGACTTATATTAAATGTTATATAATCACTCATATCCATAATATCAACCAACATAACAACTCTCCATTAAACCTTTATTACTTTTTAATTCTTCTAGTGTTCTGTCAATAAGTTTATTTAACCAGTTACAAACTACATTATAGTGTCTGTCTGTTAATCTACTTAATACAGATTCTTTTGTTTCATTCTTATTTAATTTATATTTAGAGCAAAAATAGTTAATATAATAATCTTCTTTTTTTATACTGTTGATATTTCTTACAACTAAATTTTTAGAGAATGTTTCTTCTTTTGTATTCTCATTGATGAAAGCATTTTGATAACAAATAGTATCAACAATCATTGCTTTAAATATTTCCTTCTTACTGATGTATGTATTTATTATATCATCAACGATAGATTCATTTTCTAGTTTATCGTACTCATCCACTTCTTCATATAAACTTGCTTTTGATAAAGTTAAAACATCTTCAGGAACATCTCTCATCTCTATTAAAGCATCAAGTGAAAGTGACTTTGAAATAATTTTATTATTAACTCTATTTAAGTTTACATAGTATTGATTCATAACACTCCAAATACATCTATCAAATACTTTCTTAGCACCGTCTGGTTCTTTACTTAAATCGGATTCTGGGTCTTGCCACCTCTTGTATCTAAGGCCTTTCATAATACCATCAACAATCCAATTATAGCAAGTATCAAAAGCGAGTGTTTTATTTGCACTACAAAAATATGGAATAAATCCCCAATACTTACATACAATAGCAGAAAAATATTGTGCCATACCCTCTGTATCATTTTTAGATTCTGCATCACTATATCCATTTGCTAATTGTGTCTTTGTCATAAAAGTCCAATTAGGAATCATATTTGCATATCTGTTAAGTGGTTTTAAATAATCATTACAAAAATCATTATATGTCATAAACACCTCAAATTAAATCTACTCTAACAAACTTTCCACTATCATAATTATACTTTACAAATCCATTATAGATAGGTTCTTTACACTTGTATACCTGTGTATAGTGCTTATTATAATCATAAACAGTACTCTTTAAGTCGTGGAAACCACCATAAATCTTATTATAATCAATTACATACCACAAATCATTAAGATTAAATGTTAATACACAATGACCACCACCAATTTCATTTGCAGTAAGTAAATAACACTCAATACCACTGTTATATAAACAATGATATACAAGTGAGTGAAAACCATCACAGTCATCTTTCAATGGTTTTGTTAAATATGTTTTATAGTTTTGTGGTGGTGGAGTAATAGCATCACCTAACTGTGTGATGTCATCTGCTGTCCAAATAAAACAACTATACAATCTAATGATTAACTCTTGAATATCTTTGTAAGTAGATACCTTATCATCATCTTGTAATTCTTTGCTAAATCTTTCGGTGTTTCTAAATCTATAATTAGACCACATACACCAAATTGAAGTGACTAAATCACCAATTAACTGAATAATTAAATTCTTCATAAATTCTCCTTTCTATTGACTTTAATAATATTATACTGGTTTTTTTATGATTTGTCAACTAAATTTATGAAAATAATTGAAATTTTTTTGTAATATCTTTTATTTCTCCTTTCTCAATCTTTAATAACACCTGATTTGTTGTTGGACTATTTAGTGGTCCTTTGTCTTCTTGGTATGAACCATATTTGTAATAATCAAGACAAGACAACAATTCATAATCAACTATATCATCACCACTATACATAGCAACCTTAAAATTATAATTGTTATGAATAAAGTTTGTCAAATGTATTATATCTTTATGTGAAGCATCTCCACCCATAAATAAAATACAAGTAACATTCTTGTTAATCTTGTCTGTTAATAATTTATCTAATTCCTCAAGTGTCAATTTTGTCCCAATATCTTCTCTTAAATAAGGCGAGTGACAATTATGACACCTATGAGGACAATTAGTTATATTTAATGCAAGAGATATTTCATCTGGTATCTCTTGCATCACTATCGCTTTATCGTAATATTTAATCATCTAATAAATTTCCGTAATATCTCTTTGATGCTTCTATTTGTCTAACCTCACTAAAATTACTAATTCGTTTCAAATAACCTATTATTCTAGTAGCATAATCTAAATTATTAGACCCACATACTGGACATTCTTTCAAATATCTCTTGTCAATGTTTCCACAATCATTACAAATTGTATTTGGAATGTTAAATGTGAAATATGAACATCCAGACTCTATTGCAATATCCATCAACTTTCTATATTGCTCTTTACTTAAATAACTATCTAAATTACAATGGTAAGCACTTCCACCATCAAGGTTTCCTATGAAGTTTGTTCCTTGTAAATACATCTTTGTAATAGGGTCATAACTCTCATCTTCAACTGGGTAGAAATATGAATTATATAAGTTTCTTCCTTCTGGAACTACATAACCTGCTTTCTTGTCCCAATTATAAAGTTTTGCACCTGCATTTTCTGCTGGAACTTGTTCTGTGTTGAACTTCAAATGTTGTGTTCTATGCTCTAAATTTCTTGCTTTAATTGTTCCTAAAATATCTTTTGCATATTGTTTGTATGCTTCATTATCTGGTCTTATTTCCATACCTCTATATTCTTTTGGTATGTATTCATCTATTGTTTTAAGGAACTCTGCACCTTCTATAAACCCATTAAACCCAATAGTTAGATATTGTTTATCTAGGTGAATAAATCCTGCTGAATAAACTGTTAATAAACCTGCATCATACATTGCCCAAAGGTGGTCATTCCACGCTTCAAGATATTTATGCACTCTATCTACAATTATAGTGATATACTCTGCAAGTGTTTTTCTATTTCTCTTATATTTCAAGTTTACTTCTTCATTAAACCAATTTTGAACAATTCTGTTAATGTTAAGTGTGATAACTTTCTTTGAACCTGTTTCTACACCACCTGCACCAAGTGTATATGAGAATACATTTTCATCAATAGCATTCTTTAGTCTACAGCAAGACGATAAAGCGTCTGCTGAATCGGAATTATACATAAAGAATGAATGTCCTTCTGCCCACATTTCTGCTGTGAAATCTGCCATATCTTCATCAACATATTTATGAGTATCTTTATCCCATAATAAATTCATTGTTTCAACTGGGAATGTAATAGCATCTTTTGTTCTCTCTTTGTTAAACCACTTCATATACATCTTTTGAAGTTGTTTCGTAGTTTCTAAATTAGGTTCATCTCCATCAGGGAAGATAAAATCTTTAAAAATAGAATTAAAATACCCTTCATCAAAATATGCAATATTCATAAATGGTGATTGATAACCTCTCGCTGCTGCTGGTTGATTAATACAGTAAACAAATTCTTGAAATAAGTCTTCAATATTATGTCTTAATGTGAAATTATTATTCCCAATATGCCATACTGGTTCATCTAAATGGTCTACATAATTATCACCATAATCATTTCTTAAAAAGTGGTCTAAATATGGTAAAAATTCAGGGACTGCTACTGCTCCAGCGAATTGACCAGCAATTAAGAAAATTAAATTGCATAATCCTCCAATGAAACTACTTGCGTGTTTTGGTGGACCAGATGTGCCACCTAACTTCTTTAATCCATCTAATAAGAATGGGTATAAAGTAATTGCCACACAATATGGCATAATTGATGTCTCATCGTGACTATAAATAATGTGGTTCTTTAAGTCATTGTCAAACTGGTCACACAATTCTTGACCATATTTTGCTAATAAATACTTTTTTGTTATTGCTCTGTTAATATCAATAAAGTCTGGTTTAGATAATTCTGTTGACATTGTTGCAATATTTCTTGAAGTTACATTAGCATTTGCATCAACTTGTGAAAGTGTTGCTGGGTTCTTGTTTGTGTCACAATAATTATCTATAAACTTTAATTTCTTTTCTAGTGTTCTTGAATCCATAATTAACTTTTTTTACTAAACCTCTTCTTGTAATTTTGATATTCCCTTTCCTTAATTTCTTTTAGGTCATCTGGTAAATCTCCCTCATTTTCCAACCAACTTAAAGGAATACAATAGCAATAAATCTTACCATTACTCGTTATTTTACATTGAGTTTTTACTTTACTTCCATCATATGAATAAAGGTCTGGGTGGTTTCTATCCCCTGCGAAAAACACATAGTTCTTACCTTCCCTAACCTTATTCGTTGCTATTAAAACTTCTTGTGTTGAAAACTTTGGTTGCCAAATACAAGTTGCCATATTAAATTTCTCCTTTCATTTTTAATAAATTTGTTTTTATAAAGTCTTAAAAGAATTTACCCAATTCATCATCTCTTTACCTTGAAGTATAGTTCCGTCTACTTCAATTGCTGGAGTGTGAGTTATTCCCTTACTTTTCATCTCGTCTACATCAGTGCAAGACTCGTGTTCTATCTTATATTTATCTAATAATAGTCCAACCATTCTGCATTGAGGACAAGTTTCTGTATGATAAAAAATAACATTACTCATAACCTTTCTCTCCTTCTATTTTTACTTAATTTAGCACTCCAAAAATTGACTATAAATTATGCAACATTTCTCTCAACTCTGCACATAAATTTTCTGGTAATTTATCATCAATAATATAGTCTGCTACCTGTCCTTTTCGTGTTACAATCTTCCTAATACTCTCATCAATTGTGTCTTTACAAATCAAATGATAAATGAAAACTGGTTCTGTGCTTCCTATTCTATGTATTCTGTCTTCGCACTGTCCTACTAAAGCAGCGGTCCAAGGGTCATCTATAAAAATCATATAAGATGCTGCTGTTAGTGTTTGACCTGTTCCAAGTTTCTGTGATGTTGCCAAGAAGACTTTATACTTATCATCACTCTGGAATTTTGTTACACTGTCATTTACAATGGAGTCTTTAATATCACCAGTTCCAATTAGAGGGTTGTATTCTTTTAGTTCTTCATACAATTCATTGATTGGTTCTTTAAATGTTGAGAATATAACTACTTTATCCCCCTGTGATACTATTTCCTCTACTAGACTCTTTGCCCTCTCTACTTTTGTGCTATAAATCTTTGAAGATGTCAACACACTAGGACAACTGGTTGCCTGTCTTAATCGTGTTACAAGTGATAAAACATTATTAGGTTTTAACTCTATCTTATCACACTCTTCCTTTACACCCTGTTTTACATTTTCATAAAACTTTCTATGACTATCATCCATTTCAACATATTCTTCAATTATGTTCTTTGGTGGTAGGTCAAGTAAATCTTTTGTTCTTCTTAAAGACCAATTTTCTATTTCATTTTTAAGCAATGTCATATTCTTATACCCAACTATTCTACCTTTTGTCAAGTCATCAAAGATACAATAGGTATTCTTGAACATTGTTACATTATTCTTTCTTTCTGCACCTATCCAAGCAAGTGGAACATAACAATCTACTGGATTATTCATCAACAAAGAACCAGTCATAGCAATCATATATGGTGCATCAAGTTTTAATAGATTCTTAGATTGTTGTGCTTTTGTTCCTTTACAACAGTGTGCTTCATCTAACACTATCATATCAAACTTGTTTTCAGATTTGTTAATAGCATCTATAATCTTGTCATCTCTTAAACTCTCTACATTTAAGATTACAAAGAACTCATCTATCTTATTCTTTAACTGTAATGCTCTTTGTGGTATTGTGTCATAAACCACATTACCTTTTGAGTTTACTCTCTTTCCGATAATTACAGAGTTATACTGAGAATATTTACTAATTTCTTTTTCCCAATTACCTTTAAGTGAATTGATACCACATATGACTAAGCAATGTTCAATTCCTCTCTGTACTTTGAGTTCTTCTGCTAAAGTAATCATAGATAAACTCTTACCTAGACCTGGTGCATCTAATAGTAACCACTTGTTGTGACCCTCTAATCCGTACTGTACTGCTTCTTGCTGATGTTTGAATAACTTTGTCTTAGGAATAGTTATCATCGCCTGTGTGGCATTACACGAGGTCACAGCACTATTATCCAGTATAAGTTCAATATCATCATAATAAGTTAAGTTGTCTAAAAGGAATGCTAAACTATTTACAGGAAGTTCCCACTCAAAATTTTTATTATTATAATAATAAGCATTACACGATTTGATAATGCTTATGATTTCTGGTTGTGGTGAAAATGATAAAAATAATGAATTAACACCACCCAACCTGTCGTGCTTCCTTTCATCAATCTTTATCATATTACCATAACTTGTTATTATTTACTTCATCTAATATGATTCTATCTTTGTAAATTGGTGTAGAGTAATCCTCGCTAAAATCGTGCTTTACATTTACTTTTGTGTCAAACACAATTTTGCAGTCTATTGTAAAAGTACATCCACACTTGTCACAAATATACTCTTCACTTGTAGTTAGAGAATCTCCTTCAAAACTGAATATTTTTCCGTTATCATCTTTAACTATATTCTTTGGTTTACCAAAAAATGCATTTGGTATAAATATTTCCTCTGGTAGATATTCACATCCACACTTTGGACATTTGATTGTATAAAACCTATTCATTATTCCTTTCCTTTGTTTTATTTTTGTCTACATATTTTTGTCTACATATATTATACAACATTTTTTCAAAAATCTTAATATATTTCAACAAACTTTTTATTGTGGATACTGATAAACAGTTAGTTTTGCTATTGATTTATACTCTCCCTTTGGTTTTGGTGGTATTCTTCTTAATACTAATGTAGAACTTCCACTTGATTTTTGTGATATAGAGAATGTCCACTTATATCCACCATATGGGATTGTAAAGTCGCCAGTACTTAATCCTTCTACAGTTAAAGGACTACCCCCTAATTGATGTGAATTGCCTTGAACTGCACTACCATAATATACAAATCCGTTTACTTTTATATTGGTTAAAGGTATATAATTTACAGCACTCTCAACACCATTTAATACATTTATTTCACCATCACCATCTCTAGTCCAACCTGTTTGTGGTTCATTGCCTTCACCCCAATATACTGTCCTATATGTTGTTGCACTAGACTTTCTTGAAACAGTGATGTTGTTAAATAACTCATCATTAAGTTTAACTGTTGCTGTTTTACTTATAATTAGTCCAGATGATTTTGTAGAATCGTTAGTTGCTTTCCAAGTTGTTGGTGTACCCTTTGTAGCATAATATGTTGTACAGTCTTGTAAATCAGAACCTACTTCTACTTTAGTATCATTATTTACAAGTTTATATTCTCCATATAAATCACTTCCAATGGATATTTCTACTTTAATTGAATCACCTTTATAAACCTTAGCACCACTTGATAGTTCACCATCTGCAATATCATAATTACTTATATGTGATGTTCTTGTAACTTTTGCACTTGATTTATTTGCACTTCCACTTGGTTCTGAATTTATTGTAAGTGTCTTATATGGAACTACTTTAGGGTTGATTGTTACATTTTCTGTCATCTCATATTCTTTTGCTTCTTCCCAAGTTTCTGCTGGTCTATTTTCCTTTAAGATGTTTGAATAAATGTTGGCATCATAAGTAACAATATATGAATATTTTTGACCATATCCAATAATTACATCTGTACTTGTAAGTGTTTCAACAGGAGTACCACCATCAATTTTATATTTAATACTTGTTATACTATCGTCTTTGATAATGTTTAAATTATATGGTTCTCTCCAAACCACTTTTGCATTCACATCATCATCACCCACTTGATATTTTATTATCTTAGGGTGCATTACACTATCGCCCATCTTATAATCAACTTGAGTGATACCTATAGTTTCACCATTAAATTTAATTTCGTTTACACTCATAATTACCTCTTAGGTGTATTAGACTGGAACTACTATTGTTAATGTTGTTCCATCACAGGTTATTTTTGGTATCTTAATATCAACAGTTGTGTTTTCACTTTGGTTTGCTTCAAACTCAGTTGAAGTTGGTGTGTCACTACCAATGATTGTTTTTACTGTTAATTTTCCATTGTTAATATCTTCTTTTAATGCTAGTGTACCAGTTTCTGATGGTAATGTATATGTATTATTTCCGCTATTTAAAGAACCACAATAAAGTGCACTGCCTTTGAAATAAACATTAGCATTATATTTTGTTTCTGTATTCTCACTGGTTGTTTGCTTACCAATTATATAAGTTTTAGTTGTATCATTATCAGCACTTATCTGTGATGTTGTATATGATAGTGCCTTTGATGCAGAACCAGTTACATTACCAATAATATTACCAGTTACATTACCAACTATGTCTGCGTTAATTGTTGCTGGTAATTTTAATGTGATTGCACTTCCACCATCAACACCAGAAGTTACAAAACTATTTGTTCCAGAATTATCCTTAATTGTAATACTTCTTGCTTTACCCCATTTATCTGTTTCAATAATATCACTTGAACCATCAAATGGTGTGCTATTTATTGTTACTGGTGCATAAAGTTTAGATGCTGTTGTTGCATTACCATTTAAGTTGCCTGTAACATTACCAACAACATTTCCTAATAAATTTCCAGTGAATTGTTGTGTTGCTTTAATGCTTGGTGCTTCAACAGAAACACTTGCATTAACGATGTTTGCATCTACTTTACCTAAATCATACTCATTCTTTACAGTGATTTTATTATTAACTTTAATTGTGTTTGAAGTGATATTGTCTGTGTTATTTATAGTTTTACATACAATATTAAGTTCTCCATTATGCTCACCTGCTGCTAAAGCACTACAGAATAAAGGACCTTCAACCTCTATTTGATGTGTGTTTATTGTGTTTGATGTAATGTTTGAAGAACAGTTAATACCACCTTCTCCAACATTTAATTCGTAAGTATTAAACTCTTGGTTGATTGGTAACTCTTCATCAATAGATTTATCACTTTCGTTTCTAATCTCGCTTGTAGAGAGTTTTAGAGGTTGACAGACTATGTTTGTATCATCTCCTCTGACTTTTAATCCATAATATCTTGTTCCAGGAGTTGAAGAAGATAATAATGTATCAATGCTATCATCTGTGAATACCAAAGCATAGAAATAATACTCTTGATTTAATCCTTCATTATCAAGTGTTGTTGAATATCCACCACCAGAGTCTGCAACTAGAATGTAGTTGTTGTAAATTGATGTTCCAGTTGTTGGCACATCTTTCTCTTGTACACAAATATATGCATATAAGTTTCTGCCTTGTGGTACATCTGACTTTAAAAGTTTAAAGAGATAACCGTGAAGAGATAGAATTAAATAATCCCCATCTTCATATGAGAATGTTTGGTTCTCTTTGATAGCACTTAAAAACTTCAAATTCGTTACATTGAACTCTGTATTTAAGTATGATTGTGTATCCCCAGAATTTTCTATATCTCTAAATGCTGTAGGATATGCTTTAATGTCTGCACTTTTTACATAATATTTTGCCATAATCTATTTTCTCCTGTTTATTATTCTGCTTTGTTTGAGAATTGTAATTCCCATATTACTATTACATTTTGATTTATTACATCGCTTTGGTTGATGATGTCTGCACCAGTTAATTCAACATAATTAGAAGGAACATTTGCACCTTCAATTTTATATGTGTTTGCATTATTATAATTAAATAGTGCAATTACATCTCCATCATTTGTTAGCACACTTCCTGGGAACATAAACTTATACTTTACAATACCAGCATCATTTTCACTATCATAACTACTTTCTGTGTTAAGTATGTATTGTAAGTTAGGGAGTACTGGTGTTCCAAGATTTTCACTTGTAACTTCCTCACCCTTTTTGTACACCATTAAGTATACTGGTCTATTGTTCTCATTATATTTACCCATCATACAACTTGTTATAAAGTTAAATAATGGTCTGCAACCTTTATTGTGTCTGTAAATGCTTTTAACTGGTCTTCCAGACTTTGTTACATACTTTATTGTAACATTTCCAATATAGTTAATTGAATTCACTTCGTTTGCCATATTATATCTCCTTATTCCCCTGATTAGTCATCTATCTCTTCTTGTTCTGCTGTTGTAGATGTATATGTCATACTTCTATCTGGATATACACTATCATCACTATTATTATTACCACTAATTTGTCCAAGTTCTATATTGTTTGCTCTTTCAATAGAAACAACTTCTTGTGTATCAAACATAGATGTATAGTGTGGTTTTGTCTTTGATACTCTCACATATTTGTATAAAATTCCAGTAGGTAAGATATAATCAAATACATCATCTAATAAGACTGTATCTTCTAATTCCTCAGGAATCTCAATTATGATTGATTGTCTGTCTTCTGCATCAAAATCTAGGTCTACATCATAAGTAATATTTTGTGACCTTAATAGAATATTGATTGTATCTTCTATTGCTTTAATTGAACCTTTATTTCTTACAAGATATACAAAAGAACTACACAACTTAATTAAGTCCTCATTTGTATACTCGTGTTTAGACTCAAATCCCAAAGATGACACTAAAAGGTTGATGAGATTACCAGAAGAAAGGACATTTACACTTGTACCTACTAAATCAACATTTGTTTTTAAATAGTTAAATGCAATCTCCAACAATCTTCCGATATATGAGAAATCTCTTGATTCCTTATAGTATACTATTGGAACTAAATTTTCAACTCTCATTATACTCTTGAACTCCTTATAATGTCAATACTGCTGTTTGAGAAATCAATCTCTGCTATTGTCCACTTATTTGCTATATTATTGTAATCATAGAAAATACTTGGGTCTGTGAAATCATCTGTTTCAATTGCCTTAACATTCTCTACATAGTTTGTATAGTAGAAGATGCTTGTTGAGTCATTTGCTTTAATCTCTTCTCTTAATGCTTCTTCTTCATCACTAGATAATTTGAATGCTTTGTTATATCCCAATGTTACTGAACCACCACTGTGTACTTTGTTGATGATTCTTGGTTTGCTTATAATAATTGCAACATCGTTTGCTGATTCATTCTTTATCTTAAAATGATTTACATCATAAATATCAACAATATTTATACCTTCATTTAACTTGTCATCTGTAAATGAAGCATCTGTGTAATAGTTATTAAATGTATAGTAAACTTGACCTAATCTTAATATTGGAGTGATTTTTACATCTGCACCACCACTATATACCATAACTATTGAATCTTTATATGTTATTGCTGGGATTTTCAATTCTATATCTTCCCCCGCACCTAAAACAACTGTAGAATAGTTAGAGGATGTTCTGTTAATACTATAGTTTGTATTTAAGTTATAACAATATAAATCATTGAGAATGTATCTATTTGCATCATCTTCACTTACTAAATAGTTTATAGTTCTTAAATCAACATCTACCCCACCACCAAGTTGTTTAATTGTACTTAAGTGGAATGAAGCACCTTGTGTAAGAACAACATCTATATCATCATCATTTGCATCTAAGCACTTAAATGTCATTGTTTGATTTTCTTGAAGAACTTGTGGTATTGTTGGACCAGCAGCAATATCTAGTCTACTTCTACCTTTTACATATCCTTCATCAATACTTACTGATGGAATCTTTTCTCCATTGATTGCGACTTCTTTTCCTTCTACACTAATGAAGTCGTTTCCTAATGCTAATGTATCATCATTAGATGTTAATTTATCTCCTTCAATTGCTGTGTAAATTGTTTGTTCCCTCATTAAGAAATATGTAGAGTCATTACAATCAAAATACTTAAACTTGTCTTGTAATCCAAGTAAACCATTCTCATTGATTTCCTCTAAACTTACTTTATCACATTTCCATAAGTCTTCGTCTTCATCTGAATCATCAGAACTATCACTATCTTCTGGTGTAACATATTTAATAACTGTACCAGAACCATAAGAAATTAAATCACTGAAAGATGCATCTGTTCTAAATAAATATTCACCTTCTTCAAGCATATATTCACCATCTTCATCAAACACTAACTCATTGTCTGCATTGTTAAGCATCCAATACATATATGTTTGATAGTCAATCTTTTCTTGATTTAGTTCTCTATGTTCTACTGTTTCTTGTGTTGCAAGTATAAACTCTTGAACCACACCGTGTTCATCTGCAATCCCTAAACTTTGAAGTCTGTTTCTGATAACTACATCATAAATTGTAACCTCTTTTGGTGTGTAATAAAGTGTATCTCTCTTATATTCTGTTGTATAAATATCTACATTTGCTCTTACAATATCACCATTTTCATAGATATTTACTACTTGGTTTCCATTTGTATCTGTGTAGATAAACACACAATATTCTCCACTTTGTAATTTATATTCTTCACCAGCATTTAATTTATCGCTGTTTAGTTGTAAGTATAAACCAATTCCATATGGATAGGTTATGTCTGTAATAAGTGAAGGCATAATGAATTGTGCTACTTCGTTTTGTTTTAAGGTATATCCATCGTGTGTTGGATTGATTGTAACTTCTGATGTAACCTTTTCTACACCTTTATAGAGCATCTCATCACCAGAACCAACTAACTTCTCTTGACCAAAGTCATAATCAAATAATTCATTATAGTCAAACAATTCTACCTTACCAGCAAGAACATTCTTTGCAAGTAATTTAATATAGTTGCTACGATTTCCGTGTGTGTCAACTGCAAATAATGATTCTTCTGAATTGTCTGCATACATAATCTTTGTTTCTAATTCAGGTTCTGCTAATGAAACTAATTTAATTCTTACATCTGCATTTTCCATAACACTTAACAATGTTTCATAAGGAATCTCATAACCAAAATCTACTTCTCTGGCATTGAAGTTCTTTACAAGTGCTGTATTGATGTTGTTAAGAATATCTGCTCTCTCAATAGCATTTACTTTATATGTTGTTGAAATCTTTGCATTAAGTTTATAGTAATTCTTAAATGTAAAAACATCTGTTGATTCTAATTCTTTATAGTTATGTGATACACACTTTGATTCCTCTAATTTACCTTCAATTCTGGTTGTATCAAATAGTCTTCTGAATGAGTTTTCATAAGAAGATGTATCAAATATCTTAATTGGGTTCATTGCATATAAAACTAAATCAAATGCACTTATAATTGGTTCATCACTTTCAACTAAAATAGCATTTACTACCGATTGACCATATTGATTATAGGTTACAATATTATTAGAATAGTTATAATCAACCCTTCTGTCACCTACAAGAATATTACTTACTAATGGATAAATATCATCATCATCCAAAAGTTTGTAAATATAATTCATATAATCTCTGCAAGTAATCAATGTATCAAATGTTCCAATGGTCTTCTTGAAGTTAGAATATGCAGCATCTATTGATTCTGGGTTCATACCATTTATAGATGAGTTGATATTTTTAACTACAATATTATTTTCATCGGATGATACTAATGTGATTGTAGCATTTTGGTCGGTTGTTGTAATAGATGTAGGTGAACTAATCTTTGTTAATGTCTTTGCTTTAATGTTTCCATCAACACCACTTGTTAATACATACTTGATTGTTAAACCACTTCCAATTAAAGATGCAATATCATCTGGGAATTGTAAGTATGGTAATCTCTTTGTTGAATCATAACCAAAAGTATATACATAAGACTTTGGTGGGGTAACATTTAAGTTATCAACATAAGTCCACTCATCTTCAAGTGAAATTGTGCCGCCCTCAATGAATATACCGTTTTGTGCTACCATCTTTTCTGGGAAGTAAACTCTGAGGTTATCATCAAGGTTTTCTAATCTTACAACTTCACCACTTAGTGTGGTTAATGTTTTTACTACACCCTGAATTACAGGAACACTATTTGTTACTTCGTTTTTTGCATAAATACTTACATCTCTTGTTGTTACAAAAGACACTTCGTTAGCATCGTCTGTAAGAATTGTTTCTAACTTTGGTAAAACAAAACTTCTTCCATCTAATTCATTTCCTGTATATTTGAAAGTTACACTTGTTGTTGGTGCAATATAATACTTTACATTGTATCCTAACATAGAGCATAAATCTCTCATAGAGGACTCTTGTGTTGCACTTGGCATAAATCTTTCAAGAACATTCTTATCAATGTTGTAGTTCATCTTATCGCCTATAAATGCCAATAACTTTAATATAATAACAAATGGGTCTGACTCGTTTGATGTTTCTGGGTCAAACTTATAAGATAACTTCTTTGCTAAGTCCATTATTTCTTGGTAAATAACTGGGAAGTCTTTGTTAATATATGATTTGTTTGAAATCTGTAAATCGTTCTCTGTAATCATTATCTTTCCTCGTAATTTAATAATTCTAAGTCGTAAGTGTTAGTAGTAAAATCTTCTCTGTTTATTGCTTTAATATTTACATAAAGTCTACTACCATCTTGTGTTATCTTAATGTCCTTTCTTTCTAAAAACAATTGAGGACAAAATATTGTTATCTTTGAATATAATTCATCTATAATTATATCTCTTAAAATGTAGTTATTTTGGTCAAAAGTATATCTCTTTAACTTCACACCAAACTCTGGGTCACCAAAAAGACCTTGTTCTGAACTCAACAATAAATGCAAACAAGTCTTAGTTGCTTCTATTCCTGTCTTAACTATTGTTGAATTAGCATTAAACATTTTTGGAAATCCTATACTATTCATCTTATTTTCTCCTTAACTCTATCATTTAATTTAGCATTTAATTAGAATATTCTAACTACAAAATCAGTCATACTTGTTACATCAGATGCCGCGAATGCTGTTGGAGTGTTTGTACCACCTGATGATGAAACAGTTACTATATTTATTGTTCCATCTGTACTACCTTTTCTAACTTGTGCTACATAATGGTGGTTACCACCTACTTTAAATGTTCCATTTGCTAATATACCAGTGTTTCCATCTGACGGTCCAAGGAAATATTGGCTATTTATATAATCAACGATACTTACTGCATTAAAAGGTGTTGCTAATAATGTTGTAATATTGAATATAACTACATTATGAATTGGTGCTAATGCAGAACCTGCTTCTTGAATCATTGTAATATAATGTGTATATAATTCTGATTGTATTTGAGTAGAAGCAGTTATATTACCGTTACTGTCTATAACTACATATTTTCCTGCATCACTAGAAGATAAATCAAATAATCCTTTATTAGATACAGGAGATAAATTACCATTATTATCTACTGCCATTATTTTATCAATATCAGTTTGAGTATTTATGGGTGGAATTCTTTTATCATTGATGTCATAAGCCCCACCTCTCATATTATTATATACATTTATATACATATTTAATCTCCTTATAGTATTCTAATCACAGTGTCTTCTAATTCTTGTATTGTATTATTTGGTAATGATTTATCTGAAGAGTCCATATCTATATTTATAGCATTACTTGATACGGCATTAAATTCTCCTACAACTAAATTTAATATATTATCTGTTGTATTTACATATACTCCAATAATTGATGAGTTTTCATCATAATCTATATCTTGAATATAAATACTAAAATTACCAGATGCTTTAATTGAATGCTTATTGTTTATTATACCAGAATCTTTTAAATACCCAATTAGATATGATAAGTTATATTGTGCATCATTTAATGATATTTCATTTTCATCTCTAGTAATAATTGAAAAATATAGTTTACCAGAAGTATGTTTTATATATAGATTGTGTTGATATAATTCATATACATTTGTTGGAAGTACTGGCTCTATATTTCCATTACTGTCTACTGATAATATTTTACCATTGTCTGAAGTTGTTATATTTACTAGTCCTTTATTAGGAGTTACTGATAAATCACCATTACTATCTATAATAACTAATTTTCCTTCATCTGTTGAAGATAAGGATGTTAATCCCTTATTCGGTGTAGATACTAAATTACCGCTAGAATCTATTTTTACTAATTTATCACTATCACTAGAAGATAAATCAAATAACCCTTTATTTGCTACTGGTGATATATCTCCATTACTATTAACCGATAAAATTTTTCCATTATCATTAGATGTTAATTCTAAAAGTCCTTTATCTTCTGTTGGCAAGAAATTACCATTACTATCAATTTTTACTAATTTACCACTATCTGCTGTTGTTATTGATGTTATACCTTTATTGAGTGTGTTATAGACTTCTTCAATTCTTTCTTTAAGTTCTTCATAGTCATCATCACCTTCTTGATTTAGGTAATCAATTTTATCTGAAAGTGTTTGTAGTTCATTTAATTGTTGTTCCAAAAACTTCAATGAGAATAAATGTTGCTCTTTACCATCACTTGATACAATAGATGTATTTAATGGCAAGACCACAGCATTCTCAACCTTCATTGAATCTGCATATACATATCCTGCTGGTTTTGTAACATCATCTTTTAATATCTTACCTAAAATAACAGGTTGGGATATTCTATTATTTATAAATCCAACATAAACTAAATCATTAACTTCAAATGGTTTATATGTAAATGAATCTACACAACAATTTGCAGTATATATAGATGTATTTAGTTTACTGGACTGACACCCAGCATTTTGAAAGATAGGTAAATAAACCTTATATACTGAATTACTTAATTTTTCAGTTATTCTTCCTGTTGTAATCATATCATTTCTCCTATCTTATACCTAAGTATGCGTTTGCAACTTTATTTGAAGATAAATCACCCGTGCTTGTGAATTCATCATCAGCAGCAATTCTTATTAGATTTAATGTTGTTTTAAATCCTGCTTCACTAATACTATCTTGTTCTTTTGTTACAATATATAAACCAGAACTAATGTGCTTTCTACCAAAGAAGAATACATTTAATCTTACATAACTCATCAATATTGCTGGTCTTAATAAACCTCTAATGGTTATAGATGCCTTAATTGGGTATTCTGTAACCTTTGCCCACCAAGACTTTTGACTTTCGTGAGTTTCGTGTTCTGGTGTTCCACTACTAATGATTGGTGCATAGTCTTCTATAATTTCTCCGCTTGGTGATATTCTTTGTACATATTGCTCATCATTTAATTGTTGTTGATATTTATAGTAGATTGCATAACTTTCATCATTATCTATATGGAAGTCAATTACAGCATTTTGTGAAGGGAAACCAATATCTAGTTCATATGCTTCACTATGCTCTACTCTTCTGTCACATTGATTTATTTTGAAGTATGTTCCATCTAATATTCCACTTGTATCATCACAAACAACTAATACATACAAATTATCCTTACTGAACTCATCTGTATTAGAACTTGCCATCATATCAATTAAGTATGATAAGTAGTTAAATATTGTGATGTTTGTCTTTGCTTCAATGTGTTTTACTACATCGTTGTTTGGTAAAAGTCCTAGGTCTTCTACTCTCTTTCTATCTCTCATACCTGGGAATATCTCTAAGAGTCCATATGCAGCACTTGATTCACCCCACAATAAATCTCTAATAATATTGCTTGGTTTATCTTCCATACCATCAAAAGAATATGTGCCTACATTAGATAATATTCCTGTACTTACTGCATTTACTGTATATATAATCTTTGAAGATGCAATATCAAAGTCTGATTTAATATTTAATATAATTGCTTCTTCATCTTTATACATATATGTAGGTGCAGAATAGTCACCATAACTAAATACAATTTTACGAGAATCACTAACACTTGAAAATACTTTCTCAAAGAAGTTAGGGTCACTTCTATCTGTAACTGTGTATTCTAGTTTTAATGTATATTTATTCACTTGTCCATTTATTTTAGTTATTTCTAAACTCTTTAAATAATTTGGATAAGTTACTCTAGTATCTTTGTACACATTGTTTCCTTCAACTGTTATTCCAGTTGACTTTTCAATAATACCAAACTTATAATTACCAATCATAACTGATATGAATGGTGTAGAAACATATGTACTTTGTGAAATCAAATTTATATTCATTATTATCCTCTAAAACTAATGCTTGATAATGATGGGACTTTAACTATATCATAATTTCCAAATAAAGAAATAAATGGGTCTTGGATTCTGTTAAAGTCAGCAATAATCCAGTATAAATCTGGTCTACCATAATAGTAATTTGCTAATTTATCTAGTGTGTCATCTTGAACCACTTTGTGTGCTACAAATGTTGAGTTCTCACTTAATTGTGATGCTAATCCATAGATATATTTATCATCTTGTGTATTATAATAATATGGGAAAGATGAATACCTAGATATATACTCATATGATTTAGTTTCTCTATCTTTTAATACATCCATAATTATCTCCTATTAACCATTGCTTCCTGGTATAATTTGTTGAGCATTATATTGTTTATATAATCCACTTCTATCTTTAAATTCTTTTGTGATGCCTCTAAAACTTCCTAACTCTTGTACTGTATCTGCATCATATGGTGTAGTTTCATATACATTAAAGTTAATTGTTGCAAAAGCATACTTATTGTTGTCAAGGATTGGTTTCTTATATTGAATTGATATACCACCATTAACAATACCTTTAATGAAAATATCATCACCAAATCTTACAGCAACCATAGGTGGTTTAACTGTCTTTGATGCTGCTACATATCTTGGTAATGCAATTGCTTGTATTCTCTTTAATAATGTGTCAACATAGTCTTCACCCAAGTCTAATTTCATATTACTTGCAGTTGCATTTACTTCATTTAACATATCTCTATGTAATTCCAATTGAACTTGAACCTCTCTTGGTCCAGAATAACTGTAAGCATAAATAGGTGCTGTTCTTGATAATGCATTTTGTTGACTAAATTGTGAACTTAATTTATCACTAATTGTATCTGGATATTGTGGTAAGATTAGATACTCATCGGTATGAAATAAATAGATATAATTCTCTATTAGTGTATAATTGTTATTAGACATTATTCAATATCCCCCATTTTTTGTTCTGCATCTTTGTCTAAATAAGATAACATATCATATTTAGTGTTGACTAGATTATTCTCTGTGATAAATTGACAAACAGCAAGTCTATCAATTTCTCTCCATACACCATAATAATCTTTGTCTAGTAATCCTTTCTTAACCAACTTTTTTTGCAACTTTCTCACATCATAACTTTCTGATAATGGACAAATTGCATTCTTTGTTACATATTCTATCATTCTTGTTGCTAATAGATATTGAGATGAAGCATTAAGATTTGATAATAATTCTAACTTACTTACAAACTCTTTACAATAGAATCTTCTCTTTCTATCATAATCTCTAAAAGCAAACATACTATCTTCAAATTTTTGTGATGATAATATAATCTTGAAGTTACTTAAATAGTCACCTTCTAATACTACAAGTGAAGATGTATTTGAAATAGGTACTTTAACAAATAATGTAAGTATATTTTCATAAACATACATAGAGTCACTAATGTTTGAAGTTAAGTTTTCATACAATACAGGTCTATTCATACTTACACTTGCATATGTATTATAACTACTCTTATATATCTTATCACTAATGCTTACAAAACTATCATCTAAAGCATCTATGACTTTATCGTTATTATAGAAACCTGCTACAACTTCTATCTTTGAAGAACAATCTATTCCTATTGTATACTTTCTATTAAACTTTGCTGGGAAACAATATACTTTGTATCCTTCATCATCACAGAATGTTTTTGTTTCACCTATTTTAATATTGATATTATTAGCAAAAACACCATCACAACAGTTATACATTGACATTAAATCTACATTGTTATAATCTCTTTGGAATCTTAAATACTCCCCAAAGTGTCTGTGTGTATAAGAATCATAAATGTTGTTATAGATAATTAAGTTCTTTGTTATATTTAGATATGGTCTATTATAAACATAGAGTTCTTCTTTTTCAAATTCCCCATTCTTATATAAACAGATATACCCATCTTTAATGTAGTGGTCTCCTTCAACAAATAAATCATCACTTCTATATACCTTTATAGTAGGTAAGTTGAAGTTCTTTAAGATTTGTTTTATTTCACCAACATAAATACTATCATCATTTAGTTTAATCATTATTTATCTCCTTTATATATCATAAGCAACAGATGTTATACCTTCCATAGTTGGTGTGAATGACATATATGTTGCTTCTGTGGATAAGAAGTCATAAATCTTTGTAATATTGTCATCAATACTTGTTACCTTATCCACAAAGTTATCCTCTAACAATGTGTAGGTCTTTTCTGTATAGTCATTGGTTTCACTTTGAACATCTGCCATCTTTTGATTTGCTTCATCTTCTGCTGCCATAAGTGATGCATCATAATAGTCAGAACCTGCGGTATTTCCTACCATTGTGGATAAAGATGTAGACATACCACTGCTTCTTGCTGTTAATCCAGAACCTCTCTTTAATACATTAGAACCTGCTGTTGAACTAATTCCTAATTTATCAAGTAAACTTGCAGCATCGCCAACACTTGATACACCACTAATAATATCACCAATATTACTAAATGTGGATACACCAACTATTGCTAATTTCATTAAGTTTTCAACAGTTGTATTCAAATCAAATCCACTACCCATTGCACTGATAAATGGAATGTTAATACCACCAGTTACACCTTGAATTAAGTCTGTAATTTTCCAGGTTGCATATAAAGCAGGATTGGATGCAATGTTCATACCTGTTTGATAAGTTAAGTTAGAGAATAAGTTTTCAAGAATGTTTGAAATACCTTCTCTTGTTTTTAATTGTCCCATTTGATATGCTAACTCTTCATACATACCACTATAAGACATATTAGTGTTTAAAAGTGTTTCTAAATCCGAACCTTTTAAATTCTTAGTAAGTGCCATTAAGTCTGACATTGAAACACCGAAAGTTTGTGCTAATTGTGACTTAACAACATTATTACTATATGAACCTAATTCTTGTAAATATGATACAACAGAAGACATTAAGTAGTTTGTTGTATTATAATTTAAACCACCAGTAAGAATATCTGCATAGTTAAGGTTTCCAGACCTACTTGCTGCCATTACCATCAAGTTTTGCATTTGTGAACTACTTAAACCACTAATATCACCACTGCCTAATTGTCCAATAGCAGTTGCAATAGCATTTGCAGTTGCATCACTTAAACCAACACCAGTTAAAGCACCCAACCATTTTTGAACTTGATATTCAAACTCTGTTGCTTCTTGTCCACCCATTGTTGAAGTTGCTTGTAATAATGATGCTGTTACATTGTCAAAGGTAGTTGTTAAATATTCTGTATTTTGAACAAACTCATTTAAGAATCTAGTTAAGTATGCTTCCATACCTAATCTAGCAGCAGTTGAGTCAAATTGTTGCATTCTTACGATTTGCTTTAAGGTTGCATTGTTTACATCAAAAGTAGTAGCAATACCTTTCTTAACTGTTTGTAAGAATGCTTTTTGCTCTACATTACTTGAAATACCTTCTGCAACTAATTGACTTAAATTTGCATATAATTCTTCAGATTTAATAAGTGGTGAGAAAGCAACATCGCTTAATGTTTCTACTGACTTACCAAAATCACCAACACCTTGTAATCTAGCATTTATTTCTGTTTGATAACTTGCATAGGAAGAAATGGCAGTATTGATTTGATTTAAAGACTCTGTAATTGCTTTTCCAACACCTGCTAAGGTTTTCTTTAAATCTTCTGATAAAGTGCCACCTATGGTCTTATGCATATCTTTAAGACCGGTTTCTTCATCTCTTACAATACCAAATAAATCATCTACAAATTTTTGCTGATTCTTTTCTTTGTCTTCTGCTCTCTTTTCCTTGAGAATCTCTTTTTGTTGTTTGTGTATTTGTAACTCTTTTGTGAGTTCTTTATCTTTTTCCTTTCTTTCTTTTTGAGCATCTTTTAGTATTTGCTGTTTTTTCTTTATTTCATCAGCATTACCATCTTTCTTTGCTTTTTCTAAATCTCTCTGTGCTTGTAAGACTTTCATATTGACATTTGTCATCTGAATGTCTTTTTGTCTTTGAGTATCTTGAAGTTTAGTTCTAGCATTTTCTAAGTTGCTTTGAACTTTAAATCTTTTAGCAAGTGTTTCTTCCTGAAGTTTTCTCTCTGCATCTGCTTCTTGGTTGAGAAACTCCATTCTCATTGCCTTTCTTTGTTCTTCAGTAAGATTAACATTAGTCTTAGCAAGGTCAAGTTCAAAATTAGCAAGTCTTAATGCTTGTTCTTTTGTTTTCTCCTGTGCATCACTAATTCGTTTATTTTGGAGTTCTTTCCTTACATTCTCAAGAACCTTTTCCTGCTGTGCTAAATAAGAGTATAGTTTGTCAATATCTTCGGTATCGGCTGATACACCCTTACTTGCTTCCTGTCTTGCAGAATTTTCGTATGGATTGGTTATAGAACTGTTTCTTTTACCTTTTGCCATTTATTATCTCCTTGTCTTTTTATTCAATTCCCTTTCCATTCTTGCTTTTTCTATTGCTTCTTTTTCTCTTTCAACTCTTTCTCTAATAAATTCAAGCATATAGTTTTTTTCTCTTGGTGTTATACTTAATAAATCTGTATAACTCGTATTTATTTCCCTAGATATAATAAATAATTCTTTTACTATTTCTTTATATCTAAATGGTGCATATGGTTTACCATCTTTAGTAAATTGTCTATCAAAAAAATTCCCCTGTGTTGCGAAAGGTGGACACCATTTCATAACCACATTGGTCACACTTTGTAATAATCTTAGTGTCAAGACCTACCTTCTTTGTTATTTCTTCTGCTCTACTAATTATAGTCTTTACATCTTTCATAGGTAGTTTCTTAACAAAATCTTCTAATTGAACAGGTGTTAATACTCTACCATCTACAGTTTTAATTAAATACATTGTTGTATATAATAATCCATACTCTGCATTTAATTTAGTCTTTCTTTTCATCTCTTTTGTCTTTCTAGCAATTTCGTCTAAATCTCTTGGTGTTTGATACTTCAATCTAATATTCTTACCTGTTGCTGGTAGTGTAATATTAAATAGTTCATCATAACTTTCATCATACTCTAAAACTTCCAGTGAATCTAGGTCTGCTATAGAGTCTGTTACTTCACCACAATTAGGACAGGTAATAGTCATTCTATACTCTGGTCCATAGGTTACTACTCTTAATTTGTGAAGTAAGAATTGATAATCACCAAGACACATATCATAAACTTTAATCTTTGGTTTCTCTTGCATACAATCTTCAATGATGTCTGCCATAATCTTATATGGTGTCTCACTAGGTGCTAACCTTCTCATTTCTTCCGAAATTGTCATTGACCTTAATGTCACTTCTGAACTAATGGGTTCATCATAAATTAAACCCTTAGATGGAAGTGTAAAGGTTTCAAATATTGTAGTATTACTCATTTTTAGTTTTCTCCTTTCTCTTCTTTATCTAAAAAATACATCTCTGCAATATATCTCACAATTGCAGATATAGACAACTCTCTTTCAAATGCTTCCTTTCTTAATTTTTGGTATAAAGACTCAGGCATCTCAAGTGCTATCATTTTCTTTTTACTCGTTGCTTCTTTTTCGTTTATGTTAATTTCCATATGCATAACTCCTTTCATTTAATTTAGCACTTATAAATTTATAAAAATATAAAGAATACCAACATTACTTGTCAGTATTCTTTACTATTTCACATAGCAACTACTATGTCTTTTCTATTATACCAATTATGCCTCTTCTTCTGAAACTGGAATTGGGATTGCTTTGTCATAACGAATTGTTGCATCAACTGTTCTCTTATCATTAGATTCATAGTCAAAGTCGCCTTCTGATAATTTTGTAATCCAACATCCCTTTAATTCCCATTGTCTAATAACTTGGTCATAATCTGGTGAGTATTCAACCAATGTGCAGTTCTTCTTATAGTTTGTTGCAAGATGAACTTTTTCTGTGATAACATCATATGCAAGTGCTTGCCAAGCAAGTAAAATGTCCTTTGTCTTTGCACCAATGTAGTCATTAACTGTTAATGTGCCAGCATCAAATGTTGGTGTACCTGCGAAGTACATTGTGTTGTTACCACGCTTTACTTCAATTTCACCCAATGTGAAGTGTGGAACACTTGATTTAACAACTGATAATCTAATTACATCTTGACAATTCTTTAATGTGTCTGCATCTGTTGGAAGGTCTACACCTGCTGGTAATAATGAGTCAATATCTGAAATAATGAACTCAAAGTTATTACTTCTTGCTGGTTCAAATAATTGTGGATTGTCGGCTAAATGGTAAGTACCAATATCATAACTCATATTCTCTTTCCCCCTTTACTATTCTACTACTTCTAAAGAATCTGCAAGTTCTACTTCTAATTGGAAATCTTCAACTGCTTCAATAGGAACAATTGTTAATCTTGCCTTCAATCTTGCCTTCTTGTCTGTCTTTAATTTTGTGAATCTATATCCAAGAATTCCATTACCACTCTTCATTCTATCTAATAAAGGTGTAACTTGTGATTGGAAGTTAATCCATAAAATTTCGCTGTTTTGTTCAAATGTATACTTTCTTGCTGCGTTGTATAATGCTTTCTTGATTGCACTTACAAGGTTTCTAACATTTAAGAAAGATGTTGCAACTGTTGTTCCATCATTTTCTCTGAATGTTCTGTTACCCCATACAATGTAACCGAATGGTCTTACTAATGCAATTGGGTTAATAGCACAACCTTCATTATCACCTAAATCATCAAGGTCTACTTCACCATCTGCTCCTCTTGCTTGTAGGATTTCAATTTCACTTGAAGAATAATCATAGTAAACATCTGTTAATTCTTTGATGATTCCTCTGAATGAACCTGCTACTGCATACCACTCTGGATATGTTACGATTGAGTTAGCATAAGCAAATAAGTAACCGAAAGATGCAGGAATACCAATTTCTTTCTCTTCACTATCACCTAATAATGTAGCATTCTTTGTCTTGAACCAAGGTGTCATACAACTTACATAAGAACCCGCATCAATTGTTCCTGCAATACCATCATCTTTATATTGTTCAAAGTAATTTCTTACTTTCTTAACAACTGTGATGTCTGCATCTTCAATTAAATCTTCTTCTTTAATTGTTGTTTCATCTTCTGGGTGGTCTAATAAAGCAATACAATCTCCTCTCTTTGCTGCACACTTAATCATATTCTTTGATGGTGCAGTATATTGACCTGTTGTGAGGAATCTTACATCATATAGTGTTTTATCTGTAAGGTTTTCCCAAATTGCTTCCCAATCAGAGTCTGTTGGTTCTGCTGCAATTCCTTCATATAAAACATAGATACCTAATTCTAATAGGTGTACTGCTAATTTGAATGAAAGTGAATCTGCATCATAATCATCTTTTTTGTCTAATAATGCTTTTGATGTTACGAATAAAGTAGGTTTCTTTGCTTCGCCACCATCCGCATATGGACCAGGAATATAGACTGTATTAAGTATAGCACTCTCGCTAACGATACCAGTATTGTCTATTTCTTTGATTTCAATTTTTGGCATAATTTATTTTTCTCCTTCTATATTATTATTCTTTATAAACAATAATTCTTACTCATTTAATTTAGCATAGAATTATTGACTATTTTTTGTAAATTACTGTATCTTCTACAATATCTTTCGTTTCCCTATCTTCAACTGCCAAATCAATAAGTTCAATGGTTGGCGTTTCTTTACTTGGTATGCTGAATAAGTAAGCATCATCTACATAAAGTCTAATTGAGAACCTATAAAATTGGTCTGCAAATAAATGTTCTGTAATATCACTATTATCTACAATTGAATCCTCTATCCATAAATTTGATTCGTGTTCTACCCATACATTGTTATATGGTAAACCAATCTTTAATTTTGGTAAGTTGATGAAGTTAAACACAAAGTTTCTTATAAATTCATCTGCTTCTTCCATCTTTCTTGTGTAGATGTCTATTTGATACGCTAATTCAATAGGAACAACATTTATTGTCATTGTTGTTTTCTTTGATGCTTGTAGAATATATCCACTAAATGTTTTTGGTTGCTTCTGTGTATTTAATATCTTTATTTCTTTATCTCTTGATATTGCAATGAAAGGTAATTGAATAGGTTTATCATCACCTATATCTGCTTTCATCTGTAATAGTCTTGTTGACTCATCTGGTTTTAATATGGCAAGATTAGGGTCTTTAACCCATTTCTTAATCTTTTCTACTAATGCCTCATCATATAATTTAATTGACACTATTAAAACCCCCTATCATATAATACCTAAAGAATGTTCCTAATCTACTTTCCACATATCTAAATGTTGAATTAAATAGATTTAGTCCTTTAATATCCATATTGCCAAAATCAATTAGTCTTATTAAAGTTTCTATTGGTATTCCATTTATTGTTTCGTTTTGCTCTATAGAAATAACAAATTGATTTCCTCTGTCATTTACTACTATTTTGCTTCTTTTTATTATATCTTCTAAGGTTATGTTGTAATTGTCTTTTAAGTAGTTGTTCATATTACCAACTCTTTTTCTTTTTACAAGTTTATTATATTTTGTTACCAAAGTCTTGTATAGTAGGGTTGGTAGTATCCTGTAATTAAACTCTTCACTCTCAATACTACTTACTAATTGCATTTATCTTGTATTACCTCAATAAACCTCTTTCTTTCATTGTTTGTGTGATTCGTGCTATCTGTTCTTTTGTAAACTCTCCGTTTTTAATGCCATTTTCAAAACGAGTTATAACATCATTTGCCTCTTTTGATTGACTTGAAGTTGCACTTGTCCCAAGTCCTAATTTATATGCTTTATCTACATAATAGAATGTTTCAACCAGTTTTGCTGGTGTGCTTTCTAATTGACTTGCACCTGTATCGTTTAATGCCCCATCATACTTATACATAATTATAGGTCTAACTAATTTCCAAGTATTTGAACCATAATTGCTAAGTATATTGTCTAAATGGCCCTTCTCATCAATCTTAATTCCTGCTTCTTGAAATTTCTTTGGGTATGGACCGCTTTCCATTGACATTATTGCTTGAATATTAAGTTTTTCTACATTTGCTTGATTGCCGAAATAATTATAATACTTAATGAATTGTAACATAGTTTGAGCAGAACCCATACCTTGTGCATCAGAACGATATAAACCACCATCAGCACCATCAAATATAATGTGACCTGTACCTTCTTTTCCAGTACCCATCATATCTGCTTCATCTACTAATTCATTAGCATACATATCATTCCATACAATAATATCATCTCTTGTAAGATTAAATGTATTTCCACCTATCTTAAAGAATGTTGGAATAAACTTTAAATATGGATTGTTTATTTCTTTGAATCCAAGTTGATTTACCCAACTAATTACAATATCCATACCGTTTTGTAAATATTGTAAGTATGGTTGAATGTTTTTATTATTTAGTAAGAATATTTCAGATATTGCACTTCTTTCTTCACTTGTCTTTGCAGAATCTTGAACTTCTTGCCAATTAAGTCTACCCTCTTTTGCATCATTAACTTTTGCGAGTGTTTCTTGAGATAGTTTTGCTGATGCTTTTAATTCAGAAGATGCTCCAGTTGGTTGAGAAGGTTGTGCTGTTGGCTGTTCACCATCTGCTTCTCTTAATGCATATCTAAACTTTAATTCATTATACATATTATTCTTCTCCATCCTCATTATCTACCAGCATTGTAAAGTTCTGGTCTTTATAGTTAATGTCTGTAACTTGGTTTGTGTTTTCCCACACTGGACCTATTTCACAAGCAATGTAAGCAGGATATACACTTATTGTTGACATTCTAATAACCCTAAATAATCTTCCTTCTGCATTGTCTACAGCACTTGGTATGATAAATAATGCACCTACTTGGATATTTGGTAAGTCATATGGAATGTGAATGACTGATAAAGAATCACTTAACTCACTATTCCATCCGAGTTTCTTCATTGTCCATTGTGTTGGATGTTCATCAAAGATGCAACTCGTAACAACAGGTTCATAATAGAAACTGTCTAACTCACCATATCCATTGTAGTGCTTATCCTCTCTAGGTGCTCTATAAATTACATTGATGCCTAGTAGTCTAGTCATCTCTATAAAGTAATTCCTATGAAGTTTTATATTATTAGGATTTAGTAATAAACCTGTATCTCTACCGTCCATTATTTATTACTCCTTTCGCTATCTACTTCTTACTTTCTTTTTGCTTTATTGTCTACTTTACCTTTAACTAAAACAAACTCTTCATTTAACTTTGCTTTGTAGTTATATTTTAAAGATTCACAAACAATTTCTTTGTTTTCTACTTTTGCAGAAAGTGTGAATGCATTCTTACCTTTTGAGAATGTTTCATTTATACCTCTAAACTTAACTAAATCGCCTCTGCGTGATTCTGTGAGTTTATTGAATACAAATCTTGTCTTCACATTTTTTCCATCCTTAAACGAAATTAGGCCTTCAATAATTATAATATTCTTTTCATTGTCTACCTTTCCGTTTGTAGATTTAAATCCCTTGAAGTTCTCATAAACATTATGTGCATATCTGTTTACAAGTCTATCAAACTTTCTGTTATCTAAACTCTCAAACTTAATCTCTTCTTCTTTACCTTCAACATCTGGTAAATCTGGTAAGTCATATTTATCTTTTAATTCTTCTTTTTCTTCATCTTCTTCTTCTGTTTTAGCAGGTTCTTTTTCAACTTCAATGTCTTTTTTAACTTCAACATCTGTTCCTGTTGTTTCAATTGTTTTATCTTCTGCTTCTACATCAAGAGATGCAACTTGTCCTACTAAATCAAATCCATCTACAGAACCACAGTGAGGACACTCTTCATCTTTGTTATAAATGTCAGTTTCTTCATCCTTCTTGAGTAAGTCTGGTTTCTTATAGATTAAAGTTCTACAAATTGGGCATTGAAGAATTACATTACCAATATATGAATCTTTGAGTTTATCAATTGTATCTGCATCTACATCAACAATTTGCTCTGTTTCTTCTTTCTTTTCAGAATTTAAGATTTCTTGACCTTTCTTAATATCTTCATCATCCATAAGGTTAATTGATTCACTTTCTTTAAGTTTCTTCTTTGACTTTTTTGATTCTTTAGATTCCTTTTTAGACTTTTTATCTTCCCAAACAATATCACAAATACAAACTCTAGGGTTGTAGCAGTTAATTTCTAGTGAATAGTCAAAACTTACAACTTTTATATCCTTATAGTTTTCATCTAAATACTCTTTGATAGATTCAAGCAACTCCTTTTCATCATATCTATTTCTTACATCTTCTCCGAAGTCCACATCTTCATTATAAATTAAGTAGTCTTCTTCGTATAATCCTAAATCTTCATAATCTACATATATTTCTTTAGGTAAACCATTTTTATCATAATCTATTTCTAATTCTTCTTTAACTGCTTTCTTGCCTTCTTTTATATTCTTATATTCAGGTGTTTGATAGTTCCAAATTTCTTTCTTATCACAATCAAATACCTTTGGTTCATCTTTTATGTGTGCTTTAGCATAAGCAATAGCATCTTGTTTGCTATCAAATTCTTTTCTATCATCATTCTTGTTTGCAACTACTACAAATTTACAAGATGCCTCTTCTTTAACTGATTTATGAGATTCTTTTTTGTCCCCTTCAATTGTGGCATAAATGATTGGGTATCCATCACCATCATCATCCCACTCATCTTTTGTGTGAACAACCATATCTAAAATTGCTTCACCATATGGATTGTTGTCTTTATCTAATTCATATGAACCATCTTTACAATCTTTATAAAGTATTGCTGTTCCTTTAATTTTTCCACCTTTGATTCTTACACTATTCCACCACATATCTAATAATTCTTTAACTGTGATGTCAGTGTCTATTGAATTCTCTTTTTCATCTGTTATGTCTGTATAAGAGGAACTTTCCCAAGTAATGTGTCCTACGCCTTCATCCTCATCATACCAATATTCAATGGTAGGATTATATGGTTCAAATCCCATTACATAATCTTCTAGTTCACCCTCATCTTCACATTCATAATCTTCTTCCTCTTCATAGCAATAAAATCCTGGTGCATAACCTTCTTTCAAAGACTTTTTAGATTTAACTGCTTTCTTTTCACAAGATTCACCTAACCATAAATCTTCGTGTCCATCCAAGAATGTTAAAGAATTGTATGATAAACCTTCGCTGTCTGTATATACTGCCTTTTCAATTTTGTGCGGTCTTTTTACTTGTATATCTGCTAACTCAACAACTTTATCTCTGCCCATAGCATCAATATAGTTGTCTAAATAGTTTCTATATTTATGTTCTTGCTCTTGAACTAAATCTTCACCATCTTTGAAATCTCTACTATAAGCAATAATAGAGTGTATCATATCAACACAATGCTTTGGGTCTTCATAAACACTGTATTTCTTATCTGGTTCAAATAAATCTTTATCTTCTTTGATAGGTTTACAAGATTCTTTAATGGATTTCTTATTGTTGACTTTCTTTACACTTTCTTTGATGTCTTGCTTTGGTTGACTTACAACAATGCTATCATCTACATCTTCTAGTGATTTGAATGCTTCTGCAATATAATTCATATTTATTTCTCCTATATATAGTTTATTTCTTATTTATTATCTTTTTCAACTTTATTGAAGAAGTCTTTGTTTCTTCTAATAAAACTCTTAACATCTTTTCTAAACTCAGGTGTAAAGTTTGGTTCATCTTCTGCCCAAGTATCTGTGTCTGATATAATCTTTAAATCACACCACTCTCTTGATGTGCTAGGAACAAAAGAACTCTTACCAATGTTGTGCTTATCTAATATCTTTTGATAATCTGATTCAATTGATTCACCCATAGATACTGCACCAACACCACCATCTGCTGTTGCTACTTGGTTTCCCATAGCATTATTGAAGAATGCAATCTCTTTTTCTGGATTACCAACAAATCTTACTTTGTCTTTCTTCTTCTTTTTCTTTCCTTCTTTAAGTCCTTCTTCAATACCATATTCTCTTAAAATATCTGGTCCAATCTTTCTAGTACATTCATCTAACATAAGTTTATTTATTGTTTGTCCTGTACCAGTTCCTCTATTACTTCTATACTTTCCATTATAAATTGTATCATAGAGTTTATCAAGAAGTTCTTCATCTGCATCTTCTCTTATTGCTCTATAAATATAGTGATTTGAACCATCGTGATTTGAACCATCATATGCAAATTCATCATCATTGTCTACATACCATCTTACATAGTCATCTTCTGATTCAAAACAATCTTCAAGTTTTCCTGATTCTATAACTTTATATCCAGTAACATTTCCATTCCACAAACCTAAATCTGCTATAACTAAAATTCCTTTTGGATATTCAATGTCAGATAACATATAAACTTCTTCTTCAAATTGGTCATTGTTCATCCCAATAGCCCAATCAAAAACTTCATCGTCATCATTTACTCTTGCTTCATACTCTTCTTTTTCTTCTGGATTATCAAGGTCATAATCATAAGAAATTTCATCAGCGAAAACATCTCTCCAAGCATCTACATCTATGTCATCATAATAATTAGACCAGATTAAATTCTTAACATTGTTTTCTGATTCTGTTAATTCTTGTGATTCATCAATTTTCTTTTGGAGTTTGTTTGCTTCGTGTCTACTTCTAATTGCTCTCTCTGGTTGATTGTGGTCATCACAGTAATCTGCTTCATCATATAAAGCATCTTGTTCATCTTGTAGTTCTTTTGCTTTTTCTATATTACCACTTGCTAATGCTTCATTGACTTTAGATGCTTCATCTACAGAATCATCTTCCCACTCAATGCCAGAACATACAAAGTTTACTGGTTTATCGTTTTTATCTCTTTCTACTGAAATAACAAAACTGCTCCAAGTTCCATCCTTTCCCATCTTGTTATCTAAATAATCTCCAACTTTAGATGTTACTTTATTAAATACATCTTTGTCTTCAATTTTATCTAAGTCATCATTACAAATAAGGTTCTTTCTTAATAAATCTTTTGCTTTAACTGTGATAACATTAGGTAGTTTTGCTTTCTTTTCGTTTAGTTCATTTCTAACCCAAACAACTTCTTCTCTTAAATCTTCATCACAGACATTATAGATTTCTCTTGCTGTAATCTTTGTGACTTCTGGGTTTTTGTGTGCGTGATTTAATGCTTCACTAAGTGTGTTGAACTTATATAAATCATCTGTTAAATAAATACAATTTCTCATTTATAACTCCTGTTTAATTAGTCTACTGGATAGAACAATGTACTATTTGTTCTTAATATTTCTCTTAATGCTGAAAGTTCATTATTGCCTTCTTCTAACATTCTTTCTCCATCTTGTGTCCATAAAGCATTAGATTGTGTGTATCTTGTTCTAATTCTTCCTAAAATAGTCTTTGTTATAGCAAGTGAATATCTTTCTAAAATATCAATCCAATAATCACTTGTTACTTCATCAACAGTATCATAAATAGGAACATACTCTAATGTAACACTCTTTGGATAATCGTAACCAGCATTTATATATAACTTATCAGCAGTTTTATCTATTTTAAATGCCATATCAGTTGTGGTTGTATTTCTCATTTGGAGTAGTGTATTATAACTCATATAATTCAATAAGTAGTTATTTAAGTTATACATAGTACCACCAGCAGAGAATGCCATCCATCTCTGAACATACATTGGGTCTATTGCACTGCCTTCAATAAATCCATCAGTTCCTGCATCTCCTGTGTATCCTTCTGTTCTATAAACCTTTACAATAGAACTACATTTGAAATCCTTTAGGTCTATACAAGAAGCATAAGGAACAGTAATTAACTTTGTTGTGTCAATATATCTTTGAACTTCTTTTAATGCTATCTTAACTGCATTTCCAATTGCATCATCAGAAATCTCTAATTCTAACACACCGCCAGTTAATTGGAACTTTATAAAGTCTACATATTCTTGTAATGTCATATATTTCTCCTATGCTATTCTTCTATCATTTAATTTAGCAACAATATTTCTCTATAATTATTAAAATAGAGTGCCTACTTCTAAACACTCTATTTATTTTTATACATTATTATTACTATTATTTCTTATTGTTTTTATTTGCTTTGCTCTCTCTTACTACTTTCTTTGTAAGTTTCTTTGATTTGCAAGACTCATCAAGATAATCAATAATATTCATATCTAAATCAACAATAACACCTTTGTAATCTTCTGTGTCATAATCATCTAAGAAATAGTTGTATCCAAGATTGACTGTAAAAGGTTTGATTTCAATTTCATCTACACCATTTTTCTTTGCAAATTCAACTGCCTTTTTAAAATTACCAAAGCATTCTTCATCTGTATCTGTTAAAACGCAGTATTCTACATTTCCACTTTTTTCTGCTTTTGCTAATGCATCAAAGTACTCATCTTCCATATCTTGATAAATTTGTGCTCTACCTTCTTTAATTGACTTCTTTTCACAAGATTCAGACAATCTATCTGTCAAAATATCATCTAACTTATAAAATAAATCATCAATTTCTCTATCTGATTTTTTTGCTATTGTTGACAAGAAATCTCTTATTTTATCACTTGTTGCATCAATTCCATCTTGGTCAAATATTGGTTGTGCATCATCATTCTCATCATACTCATTATATACAACATCTACTGGTTTACCTGTAATTTCTTCAAAGTTGTCTACAATATAATCAAGTAATTCATCATCAGACAAATCTTTAACTTTATTAACTATACCATATAAAACATATCCCTTTCTATAATCATCCCAGTCATAGTAATAATCTTCATAATCAGATGATAACCAATCTTCGTTTTCACTTATGAAGTCTTCTACATCTAAATCACCTTCATCACCACCAAAAAACTCAATTTCTTCTTCGTACTCAACATCTTCAAAATCTTCTTTAATGGATTTCTTTGATTTCAAAGGTTTAATACCACAGTCCTTTAATTCTTTATTTAATTGCTTCAATGATGTTATTGGTTTACAATATTCATCTGCATTTTCTACATCAAAATTTCCATCTTCATCATAACCACAATATCCAATAAAATCTCTTACGGTTTCACCTTCAAACTCAATTCCACCTTCACCTGAATTATCATCTTCTAACTCAATGTCTAAATAGTCTTTAATATCAAACTCATCTTTAGACTCTTTGATTAACTTCTCTGGTCTTTGTGTGTACTTTGCTTCTTTCATTTCTTTATCTTCCTTCTTATTTGTATTATTTTTCTTTTTCTTATTTAATTCTCTTACTTCTTTCTTTGCTTGTTTCCAAATTTCATCAAAGTCTTTTTCACTTAGTCCACACCAGTCACATTCATCTTTATCACCATCACCAAATCTAATACACTCTATTGCATTGTCTAGTGCTGATGCTTTTCTTAATTCAATGTTATCTGTCTTTACCTTTCTCTTTCTTATAAGGTCATTGTAAATATCTTTAGATGCACCATAATTTCCAATGCCATACTTTCTCAAGAAATCTCTTAAGTGTTGTCCTGTTGTTCTGGAATAGTCCCAATATCTTGTTAATTCAACATCTCCATCTGGTTTGATTGTTGCAATAAGTGTTCCATAAGAATATAACTCTTTTGTTCCATCTTCATACTCTCTAACTCTTGCTGAGTGACTTGTGTTTTGCCAATAATCTTCGTTCATACTTTCCTCTTTTACCTCTTTTTCACCATTTACAATATATACTTTGTTTTTATTGTAGTCTTTAACTATAACTGATTCTTGCTTGAACTCATTACATAAGTCCTCTGCAATACTAACTAAAACATCTGTAGGTAGTCCAAGTAATTCAACTGATAATGAGTTTTCATCAAAATCACTACCATCTGCTGCGTGGTATCTTCCTCTTAAATACTTACCTACTGTCCAACCTGTTTCTGGAACATTATTAAGTACCGCATTCTTGATGTTTTTATCTGCACTAACTCTATTCTTTAATGTTGCAACTTTCTTCTTAATCCAATTCATTAACTTGTTTTGTGAAAGTTGTTGTGCATTTACATCAGTAGATAAAACAATAATTCCACCATTATCATCAAACTCATAAGTAATCTTTTCATTTAACTTCTTTTGTTTCTTTGATTCAACTACTAAAGGTCTTTTCTTGATGTTTGTATATAAATATCTACTTGCAGAATAAGCATTGCCATTAAGACCAGGTAATTCCTTTACATTGCTTTTCTTTACTTCTTTTGACATATATTTACCTCTTATTACTTAATCATTTAATTTAGCACTTATTCTAAACTTAATTCTTTACTCTTTAACTCGTTTTTTAATTCTTTTAATTCATCTAGGTATCCTAAGTTTCTTGCTTCTTTAAATACTAGATTTCCTATAGCATACTCTCCATCTTTTGCAAGACTTTCTTTTCTTAAATTATATAAGTCTTCAATTAAGTTCTCAATCTCTGCTATCTTTTCTACATTAGATACTCCTGCATTCTCTACTAAATCAAAATATCTATCTTCCCAACCCTTGAATTGTTCTTCAAAAGCATCATAGTCAATATCTGGAATATCTGTTTGTACTGGTTCTTTTATCCATTTATCTTCTTTTACTGAATAAATTCCATTAGACTTTAGAGGTTGGTCTTGTACTGCTTCTTTAATATCATCTTTATGCTTAAAGTACTCTACTTGTTTTAATCTCTTCTCTGCTTCTTCTTTTGTATCATAAGTTCCAAGATTTCTTCCTTTTTCACTTTGTACTTGATATTTAGAACCCTTCTTTACAATCTTTTCTTGAAGTTGTTCTGTTTTTTCATTTGAATTTAGTGATTCATTTTCATTGTTAATATATCTAACTTCATATCCATCTTCTCTATCACCAGATGTAAGATGCTTTAATAATGTTTGAAGTTTAGAAGCATCTACAAAGTTTCTACCAACAATGTTATATGTGTCTTTATCAACTTGTACAAATGCTAATTTCTTATAGATTTCTTTTAATGCTTTGTCTACAAAATCTTCAAAAGAAATATCTTCATCACCATATTTTCTTAAATAATCATCTCTTGTATAAATTACATATGGTCTTCCTTTTGGTTGATTTTCAGATACAACTGTAAGGCCTCTATTTATACAATATTCAACCACATAATCATTGTCTGTTCTTATTATAGTATGCCAATCAAATGGATTACCAACAAGTTTGTTTACACTGTTTGGTACTTCAATTTCTGTTAAGTTTGAACAACTATTAAATGCATAATCACCAATTTCATTAAGTCCTTCTGGTAATTTAAGAGTCCCTTCTAATGATGAATAATAGAATGCTCCACTTTCTATTTTTTTAACAGAACTTGGTATTGTTACTTTTATAAGAGAAGATGAGGAGAATGCCCTCTCACCAATTGATTCAACACCATTTGGAATCTCAATTTCACTAATAGCACTATTATTAAATGCACAGTATGGAATTTCTTTTATTCCAGCAGGAAGATTTATTTTTTTAATTCCACTCCCCAGGAATGCTTCAGCCCCAATAGTAGTGACACCAGCAGGAATATCAATTTCAGTTAATAAAACATCACCAGAAAATGCAGAACGACCAATGCTCTTTAAACCTTCTGGTAAATTTATTTTTTCTAAATTCTTACAAGAAACAAATGCATTATCTGCTATAATTGTAACCCCGTTTGGAATTGTTATCTCTTTTATGCTTGTTCCACCTAATGCTGCATTTCCAATAAGTTCCAATGTTTCAGGTAATTGTATAGACTCTAAACCTGAGCAGTAATAGAAAATGCCTGCAGGTAATTCAGTCAAACTACACTCAATATTTATGCTCTTTAATTTTTCACAATTATTAAATATACCATTTTCAAGTGTTGTTATGGTGCTTGGAAGTGTAATAGCACTTAATTGCCTACATCCTCTAAAAGCATATTCATCAATAACTTCAATTCCTTGTAAGTCTATGTTCTCTAAACTACTACAATTATAAAAGGCATTACTACCAATTATTTTAAGACTGCTTGGAAGTTTTACCTCTTTTAGTGAACGAAAATCAGAAAATACACTATCACCTAATGCTATAACTCCATCTGGAATTACAACCTTAGTAATTTCACTGCCCTCTTCTGCCCACTCTCTATAATAATCATAGTCACGATTCATCACGCCATTTCCATCTATTTTGAATAATGACTTCATATCAAACGGTTTAATGTCATAATATTTTTTCATTTCATCTTCAACATTAAATCCTGCTAATTTTGATAAATCAGAATAAGTACGATATTGGTTATCTGCTAAATCTGGAACACCTGTGTGGTTACATCTTAATGTTGCATTTAGTATCTTTCCTTTTGGAGATATTCTTAAAGCAATTAAAGAATTACCATAAGCATCCTTACCTTTTTCTTCTTTATTTGTTTTTGGGTTGAATGGTATATCTTTCCAGTCGTTATGTTGCAATACAAAGAACTTATTTCCACCACTTACCCAACTGTCATATACACCTTTATTGTTTGTATGACACCAAGCAGTTCCGCCACCACCAGCATACTTATCAGAAGAACCATCTCCAGTCCAATGACCACCATATGTGTCGTGCATTTGCTCATATGAATCAATTGGAACTAATGTATAATCTGATTGTTTGAACTTCATATTTGCAAGTTCTTGTCTTGATTGCTCATCTCTTTGTGCTTGAATATCTTCTAATGTATCTTTTACATCTTTATAATGCATAGTGTTTACAAATTCAGCATCAAGTTTTTCTTTTTCCTTTTGGTCTTCTATTTTATCTCTAGTTTCTCTAATCCAAGTTAAATACTCATCAAATACACTAGGACATTCCATTAAGAACTCTCTTGCTTTATTTGTATCACCGTTTGATTCTTCAACTATCATTCTAGCAATACCTTTTAAGTATTTCTCTAACCAGTTAGGTGCGTGAACAAATGCGTGAATGTCTTCTCTAAATAAAGCATTGATTATCTTTTCGCTTGTTTCTGCATCAAATAAACCAGAATCTGAAAGTATCTTTGCTGCTTGTTTATCATACTTAGTGCCTTCTGTTAGGATTCTGTTTTCTCTTAAATTTACCTTTTCTAATTTCATATTTATTCCTCTACATCTATTGTTGTTGGTTCTACAGTATCTAGTTCAGGAGTTTCTACATATATCTCTACTGGAATACCGTAAAAATCAATATCATAGTTTTTATTCCATAATGACCTATAAGCACTATATAAAAGAGCATACACTTCTTTTGGTGCTTTTATATTTTTTGCTATAATGTGTAAATCAATATCACTATCTTTTGTATAGTTGTAAGAACAATTGCTTCCAACTATCTTAATATCATCCACATCCATTTTGATACCGTCTTCTTCTAAACCTTTAATAAACTCATCTGCTATTTGCATAAGTTTTTCTTTTACTTCTGGTTTCAATGTATTATCTTCATTCCAGAGTAAAGGGTTTAGTGTTTCGTGTTTTTCAATATCTTCATTCATACTTTCCTCTATTGATTTTGGTAACTTTGAATAAACAAATAATTTACCTTCATTACCTAAATCACTTATCGGTTTATTATATATTATTCGTTATTTTTCTTTTCTTCTTCTACTGCTCTTCCACTATCTTGAAGTTTGAAAAATGCTTGTTCATCATCTTTTGTTTCTTTCTTTGCATATTTGAACTCATCTTTTGGTACTTTATAATATTGGAATCTGTAACCATTGTTTGAGTTTTTATATCTATCCATACCACTCTTTGTGTTGAATTTCTTTAATTTATCACCATTCATTGTAACAGGCAATCCAATATGTAAAACATTATCACCATATGACTCTAGTACATTATTTTTTACATAATTCATTACATAATCAATTTGTTCTTGTGTTAGACTGCACCAACAGTTTGTATCCTTATTAAGACCTACAATAACTAATGCTTCATTTTTTTTATCTCCATATTCTCTATGAACAATATCAATATCATCTCTTCCTGGGAAAGCAAAAGCATCTATATACCCACCAACTGCTTTTTGATAACTACGCAATGTGTTCTTTATTTCTCCTACTTTATAATTACCTAGAGTTCTAAAAATAACTGTGATAGGATGTTCTTCTGGTTTTTGTACTTCATCTTCTTTTGTTTTTTCATCAACAATCTTTCTAGCATCAGAATAACTCTTTGCCCAAGCAATGTGTTTACCATCTTTTGTAATCTCTATTAAATCTTTATCAACATAGTTAGATAAACCTAATTCTAACATATCGTGAATTGAATCTTCATTAAAATCAAGTTCATAACCCTTATAATCTTGAACTGAGTGCATTTCATTAAGTTTTTTGCTCTCTTTTAATGGTTTATCTAATGCTAAAATGCAATCTTCTTCTACCCAATCAAATTCATAACCATTTCCTTTTGCTGTATATAAGAAATCATCTTCTTGAACTGGTTTAATTCCTGCTTGTTCACATTTATAGAAATACCAATTTAATGTTCCAAATACTCTATAACAGGTCTTACCATTTTGTGCAATATATTTCTCTGCATCTGGGTCTGTTGTGATTTCTTTTACTAAATCAAAACTTCCTTTATCTTCTTTAAGTGATTCTTCCCAAGTATCATTATTCTTAATATTATCTAATGCTTCTTCTACTGGTTCATCTTTAACTTCAACTTCTTTCTCAACTTCTATTTCATCTGGTGTTTCTTCTACTTCAACCTTATCTTCAACTTCTTCTCCATAAGGTTTGATTTCAATTTCTACACCAAAGAATTTCTCATAGTCTGTGCTAATTAAATCTTTTGAACAATCCCTATCTGCAATAACTAACCCACTATCTACATCCCCATTTGGTAAAATCTCATAAACAACATAACCATTGTCTTTAGCAATTCCTACTGCTTCATCTTCACTTAAACCAAATGTATCTGTAATGTCGTGAACAAAACAATAAGATGGTGTGTCTTCTCCATCTATATCTCTAATATGTGATAATTTATAAATAGTATCAACAATAGCATTCTCATCTTCTTCTATTGTTTCATCTTCTATTTTAGATAATTCATCATATGTTGTTGCTTCAATTTCATCAATATTGTCATCTTTTACTTCAATATCTCTTTCTTTAATACTTCTTTCTCTAGGTATCATAGTATACTATATCTCCATATTTATATATTTTATCATTTAATTTAGCATCTATTTTTATATCTATATGTTTATAATACTATAAAGTAAACATCTAATGATGTTTACGATATTTTGCTTTAGCAAAATATTTTAATAGTAATATTATATCTAGTATTATATTTATTATTATCTATTATATTATACAACAATTGAAATAGAATTTAAATGTGTTTATGAAAATTTTTTATTTAGTTAAAAACTCTTCTGTAAACCCTAAATTGAGATATGGTTGTATATCAATTTCATCTGTCTTTGTTATCCACCATTTAATCTCATTCAAACAATATTTTGCAAACTCTTTTATGAACTCACTAAAATTACCATCACACCAAAAGTTTAATTGCCACATATTTATTAGAGCATCACTAAAGTTTGTATGACAGTGCACTTCAAAATTTCCATCCCAACTATCATCTGCAAATATAAAGTAGTTATATTTATTTAAACCAGACTTTGTAAGTTCCCAAAACTCCTCTGCACTATTTAGTTTTTCCATATCGCCTACAATATAATCAAAATTAACTAAATATGGAAAATCACCATCCCAATCATCAAAACTGTGGTTGTTTTCAAAATAGTATTCAATATAATCATCTGGAACATCTTCTCTAAATTCATTGTAAGCATCTTTAGGACTATACATATACAACATATAACCATCACAGTCACCATTTATTTTTCCAATCACATTCTCAATAATAAAATCTTCATTAGGTAATTTATGTTGCACAAATAAATTGGTGAACTCTTTTAATTCACTATCAACATCTTCATTATAGTTTACTGGTATCTCTTTTACATCTGGAGCATTTGGTATATAAGCAAGTGGTACATCATCTTGATTAAATATCTCATACTCTTTATCATCTGGATATACAACTAAAGCATATTTTTCAGTGTTGTTTTTAATGAAGAAATAGAACTTGCATCCTTGTTTTGTATAATCATTCCAGTATTTAGTTCCGTTTTCACCATTATTCCATCTCTTTGAACCACTTATACACCATTTAGTATTCTTACCATATTTAGCACTTGCTTCATATGTAGTAATTTCATATACTTTCCAATCATCTTTGTTATATAAGAGTTTAGCACCTTCTTTCTCTTTTTGTTTGGTATCATCTTTCTTACTTATCTCAGAGAATGCTTTTGTAAATTCATCCCAGTTATTTTGTTTAATCCAATAATAGTAGTCATTAAATGGTGCTTTTAATCTGCTTCTATTCTTTTCAAATCCATTAACCCAAGAGTTTACATATGAGTCTTTATTACCACCATCTCTCATACCAAGTTCACTTACTTTATCTTCTACCCAGTTTTTGAAATTTAGTGTGTCCTGTTTAGATTCATTAAGAGATTCATCAATATCAACATTTATCCAAGCATTTTCTGGTATTTCTCCATAATATTCAAATGCCCAAAAGTCCCAGTATTCTTTTCCGTTTTCATCTTCATATACTGTGTATTCTTCTATGTTTGTGTCTATATATAACTTATCAAGGTCTAGTTTGTTAATGTCTATCTCCATAACAACAACACCAGTATTGAAATCTGTTGCTCTGCCTACAAACTCATAAGCATCATCTTCAGAATAAGTAAGATAAACACAACCATTTTTAGAAGCATTAAAGTTTTTTGATTTCTTTGGTTTTATAGCACCCGCTTTCTTTATCTTTTTCCAATTATAATCAGTTGTTCCGTGAAATAACTGTAGTGTTTTTAGTGCCTTTTTACCTACATAATAATAGGATGACCAAATATCTAAAACATCTTTTAACTTTGTGTGTTCTGTCCAATCACGATAATCAACCACTTCTAATTCTGGTTTTGATTGTTTCGCTTCACTAATAGATTCAATGACACCATCATAAGACTTAACAGCATCAAGATTCCATATTTGATATTGCTCTGGGTTTCCAAAATCTTCAAGTGTCCAATAAGCACCATCATATCCTTGTTTTTCTAATTCAATTCTAGCGACAAGTTGAGTACACCAAGTCCACACATCATACCAACAGAATTGAGTTCCTGCTTGTTGTTCTACTCTATCCTCTAAATAATCTTTTTGTTCTTTAGTAAGTTTTGAAAAATCCGAAATCTTTTTAATTTTTAAATCTCCAAAATACATACCAAAGCATTTTTGTAACTCAGGATATTCTTTATTATAATAAGCACTACAAAAATTATCTGAAGAATCATCACCACGATAAATTTTTGCATCACTCTTTAGTAAGTATTTTTTAGTTTCTCCCCAACCAGATACTGCACTCCTTTTTGTACTAAAGAATATTCCAGCATATGATTCAAAGTTTTTGCTAAAAGTTCTTTCCGATGTTCCTCTATATAAATAAACTACTTGTTTTCTGTTCTCTGGTGATTTCCTTCCTTTAATTTCTACAATATTATCGCTGAACATATTTTTTAATATTCTTTTTTGCTCTTTATCGGATTCCCTTCTAAACAAATACATATTATTATCAATTCCCATTCTACGATAATATAAATTACAAAATGCTGATGTAGCATCTAAATCTGATAATATAAGATTTATCAAATAGTCAAGAACATCTCCTTGAGTTTTTAATTCTTTTAATTCTTCTTGATTCACTAGAAAATCAAAGTTGTCATAATGTTTGGTTTTGTTTTTAAACATCCAGTTTGAACTTCCCCAACTACCTGCAATAGAATCAATTACATTTATATTATCAAAAGACACTACCCCATCATAATAATATAATTCTTCTAACCAACTTTTATTATATGGTTTGATTTTTGAATAATCTAAATTACTGCTATTTATTGTTAATAGAATATATTTTTTCTCATCAACAATATAACCAATACCACTAAAATTAGTTCCTAATTTATAAAGATTTTTATCATACCATCTTAATAAACTATTTAAACTAGATAAATTAGAAACATTAGAAAATACAAAATCTTTAAGTCCCTCTCTTGAAATTGTAGAGAGCATTTCTATAGGTACAAATACATATACATTATTATTTAATTTTATTTGTTTACTATCATCGCTTTCTGTTAATGATTCATCAACTAACCAAGAAGGTTCTATTCTATCTATAACTACTTGACAAGGTGCTTGACCAGAGAAATTTCTTAATGAATTTTCTGCATCTTCCTTTGATATATAGTCTTCTTCTTGTTTATCAATCCAAAAATAAATGTAATCAGTCCAATCATAATATGCCATCTTGTGAATGTATTTATTTGGAACTTTTAGTTTTAATAATTCTTTTCCATATTTTTCTAATCCACTTGCTTCAAGCATTCTATTTGTATCATCAATAGTAAGACCACAAAAAATAGGACAATCATTCAATCCTAAAACTCTTGCTAGTTCTATGTATGGTTCTTTGCCAATCATACCTCTATCATAATTAGCAATATATGTTTTACCACTTTTCAATTGTTTTAATACTTTAGGTGATTGGTAAGTATAAATAATAGAAGAACCACCAGATTCCTCTTCTAACCTCTTATAATAGTCCTTAAATCCTTCAAATAAAAGATTCATATGTTCTCCTAGTATCTTCTTTATCATTTAATTTAGCATAAGAAAAAGAACCCCATTTCTAGGATTCTCTCTCTTGTTCTTATGCGTGTGTATCTCTTGTTTTAATTTCTTCTATATCCATAGAGTTCTTCACCATCTTCATCTTTTCCTAACTCTACTTCTTCTCCATTATAAGATGCTAATTCGTATGCTACTCCATCACCTCTAATAACATCATCAATCCAAGAATCAACATCAATATAACCATTTTCATCAAAACTACAATCTCTTACCCAATCGTCTCCAAAGTTAAATTCCATATATTCATAAGGGTCACCAATTTCATCATTATATTCATTAACAAGTTTGTCTCTTAAATCATCTAAATCAATGTCTTCTTTAATGTTATCAGAATATACAACTCTTCTTTGCTCTATAGATTCTTCTTCATCAATCTCATAAACATCTCCTGGTTCTACCAAACCTCTATTTATACACTCTTCTACTAATTCATCAAGGTATAAATCATTTACATTTGTTTCATTTAATTCTTCTATCCAATCTATAACTACATCTCTATCTATGTAATCATTTATATAACTTCCAATTGCATCTACAGGACCGACATCATCAATATAACTCTCAATACTATCATAGGCCTCATTATATGCTTCTGTTTCTGTAAGTACATACCACTCTTGTTCTCCACCATCTACTGAATAACAATGTGTAAACTCTTCTTCAATATCATTATAATCAACATCAAGATATTCTGCAAGTCTAACAATTCTGATGTCTCTATCATCATCTTCTTCATCTTCTGGTTCTGACTCTTCCTCTGGTTCTTCTTCATACTCATCTTCATCATAATGGACTTCTGTGGTATCTTCTTCATCGGTGTCTAATACAAAACCATCATCTTCATCGCCTTCCTCATCACCTGCTGCTTCTTTAATATTTTCTTTTACTTTTAATATATCCTTAGCAAATTCAGGTGTAACAGCATCTAATACATAATTATCACCAATTACAATTACATAAGAAAAATACCCATCACCATCATACATTGGGTCATTCTTATCATTTGTAATATACCAAACATCATCTATTCTTGGTTTTACTTCGTTTAACCACTCTTCATCTTCAATTAGTTGGTCTATAATAAATTGTTTTTGTAAATTTGAAAGAACAGTTTTCTTGCTTTTTGATTCATTAACGGTTCTACTCTTTTTGTTTGTTTCTTTTGCCATATCTATAATTTCTCCTTGTTTATTTTTAATTCATTCTATAACCATAAAAGGCATTGTTATTTTCATCTTTGCCTAAATATACTTCTTTTCCATCATATGAAGAAATCCAAGTACCAAACCCATCTTCATCTATAATTTTATAATATACTCTATTCCAGTCAATTAAACCATTGTCAGAGATTGCTTTATTTATATAGTCATCTCCCCAAACATCACAAAGATAATCATAAGGGTCTTCAATATTGTCATAAGAATTCGCAATAAGGTCATTTCTAATTCTATCAATATCAATATCATCTAAAACTTTATCAGAATATACAACCTTTCTTTGTTCAATTGATTCTTCTTCATCAACTTCATATACATCAGATTTATCATAAAGTCTGCTTTCAACAACTTCATAAATCACATCATCATCAGACATTCCATCTA